GCATCAGATTTTTAACGGATTAAACACTTGGCTCCTCGGAGCCGTTAACAAACTCACAAAAAATAACCGAAGTATTGCCGTTACTAACAATATCTTTAAGAGTGGCAATCGGATAGTCATCTTCATACCTCAATTTCACTGACAATTCAAATGAATTTTCAGCAATCTTTCGTGCCATTTCCTGATATTCATCGTATGGCAACACTACCTGCTTTCCGTCTTTCTTTTCTTCTTGCGCCATGTTATTGCTGATTAGTTACGATTTCGTCATCATCACCGTTGAAGTGTAGTATAAGCTCGCGTTCCGTGGCCTTTTCACAGTCTGCAAACATGCAATCGTAGCACATATCATCCTCAATGCTTTCTTGTTTGCAGATGAACCAACACCGGGTGGGGTTGTCATCATTCCACGACCGATTATCATAGATGAACCACTGATTTATGTCGCTATCATCACGCAGGGCTGCAAGAGCGAAGAAAAGACCGTCGTTATCCTTGCAGTCATGTATGCCGTCGCTTATTTCGTCTTCCGTGGCGTTGAAGAAAGAGCCATTTTTCGCGACGGTGCAGATACGGTTTTTCGCGTTTCTGGCTATCATTGTAGTTCCGCACGGATTGGGATGCAGACCGAAGTTTATCAGCCTACGCCATATCCGTGGACTGCTTGCGTGAATAGCACATTTGCCGAGGTAAGCCATCAGTCTTTCGGGTTTTGGATTGTGAACATCGGGATTTTATTAAGATTCTGATGCCACGTCATTGTTCCGTCTGCGACAAAGCTATTCAGGGCAGTTTTAGCGTGTTCCATCAAAGCCTTGTTGATTTCGTGCATGGATACGCAGACAGGTGCGCGGTGTTCGGCCACGCACTTGTCATGCAGTTCCTTTACGATGTTGTATATTATTTGTTCAAAGACAGTCATTGCTTATAGGGTTGATTTCCGTTAGGTGGGCAGTCGAAAACGACTGCCCACGTACACAATTAAAATGCGGCGACCGCCCTCACCGAGCCGCTGATGTACTTGCTGTAGATGCCGGTGTTGCCATCATTGAAGTAAACGACCCAAGCGTAGTTCTGACTGTACTCGGTGGATGACCAAAGCCAACCCTTTAAGGGCGTTCCACCGACGTACACAAGTGCTTCATTGATGCGTGAAGCAAACATCATCAATAAGCCCCATTCGCCCATAGCCGGGATGTATTCGCCATCCTCAAGCAAGTCAAACGGGATTTCCGAGTCGTATTCATTCTTGATGTGTTCGGTGTTGGCTTTGCCGGCGAAGTCTTCAAAGGCGCAGATGCCCATCTGACGTGTATAGTAAACCGATTCTTCTGGTGCGCTTGCACCGTCTTTCAAGAATTGATATTCTTTGTCTTCGCCACCGAGGTTATTAAGAGCGACGGCGATATGTCGGCCATTGTAGATTAAGCCTACATACTTGACGTTTTCCTTGCTATTGTGACCGGTAAACAGCTCATACGAGCCATCCTTGTAGATGATATAAACGCCATCCGCATCCTTGTCGGGATTTACGGGTGTAACGCTTTCCGGGGTTGCGACTCCACAGACGGCATCATTGCCGATGATGAAGTCAAGCGCTTCTTTCGCTTCATCGCCAAACTCGCGGTAGAGTTCCAGTCGTACCTGCTGAATAGGCGACAATAAGATTTCTTGCTTGGGTAACATGTTGTTGGTTTATTAGATTGTTATTTTCAATAGTTCGGGATTATCGTAGATGTTTCCGATTATTTCGCATTTGTCAGGGTCTATATCCATCATCATAAAAGGCTTTTTATTGCAGACTATTTCAGCTATAAAAGCAGCCAAATCATCATACCAACACACCTCGTAGATTTCGCCGACCTCATCTTTGATGATGTCGCCTTGATAAATCGGCTTCTTGTTCACGTCACGCAAGCCTGTAAACTGGCAAAGTGTATCAGGGTCAATAACCAATTCCGCTCTGCCTTTCTCGCCATTCATGTATGGCATGATAAGGCAATGCTCGGTTTCTTGTTTTCGCTGATTCAAAAAGTACCATCCTTTCAACCACTTCCCTTTAGGGATGATTTTTCCAAGATAAAACTCATCTCTGAGGTGCTTTGCCCTGAATAGAATTTCACTCGGCGCCATCTTCAACGTTTTTGGGTATTATTCCGTATGCAAGACAACCGAAGCGCGTGTCTATGTCAATATCTTCTTTAGAGTTGAAGACAACCTTTTCGCCGCTGATGCACGTTAATTCCGTTCCGGCGGGGATTACATCAAGCAGCCATATCGGGATAAGCCATATCGGTAATTCGTCAGACCACTGATTGAAGCGTAGCTCCTTACAGTCGGCCACGGTCAGATTGTTCCAATCAATGTGCTTGCGAAGCTCCTCCACCATCTTCTTGTGGGCTTCCTTGATTTGCTTTTGGCAGAACTCTACACCCCAGCTATCGCCGTAGGCTATCGTTTCTGCCGTCTTGTTTGCCATGTAGGTCAGGCAATTTAAGATTTCCTTTTTCATTGGTTTACTCTTTTCATTTTAATCCCGAACTTGATATGTACGCCAACTGAACCACGTCATACATTCCACCGACAACCGCAAACAAGTGTTTCGCCTTGCTGAATGTGGCATCCGTAAACTCAAGGATTTTATAGCCACCTTGCACACCGACTTCAACCGGATGGGCGTTGTCGCCCTTGATTGTCGCCAGTAGCATATCAAGCCGCGCCTTACCGAGTTTGTCGGCTATCTTGTCTTTATTTCGTAGTGCGTATCTCGCCATATCTTAATAAGGATTTACATCGCAAAGATAAACAATAATAATGTATCTACAAAATTAAATACTGATTATAGTAAGTATTTAACATTATTTAATACACCAATATAGTTTAGTTTTGGTTCGGAATTGTTATCTTTGCAGTGGAATTAAGAAACAGTAATGAGCAGAAAGAATATCAAGCTACGCATACGCGAGATTTTAGCCCAGAAAGGGATGACAAACAAGGCACTCGCCGATAAGATGGGGGTGCTTCCGCAACATGTTTCAAATATACTCAACGGCAGGAGTCTTTCGGTAAACGCGCTTGTGAAAGTCGCGGACGCGCTCGGTGTTCAGTTCGGCGACCTGTTCGTTTCTTCCTTTACGCCAAACACACCCTTTGAGAATGAATTTGTGGCGATGGTCAAGTGCCGACGCGGTATCTTTACGGCATCCAGCCTGAATGAATTGCAGGATGTGGTCAACACACTCTCCAATCGCGCAAACAACGCCACGGAACTTATGAAGCGCACTCTTGAGCGTATGCTTCGTTTCCCCAGCGGAAAGGATAACGCCATAATATCAGAATTGATGGCTAACCTTTCGCGTTGCATGAACCCGGATGAATGGGCAGAATACTACAAAAAAACATTAGCCGACTTATTGCCGGCTAATTTCCAAGTGGATTATCGCTATCTATCCACGTTTATGACGCAGGATGATATGTTTGCACTGGAAAGGTCGATGGCTTAATTGCTGCGCTTGTTCTGACGGCGGCGCGAAGCCATATCTTTACCCGTTGTTTTACTTATGATAGTTCCGGTACATGGATGTATCTTGTCTTTCTGCATGACGAGCAGATTGCGGTATGGTATTTTATAGACAACCTCATCGTAAGTGAGGCAGAGAGCTTCCATAAAAGACGCGATTTGGCCGAGCATACACTCGTTGCCAATCATTTCGGTTTTGCTACCAGCAGACTTGCGCTCTTCTGTAAAGCTGATAGCTTCATAAAATTTTGGGCTTCAATCATGGAAAAGGCGGCTTCAATCCCATTTACAATTTCGTCCAACGTTCCTTTTGTCAATTCTTCGCCGAGGTCTTCGTTACCTTGAATGAACCATGATAACGCCTTTGTCAGATTCTCGCTTTTGGATAGCGATACAAGGATTTCGCGCAACGTCTTTCCATCGCCGGCTTCACATAGCCAGTATGTTGCCCCGGCTATTTTTGCGATTGTGGGTGGATGAATGATGTATGACTTATCATTTACAACTATGATGCGATAGTCAAGACCGACGATAGCACTTGCTACCATCCGTGCGCCCTCGTTCTTGCCTGTGTAATCTGTTTCCATTTGATTTACTTTGGATTTATAAAAGAATGGGGTACGTTGTCAGCGCACCCCATATCACTTACAAACTTATCGGATGAATCGGTTTCGCTTACGCGGATACTACCTCGGAGGAGTCAAACCAGTATTCGGACGATACTGCATCGTTTTCCGGCTCCATTGCTGTGCCGACGATGCCGATGCCGACTGCGCCGTCAGTGTTTGCCTCACGACCGGCGATATTGGCATACGGAAGTACGCAATACTGATTGTCTTCGGTCAGCGCGATGAGGGTCTTGTGGATTTCGACGATGCCGCGAGGACGTTTCCACGACTTAGCGGTAGCTACACCACCAAGGAACTCGGCTTTAGTGGCGTAGTCGTACTGGCCGATAGTCCAGTTGAACGTTACGTCGCCCATTGTCTTTGTTCCCATGCGGTAAATCGAGCCGGTAAGCTGGTTGCGATAGCCGTCCTGCGACGACTCGCTTTCCTCGATAGTCCACGTGTCCTGATGGATGTTTTTGACCTCCTTTGTGGCCGCGTCTTTGAGCAGGGCGGCAAGGAGTGCGCCGGTAAGGTCTGCGGTCACTTTGCTGGGGTCAGCATAGTACAGTTTTTTGATGCCTACTGCGCAAACTTTAGGTGAATTTTCAACTCGTGTATGGGTGTTAAGGGGTTAATTATTCCATTGTATTAAGCACTTTGAAAAGCACTTTGGTGTTAATGTAGTGGGCTTTCAGATTGACATTTTCCATCGGTATCGTAGAAGCCACTTCAAAGCGGTAAGCCGTTCCGTCATGCCATCCCATATCCTTGAGGGATTTGGTCGCCATACGTTCAAGCTCGTTAAGCCGGGTTAGATTGGCGTTGCCCTGTGGTGTGTCAGCGACAAATAAATTGACTTCGATGAATCCTTTCTTCCATGTGGAGCCGGGGCTATGCTCTTTGGTGTGGATAACTACGCGACCATCCTTGCCTACCTTACCGGCGGGAATATTGCCGGCCTGATAAACTGGCATCCCGAAGATATTTTTGCAGGCGGTGTAAAGGATGTTTGCTGCGTCAGTGGTGGTAATCATTCAAAAATCTCTTTAAGTCGTTGTTCTGCGAATAAAGCCGCGTTTCCAATAACATCTTTGCCGTTTGCCTCAAGTTCTGCGGCGTGGTCGCACTCGTTATAGATGGTCAGATTGTTGTTGGCATCAACCTTGTAACGATTGCTGGCGCGTGTTTCGCCGGTGACATCATGGTAATCGCCATGCTCAACTGCGTAATCCACGGCTTCCTGACCTACGCGCTCAACTTGTTTGCGCATATCACGATGAAAGCGAGCTAAAGCCGGGCGCACGTCGCTAAAGTCAAACTTACAGATAGATCTCCGCATAAGGCAGATAGTTTAATGTTTTCGGCTTAATGACACGACCCTCGCCACGGATAGTTCCGTCTGCTTTCAGACAACGCACGTAATCGCCGACTTCAATATCCGGTTCGTTGTCCTCAAGGACAACATGATATTCCGGCGTTACGACCGTGCCATCGGGCATCTTGACTTCTTTATCCCCATTGTGGTCACATCTGCATCGGCACACTTCCACCCAAGAGTCGCCAGCTTCTTCTGGAATAGGTCTTCCAAATTCATCCGACTTCTCCTCGGCGATAATGCGCTTCTGCAATATGTGGGGTGCGTAGTACATGCTTTTACCAATTATCGGTGCGGTCTATAATAGTGGAAATGCCAAGCATACCCAAGACATCATCGTTAGGGGTCACGCCCCATTTACGACAAAGCCAAAGGTAATACTTGCCCACGGAGTCGTAGTTCCACGACATCGAAAACCCGCTTTCGCTTACACTTGACAGTCGCGGCGCAAGGATGCACTCCTCAAGCGTCTGCGTCAGTGCAATGCCTACTGCGGTGGGGTCGTTATCCATGACATCGGAGTCAAGTTTCAACCCGGACGAAATAGACAAATCGACAAGCTGCGCCTCCGTGATTCCGTAGGCTTTCAACTTATCGGTTATGTAAGCGCGTATTGTCATCGGTATTATTCGTTATCGTTGGAATCTTCGGCTTCTGCTTCTTCGGGCGCGTCAGCTTCGGTGTCGGCATCGGCTTCTACCTTATCGGCTTCGGGAGCTGCATCGGCGACTTCCTTTTCCTTTTTGGTGGATTTACCTTTGCCCTTACCTTTAGGCTTGGCGGGCTTCGCGTCGGCTTCTGCCTTTTCTTCGGGTTCTTTGGGAGCTTCTGCAAGGGGTTCGACAAGACCGCGAGCGACCAGTGCCACTGCGCGGTCATTGTCAAATTCCTTTACATCTCCGGGCGCATACACGACTGCATGGTCGTATTTGTCGCGGAAAGGTACGAGGATGGTTGCTTTCATTCCTGAACGGTCTGAGAGTCGAGCGTATAGATACGGTCAACGTTGTTCAACACGGGGACAACCATAGCCTCGGAAGCGGTGAACTCGCGGAGGGGGTCTGTCTTGGAATACTTCTTTGCAAGGATGTATTCGTCGGCTACCTGATAGACTACACCATCAACACGGCGGTTGACTTCGGCGACGTTAGTCCATACAAGCGAGCCAAGCTCTTCATCGCAGACAAAGGTAATAGTGCCTTTCTTCCACGGGTTGTGGTTCTGCTTAACTCCGTTAAGCTCGGTCTTCACACGGCGCGAAACGCGGTGCAGACGGATGTTCCACTTGGTGAGGAAAAGCTGCTGGAGCTTGGAAAGGTCAAGCACGGGGATGGCTGTTGATGCAGTCATGGCGATGCCTTGGTCAAAGGCAAACTGCGCACGCACCTGACCGTTCTTGTAAAGAAGCTGGAGGGCGGTATCGTCGGCGTATGCGTCGATGATGGTGTTGGAGTCTTCGATGGACTTGTCAACGACTTTCTGAATGTCGTCAAGCGGTGTGGCGGTAGTTGCGCTCCACAGAGCCGATACGAGGAACTGATTGGCCTCATAGAAGTTCATGTTGATGCGCACGCCGGTGCCGTTGTTACGTTCGGAAATGCCCACGCCGGACGAAAGCTCGGAAAGGAAGATGTCTTCGATGCGCTCCCAGATGCCCTCGATGCAACGGGGGGTGTCGGCGAATATGTTGTTGATGATGGTTTCAAGGGGAAGACCCTGTGCAATCATCGAATCAACGTCCTTCATCTGCTTTTCGGTCAGGTAGAGCTTCATACCTATCTTGGGGATAGTGCCGGAAGCAACCTCCAGCGTGTCACGGCTCTTGAGCGGAAGCTCGGAGTCAAGTGCCACAACGTCGGCGGCTACACGGGTGTATTCGGCAAGAATGGAAGCCCAGCGACCATCAAGCGAGAACTGGGGGCGAAGTTTCTCTTTGTAGAGATACGTCTGCGCGGAGTTGTTGCGCTTTTCGTTCAGACGTTCAACCACGGCCAGAACGAGGCCGGGGAAGTATTTCTGCGCGTAATCGAAATAGAATGACTGTTTAACTCAGATACTCGGTTTTTATGCTTCTTCGTCCTTTTCAAAGGAAATTTTGCAGGCAGCCGTGAACGCGGTCAGGATGTCTGTCATGGGATAGGGGGTCATGTCGGGATTGACAATACCTATCGTCATAATGGAAGCAGCGGGGTTTTTCTTACTGATTGAGCGATAGAGAACGCCGGCGTAGGATGCGCCGGTAGGGAGTGTGCCGTACTTGGCGGGCTGAGCCGCAACAGTAGGGTTTTCGCCCTGTGCGGGCTTCGCGGGAACAGCCGCGATGACGGGCATCGGGGCATACTTTCCGTCGGCCTTTTTGATGATGACGTGGCCGGCGAGAACAGTGTCATCGACAAAATCCGAGCAGTCCAGTGTACGACCACCGGCGATGCCGGCAATGTACTTGCGGATTACTGAGGAATCATTACCGAAGACAACCGTTTCCTTGTTGGGTGAGATGTCATTTTTCATAATTCTCGTTGGGGTTTAGTTGTTACTTAACAAGGCTTGCAGCTATCGAAGCGAGGTCTTCCTTAGTCGGCTCGTTGCCGGCGAGGGGGAATCCGCCACGACTACCCGGCAGGATGTTTGTGTTGATATTGTTCGCAACCTTTGTCAGCGTTTCGGTGATGACCTCCTCGCTCGCGTCTTCCGCGATTGTGAAGCCCTCGTCGATACGCCACTGGGGAACGCCCAACTCTTTGGCTTTCGCCATTATCATCGCATTGCGTGCTGCCTTGGCTGCGGCTGCTTCCGATGCGGCGTTCTTGTCAACAAGTTCCTTGACCTGCTTTCCAAGACTGTCACGTGATTCGGTAAGCGTTTTCAGGTTGGCCGCATATTCTTCGTCGCGCTTCTTGCCGGCGGCGGTCAGCTCTTCCACCTGCTTGCGGAGGGCTTCAACGTCGGGGTTTGTAACCGGGTCGGTATGCTCGCCTTTCTTTTTGGCGGCGGCTTCTTCCTCGGCTTTGCGACGGGCTTCTTCGGCTTCCTGCTCCTTTTTGCGAGTTTCTTCTTCATGCTTCTTACGCTCTTTTTCAAGCGCATCAGTGACGCGCTTATCGTTGGCTTTCTGAAGACCCTCAAGCTCCTTACGCTGGCAAGCCACGACAGCATCGATGTTATCGTCAGTCACAAGACCGGTCGCTGCAAGGGAATCGGCTTTTGACATCAGATATTCATCGCCTAACCCAAGAGAGGAATACTCCTGTTTTAGTTTTGCAAAGATTTTAGCTTTCATTGGATGTAGTTTGGGGTTTAAGTATTCTACGCAAAACTACGACTAAATAAAGCAACCACATTATTAAGGAAACGCACACTCACGACTTTATTTATTTGGTCGTAACTTTCTACGGAATAGAACGAAAAAAGCGCACCGTTTCACAACGACACGCTCCGCAAAAGTACAATTTATAATAACAATCTTATTTACCTTAAAACAATACTAATAGTCGAATATGTTGTAGTCGGCATCTACGCAGGAGTCCATCCAGAACTTGAAATCATCGCCCAGATAGTCAACTACGCTCTGCTTCCAATATATCTTCTTGCCTGACTTGTCAAGTGTGCTATTCCATCTGTCAACAAGTGTTTTCAGTTCGTGCTTGTCGGGTTTCGCGCCGCCGCTCATCAGACCAACCTTGAACAGTTCGCAGTAGGGATAGGCATCACTCATCGCCCATTCCGAATTGGCTATATCGACAATCGGCTCAATACTTGCGAAAGTGTGACATCCCAGTTCGTGACAACGCTTCATGGCGGCTATGCGTTCCGTATGCGGACTTGCACCCGGCTCAAGGTCATCACGCCTTGTCAGTGTGAAGCCAATGGCGATTTTCTTGTAGTCGGGATTGATGGTAGCGCACATGGCTTTCCACGTCTCGGCATCAAGCCAATCCGCACGTTTGGTAAGTATCTGCACCGGCACGTCATTACGCAGCTCAAGGCTGACCGCTTCCATCGTAAGCTCAAGCGTCTTGCCGGGTATCATGGGGTCGGTAGTGAAGCTGAAAAAGATGCCCGTCTTACGCAGTTCGTCGATGTTTGCGAGCATTTCCTTTTCAAACACCGCTATGGCATGGTCGTTGTCCTTGAAGCATTTTTTAAACATCGGCTCTTCGCTCCATACATGGCTCATAACGCCACGCTTGCAGTAGCATTATGAACAGTTATTTGAACACCCGGTATAGAAGTTGCAAGCCCAAGCGGAATATTCGCCAGCCTTGCCGGTGGGTCGGTATAAGGATTTACCCTTAAAGAAGTTTTTCTTTGTCTTCATTGCTTAATCGGTTAATGTATCTGAGTAGTCGTTTGTTCACCCTTGCTATCCGTGGAATGTCATGCCATGATGGAAATACCATAGTGCCGTCTTCGCGTTCATAGGCGGGGCGCGTACGGCGGTAGCAGTCGCGGGATGTATTCTTACCCAATAGGATTTTCTTCGCCTGTCGTATCTTCATTGTCCTTGATGTGTTCGCAGATGGCAACTATTCCGGCGTTGACGGCATCGTTGTAACTATCGTAATAGCCCGTTGTGTCATCGTAGGTGGATGTGCTATCGTCATAGCTCCCATCTTTCATATTCAGGTAGTCGAAAAACCACTTGCGCGTCTGCATGACGTAGTTGATGCGTAGGCAGATGTTGCGACGCTCGCGCAGCCATTCCACCGCCTTTTGCAAGATGGGTCTATCAACCATACTGCCTACACCTGTCAGCTTTTCAGTGTTGGATGTAAGGCTGACGCTTCCGTAACCCTTATATCCGGTGTAATGAGTATGCGTCGGCACGTCATAGCCAACCTTACTCAAGGCAATAGCAGCATCAAGATTGACGTAATCACCACTTACAAGGTCTTTATTTGCTATCATTTGTTTTTCCGATTCTTTTGTTTAAGTTCTTTAAGATGCTTTTGGAGCTTATGGTCGCTATCATCATTCTCGCTTGCCCACCAATCGCCGAGGTAGAATATACATTTGCCATAAACATCTATAAAATCTTGATGAAAAAGATGGTCATCGTCGTGAATGTTTCCAACAACGCGATGGTAATTCAATTTGTAAGCCGATAGTTGATTATATCGATAGCCCGATGGATAACCAACTTCCAACCAAAAGCCAACATCGCCAGTTGGGTCATCCTTATCTTCGCAGAAATAAAAGACCTCGCATAAACCCCATTGAATAATACTTCCGGATAAATCCTCTGCTGCCAAAACCAAATCATTCTCGTAGATGGGTGTACCTTTTACATCGAATACGCCCGTAAATTGTCCTACTGTTTTCGTATCTACCGGATACATTTTTGTAGTCCAGAAATCATTGGATTCTTGTGCGCATGGCAAACCGGGAACGATAAATGATAGAATCGTTCCATCGTCCACTTTTCCTTGGATAAGCGAGCCGTAAACCCACTCATGGGTTTGCAAGCATTTACCGCGATATTTATTCGTCTTCATAGATGTTGATGTTTACTTTAATAGGAACTTCGGCGTTGTCGCCTTTTCTGATTTCGCGCTTCATGGCGGTAATGATGGAGTCGCGCAGTTCGATGCCAAACTGATATTCTTCTTCCGCTTCCTTGAAAGATGACTCCAAGAGATTAACCTCCTTGCGCACATCTGACAGCCATTCATCCTTAACCGATGCTGCCGGGTGTTTTCTTCCCGCTGAAAAACCGGCTATGATACCTAATGAAAGGATTACTATTGTGAAGATGATGAATGTTAGCCAGTCTTTAAGAGTTGCTTTGCTGTTTTCCGTCTGTTCGTTCATTTGATTTCAGTCTTAATAGTTTTAACTTGTCGCCGAAGTATTCAACCGAGCCGATAAGGTCACGTGGCATAAACGCTTCGGCTTGTTTTTCCGCTTCTTCAAAAAGCGTTTTTATAAGCGCATCCCGACATCCGCTGTCCTTGCATATCTCGTCAAGGGCTTCAAATTCTTTAGCCAGCTTATCGGCTTGAAAACGGGAAAGGGGCGTTGGCCATACGCTTAATGGAAATGGATAATTCGTTACCGTGTCGCCAAAATCACGCGCACCCTCATCATAGCCGGCAGACCATGCTTCTTCAATGTAGGCGCGGAGGTCGCTTCGCGTGAACACGTCGCCATCATTTCCGGCAAACACCGTACGGACGTAAGCCTCGCGTTTTTCTTCCTCGGTCATAACTTTATTCGATGACGATAATATTCTGCGACGGGTCGTATTTTACATTGCTGACCTCAACCAGATTGTAAAAGCCGCCATCCACAAAGAGTACGGCATCGTCGGGCATACTTTCCAATGCTTCTATAAGTTCTTGCTTGCTCATTTCTTGTGATGTTAGTGATTGGTAAAAGCAGGCGGCGCAGACTTGTCGCGGCCTACGCCGCCGTTTCCTTTTCTACACGTGGTAGATAGGATGATTGATTAGTCGGCTACAAGCTCCCAGTCATGGGCGAACACGTCGCTGATAGATGGAACCCAACTATCGGCGCGACCAGTCTTCGTGTTATAGATAAGACACTGCGAGGTGTAGTCTATACGCTTGTTTCCGGCCATGATAAGTTCTTTAGCCTTGAGGGGCAGGGATTGCATGTTGGGAATGATGTCGCTCTTGATGCTTGACGGCACTTGCTTGAACACGACAATATCCTTGCCGTTCCATCCGCTGCGACGGATGACGTATCCACGTTCAAGGAGATGGATTGCCGTGCCGAAGTCAAGACCGCAGAAGCCGCCCTGACCTGTTTCCACTGATGTAGAGCGACAACCGAGGATGCTCAGATAGCTAATCATGGTGTCGAACTGAACATCAAGCATGGCGCGGTCGGTGTCGCGCAGATTCTTATAGGCTTCCGTCAGTCTGAACTCAACGATTTTGCCGGCTTTCTTGTCAAGCTCTTTGTATTCGATGTTAAGGCGGTCAAGTAATGTGTCGGCGACATTGTAGGCCGCATCAAATACGTCTTTGGGCGACCAGCTTTCATAGCCGTCAGGATAAACGACATGATAGCCGAGGATTTCACGCTCTACGGGTGTTATTCCACCACGCAGTAAAGAACGGTCATAAGCCTCGCCCTTTGTCATAGGCTCGGCGTTAAGCGTCTTCGTACCGATGTACTTTTTCATTGCAGTTGGGGTTAATTGGTTAAGGGTTACAGATTTCCTCAAATAGTGAGGGATTGTCGGTTGTATTGCCGATGATTTCAGAACGCCACCCGGTAACAGGTACATTCTTTGTCAGCAGCGCATCTTCCGTAAGGTCGTTTTCTTTCAGGCAGGGTGACATGCAGACTCCCCTCGTGCGTAGCACCACAATTCCGGTCTGCGTTCCTTTTGCTGAATATGCGTCATCGTGTTCATCTATCACTGTGGTTTCCCATTTCTGGCGCACAATGTCACCCTCGTAGATTTCTTTCTTGAGGCAGTCGCGTGAATTGGTGTACTGACCCACCGAAGCGGGTATAACCTCAATCGCGCCACCATCGTATTTCTCTTCCGTGGGCCATATCGCAACCTTGCGTCCTTTCATGTGGATTAAGTCGCCATAGACCCATGTACCGTCAGCAACGGATTTTCCGCGAAATTTAATGATTCTCTGCATAGCTTACTGATAGCAATCCCACGGGTCGTAATCATCATCCATCTTATCTCCCGTCAGCCAAAGCACGACGGCAAGAATAAGACAGACGATAATTGCGAAAATCCCAAATAGGATGTCTTTGATTTTATTTATTGCTTTCTTCATTAGACTGGCGTCTTACATCTTCCATCTTTTCGGGCGGCACAACGCCCCGAAGCCGTGCATGAATAGTCACTTCATAATTATCATCCACCTCTACGTCATATTCAATCAGATTATGGAGCTGAATTGCAAGGAATATGCTCCTTTCGCACCATTCCTTTTCCTGCTTTATAACCTGTTTAAGCATCTCTTGGGTATCAATCCCATGTTGACAAGCATAGATGTGATGGTTTCTGAAATTGAACTTTCTGCCTACGGCTAAATCGCCTCTTTCTTTTCCCATTAAGTCGTTTGCTGGATATTTATGGGCATACACAAAAGCGTAAGTTCGTCGTATTCGTCGTTTTCAGCGGGTAGGAACAATCCGGGTCGGCTTGCCTCCGCCAGCTTTATCACGACGTTCTGCGTGTTCATCGCGTTAAGTACGCCCTTGAGGTAGATTGAACTGAATCCGATTTCAAGCGGTGTTCCGTTGTAGTCGCACGTCACTTTCTCCTCGCCGCCGATGTTGAAGCTGATGTCCGTAGTCGCACGTAACTTTCTCCTCGCCGCCGATGTTGAAGCTGATGTCCTGCGCCACGATGTCAATCTTTCCGTCTGCAATCTTGAGGCGAAGCACCGGTGTCTGTGCGTCAGCGCAGATGGCAACACGTGTGATAGCGTTAGCGAAGTCCATGCGGTCAACCGTGATAGAGATGGGCTGATTGACGGGAATAACGCGGTTGTAGTTCGGGTACATTCCATTATAAAGCGTAGAGCGCACCTTGAAGTCGCTACCCTCAAAGATGACGAATCTTTCGCTGACCGTCAGCTTTATGTCGCTCTGCTTTCCGATGAACGCACGGATAAGCGCGATTGACTTACTGGGCAGATTGAAGCTCATGACCTTGCCGGGGGCGGTCTGCGTACTACGATACTTTGCAAGTACATGGGTGTCGGTTGCCACGAATGTAACGGCATCTTCCGTAATATCCCAATACACTCCGTTCAGCATGGGGCGGAGTTCATCGTTGGATGTAGCGAAGCCGACAACATCCAGTGCCTTGAGAATCTGCGAAGCTGGCATTGTGAATACGCCCTTGACTTCCGTTTCGTCAGCCTCGCCAATGGGATAGTCTATGGTGGGCAGACCAGACAGATTGTATTTTCCGTTGGTGTAGCGGATGATGGTTGCGTGGGTTGAATCGTTGATGTCAAACACCACGGGGCAATCCGGCATTGCCTTGAGCAGTTCCGTGACGCGCTTTGCATCGATGCAGACACTACCAGCACCCTCGGCATCGTTGGCTTCAATGCGCGATATTACCACGTTGTCGGTATCGGATGCGGTGATTGTGACGGTCTTCCCATCAAGGGCGAACATGAAATTGCCCAGAATGGAAATCGTGGGTCGGTTGCTTACGGCTTTGCCGGCGGCAACCAGACGGCTCAAAAGAGCCTTACTGTTGATGGTAAATTTCATTTTGTTTTATGATATTAAGTCAGAATTTTTCATCTACGACCTTGTATCCGAAAGGAGGGATGCCTTGCGCGATTTTCTTCCAATGCGCAAGAACCTCCGGATGTACCATTGATTTGGGGTTGCTTTCGTGTTCGGCGATGTGCTTCTTCGCCTCTTCGATAAGGCTTTCCATCAGACCTTTTGTGATGGTCTTGGCAAATCTATTCTCGTATTGCGGATATAGCATATCATCGTAGTCGATAAGGCACATCCCGGTCTTGTTCCCTGTGCGGTTCCAGTGTCTAATGAACTCCCACATTACTGCGCCGGCCTGAAAACCCGTTATGCCACCACGAGAACCCGGACTTGCGTTAGCCGCCCACGCTGCTGCGATTGCGCACGCGCCGATGACTTTGCAAATCGTTCCGTAGTCGTGGTAATAGTCGTTCAGAACATGATTCATAAAATCCGGCAGTGTTTCAATGGTCTGCTTGGGAGCATCCTTATACCACTGGTCGATGATTTCTACATCCTTTTCGGTTATTGCTTCCATTATTCGTTGTCTTCTTTGTGATTGATTGCTCGCTTTTTCAGTTCCGCATCTTCGTGGGCGTTGTAGCCACACCACGTACAGATGCCGGAGTTTACATTAAGCGCATAGTTTTCATGCTTACACTTGGGGCAGATGGTCAATAGGATTCGCCTATCGTCAAGCACATCTATTCCGCGTTCCTGATAAATTGTCTTACTCATACCCCGATGATGTTTTTAGCCCGCACAATGTCTGGGGCTGTTGATTCCATGTACTTTCTACCGCCGGCACACTTGAGGCATGGGGTCGCTTCTTGCAGATTGCGAAATATATCCATGTGCATGTCGGTATCAACGTTTCCGAATGACGGGCATAGGCACGACTCCGATAGATGGACGTTGCCTCTGAAATCGACAAGGGGCTTGCACATCGTTCCGTTTATGAACATCCCCTCAAGTCGGCGCATAGGCGATACTTGCTTGAAGATAAGATGACCGTTAAGACATGACATGTGATAGGGATTTTTCGCCACTTCAAGCTGCGCGTCTTCGTTAAATCGCGCCCTGCCGAGGTCTTGCATCTGTAATGACTCGGTATCAACCGTAACCTTTTCAATGGCTTCCAAGTCTTTCTTATGCGCTATAATGAAATCGTAGTCCTTATACCACTGCTGATTGGTATAGACCTGCATCCCTGCATAGTGTTCAAGGCGAGCCAGCTTCCGCATCGTTTCAGCTTGTTCGGGATACCACATTCCGTTAGATACGACAGTAAAAGCGGCCTTGTTGCCATTCTTGCTGATGAAGTTGTTCAGTATCTTGCAGAAATCATAGAACTGCGGATGTTCCGTAGGCTCGCCGCCGCTCATCACGTAGGTCATGCAGCGCAGAAACTTACCGAAAGCAAGGGTGCGCTTAAACATCGCTTCCGTCATGTGCGGGCCGTCTGGCAGGGAGTTTTGCAGGCAGTGCCGGCATCCCTCTTGGCATCGGTTAGTGATTTGGATAAGCATATTATATCTCGTTTAATTGTTCAGTTCCGTATCGCATAATGAACCCCTTTAATAGCGCATACGCGGCATCAAGCGGGGTTTCAGCTTCGTAGTACCAGTGCGCCATCTTTTTCACGTTGTAGCTATGATAGCCGCAGACCCATCGCTCTATGTGGTGCGTGTCCGGGGCAGTCAGGGTGAGGTTGCTATGATAGCCGTCCTTGTCAAGTTCCGATGGCAGTACGCACAGTATATCTTCAAGGGTAATATTAGGCTTCTTTACCGGCTTATAGCCCAGAGCTTGAAGCTCTAAAAGTTGGTGTCTATCCAATACCTCCATTTTACTTGTGCTTAAAATCTTTGGGGATGCGGATGGTTTCGGTTTCGTAGCGTTTACCCTTTACCCTTTCCGGTGTTCTATAATCGACCACAAAATCAGGGATTATGTCGCGCAATATCAATGACTGCGCTTCATTCAGACGCTTGTAGCAATAGTTGCTTTTCAGTACAAAGAGGGTTTCCGTTTCAGAGAAAGTGTATTGCCGACCGGTAAGCATCTGCAATACATTCTTGAATTTGAAGAAATAGTAGTCAATAAGGGGCTTTGTTACGACCTCATCGTTTTCGTTTATGGTGTAGCAGTTGGGGCAATAGTGCCTATCACCGTTGACGTACCACCCATCTTCTTGTGCGCTTTCTTCCAAGTTGCCATGTCTATCGACGGCAAGATTCGCACCCTCGCTATCTTCGTAGATTTGTTGACAGCGATTGCACTTGATGCCGTACATGATTGCTTCGTATGTCATTCTGCTTCTGTTATTTTGATGTCCGTAATTTCTGATAGAAACTCAATACCTTTGGCGTTAAGATGATACACCACATTCAGCTCGTAGAAAATATCCTTACGCTTGACTGCAAGACCGGCGGCAACAATACCATCCCAGTCTGCATCATCGTTCCTTGAAACAAAGTAGTTGCGATATGCTTTGTAGCATCCTTTCTTAGCCTTTGCCGGAGCGAAGCCGATGGCGTGTTTCATCTTGCGGATTTGTTCCGCAGTGAGCTTTACGTTATCATTCATGAGATGTTTCCGGGAGTAATTTAGATGTATCTACGCCAGCCCTATTCTGAGGTAGCGTGGCGATGTTCTGCGCCACACCGATAAAACTTGCGATTTCGGTTTTGGCGGTTGCCGTAACTTCTTCCACGACCTCCGTAAGCGTATCAAGATAAAAAGGCGTATTTGAGCATACACTGGTAGCTACACTTTCAATGATGCTTAAAATAACTTCTTGGCGTTTCTTGGGGAGCTTATCGATAAGGGGTATGATTGCCTCTTTCGCCCTATTGAATTGCCTGCGATGTTCTTTAAGGGATTTGCGCAGCTTCTCTATTTCGTAATCAACACGACCCTGAATTTCTTCCTTAAACTGGTCTATTCGCTCGCCGCCTATTTCTTCTATGGTGCAAGGTGTACCGTTACCAATATTCAGTGTTGTAATAAACTCCGCGAATTGCGCCGGTGTCATCTTGATGGCGACAACCGAATCTTCCATCTTGTTTGACGAATAGGTTCTGCGGCCCAATACTCGGTCATATTCCACGCTTGAGTTTTTGGTAATTTCAATTTGGATGAAGCTATCCAATTTCACATCAGAGCCATACATGAAGCCAGAATGACCTACAATACGATGGGCTTTGATTATACCAAAAGACTCATGCCGAGTTGTCTTGCTTTCATCTCTTTCCATTGTTCAAAGTTTTAATCGGTTATTGCTTCATGCCACGTCAAAAAACTCGCCTAATTCATCTTGCGACACCGAGCCGTCATCGTAGCGATATTGTACCCACGAGGATTTTCCACCGGCTAACGCCTTGCCTATAATGGTCGCCTTGTAAACATGGGCTTCGTCAAACGGATGCAACGGCGGTATTGTGAACTGATAGCGGTCGCCAATCTTGATTTCGTCATAGAAGCGGCGCAGCTTCCGCTTGTATGCTTTGAAAGACACGTATGCCCATAGTGGGATGCCCACAACGACAACCATGCCTAATATCGGGAGTGCCAGTAGAAATTTTTCCATTGTTTCAAGGGTAATGGCGACTTGAAGAATACCGAAGCACTCCTCAAGCCGCCGGGTTGCCGGGATTAGTCAGTGATGATTGCGAGTTGTCCGCAGGCGGCTCCGTTTTCAATTTCCGACTTGGTTGCGATAGCGACTGCATAATCGTAACCCATAGATTCAAGCTGTTTCTTGATTGCTTCCATGTGGTTGTTGTGTTAAGTGGTTATACAATGTTCACGCCCTCGATAACACCGTTACCGAGATTGTTCTTTTCCGATATGCTGTTGGGATTGATGGGCGATAGCTTGACAAAGAAATAATCCTTGTCAAAATACTTCGCCGGCTTTTCAGCATCGAAATCCGACTCGTCAACGAGTGTAAGGTTGATGGTCGTTTTAAGGTTGCTTTCCGTGCGTATGCGCCCCAGCTCTTCGATGGTCATCTTCTTGGGGTAAGGGATAAGCCAGTTACGCTTGTCATCGTCAAAGCTATGCAGACTTATCTGGAGCGTCACGTTCCCCTTGACAAAAGAGAAATCGCTGCCGGCGATGCCGATGGTTGAAACGTAGTGATGTGTGTTCGGATATTTTTCCGTGATGCGGGCAATGGCTTCTTTAACTGCGTCGATGTTCAAGAAAGGCTCACCCATGCGCGTGTAGTTGATTTTGAACTCGCGGGCATCTGCCGGGTTGAATCCTGCCTGTGCGATGGCAAATTCCACCTGACCGACAATTTCGTCAGCCGTAAGATTGCGCCAACGCTTCATGTTGCCGGTTGCGCAGAATTTGCAGTGAACCGGGCATCCGCTCATCGTGGATACGCCTATCATCCAGCGTTCCGCACGACTGCCGAGCTGACTGTTGTCAAGAAAATTCTGCTTGCGACCGATTGCGTCTTTGGTGTAGAATGGCAGAAAGGTGTCGGTTGTTTCTACTAACATTCCGTCCTCCAGCTCAAGGCAGTACACCGTACCGTTCTTGAACGACTTTTGCTTCTTGATTCTCATTTGATATGATGGTTAATGGTTAATACTTTCCGCAAACCTTGTCGTAGATAGCTTTGCAGATTTCGATGTCGTAGAGGGCATCGTGCAGCTTGTCATCTTCCACGACTATACCGAGGGTCTTGGCGACTGTGCCCTGTTTGAAGTTTTCCATCTCGGCGCGACGTTCTGCAAGGTAAGGTGTCGCCATTACCATCACGTCTATACTGTTAGCCCAAAACCATGAGCCGAAGTATTTATCGCCGTTCTGAATGAACCACGCACGGAGAAACTGATTGTCGAATGATGCGTTGTTATAGCCGACGAGAAAGAATTTATCTTTCTTGTTGTAGCGGTCGGCATACTTGGATAGTATATCCACGAAACCGGCATACACCTGCTCCATCGGAGGGTAAGCCTTGACTTGCGCTTCCGTCACGCCTGCCACCTCTAATGCGACGGGGTCTATCTGCGCCTGTGGATTGGGGCGAACATGGAGATTGAATTTCTCCTTGATTTCGCCGTCGATAACGATGAAGCCGGATATTTGGTGTATTCCGTGCTTGTTGACCATCGTACCGGCTGTTTCTAAATCGAAAAACAGTAATTTCATGTCATTATTTTTTGATGTACTTTTGCTTAAATTCGCCGTAGGCTTTCCAGTATTCCTCGCCAGAAAGATTCTGCAAGGCTTTCAAGTCACGCTCGTATCCTTCTTCGTGCTTCTTCCGCGCCCTGTTTTGCCGCCATAGCATTATCCAAAAGGCAATCAGACAGCCTTGACAGCAAATAAATGCGATGCGGCTTATCAGTGTAAAGACTTCTTCGATAGTCATTTTTCCGTAAGATTGATATGTTTGTTTTCTACGCACCACAGATAGACGGCATAGAGCAACTGAATAAAGATTGTTGACTCCCATTCGGTGTCCTGACGCGCAGCTACAAATCTTCCGCTATCATCTCTGAAAGAATAAGATGCCGCGAAGACGCGCAAACCGTCTTCATGTTTATTGCCTATGAAAAGGCGATGCCAGATGCCGTTGATAAGAATTGATTCCGGCAATTTCGTCATAAGGTCATCGGCGGTGTATGCCGGCACGTCACGCCCGTGCATCCGATTGTAAAAATCCTCGCCCACCAATGCTATGCGCTTGGGATTGTTCCAAAACTCGCGTTTGTGTTCCACATTCCCAACCTCCAACTTGAAGATTTCAGAATGTGCAGATACCGGATGATAGACCATGCTTGCGTCGTCGCACTTGTCGCCAAGCGATTGCAAGTGGCGCATTTGCTCTATTGTCGGCGTGATTTTGTTTATTGCTGTTTCCATATCAGTGTTCCCAGATGAATATTCGGTTTAATGACTGGTCGGCAGCTCTTGTAAGCAAGCCGGGTAATTCAATTTCCTTATGCGGCAATTCCATCATCGGATTATACTTGTGTGTTTCTTTGTGACCCACAAGCACAAGGCGATGAATGTGTGCGAACACGTCGGCAAAGTCAACGCCTTTATCGTTTCCGTTCTGAACATCATCGCGCCATTTATGCGTGGCATAGCATCCAATAACGGTGTGCGGCTTCATGCGACGTACTGCTTGACTTGCTTCCATCTTCAAGACCGAGCCGGGATATTTGATGCGCGGTTGCCTCATAAGGTCGTACATCATTACTGTCATCTTGTCATCCCGCTGCTGATAGTTATCGGTCATCATTATGTCAAGATTGCTTCCGATATATCCGTTGCCGGCGCAAATCTCAATCGCCTTTTCTTCGCCGATAAGCTCGTCAAGGTAGTCTATAAGCTCCTCGGTCGGCACAACATAAGTGGCGGTTTCGTGAAGCAACGTGCGGATTTCAGCCCATGAAAACTTCATCCATTCCGCGTGTGGCAGGACGCGCATAACACGCCCATCCATCACAGCATTGCGTATGCCGGCGGTAGATACTTGCTCGCTGAACATCTGCGCCTCCCCGAAAAGCGGGGTATTTACTCTTTGTGTCAGTACCATACCTGTCGTTTGTTGTGGTATTTGACCTTGCAGTCATTTGTGCAGAATTTCTGTTGATAAGACTTCTTGACAAACTTTCTTCCGCACATAGGGCATCTTAATTCTTCGCCCATCTTCGCCGCGCCGTTGTTAGCCCTTATTTCTTCAATCAAGGGGTGCAGACCGGGCAAGATGTGGCGTTGAACGAAACGCGAGGGTCGGTCGGTCATATCGCGCACGTCTTCGCAATCCAGACTATCGTAAAGGTCGTAGTTGCTATCGTATGCGTAATCGTCAAAATCCTCTTCTATGGCGTTCTCTGCTTGGTTCATTGTTTTAAGGTGGTCGTCTTTAATTTGACCGATGCAAAGATACACTAATATTATTTACCATGCAAGTATTTACTATTATTTCAATCAGTATTTAGCAATTATTTGCAGTTGGCGCACGTTTTATAAGCCTACGGAACAGTAACTTTGCAGAAAATAGCCCAAAACAACCCAATCAGTAAAATACTTATTATGTCAAAGTTCAGAATTAAAGCAATCGTTGCTTCAAAGGGGATGACCCTCAAACAGCTTGCGGACAAGATGGAAATCACGCCGCAGACACTCGGCGGCATCGTGAACGAAAAGAACAATCCGAACATTTCAACACTTGAGAAGATTGCGGAAGCCCTTGACGTACCCGTGGCTTCGCTTTTCACGGATTACCTTGCGCCCAACCCGGCGACAATCATCTGCCCCCAGTGCGGCTCGCGCATCGACATCAAGACAGCCACACCGCGATGAAAACGCCCATCTATCGCGTAGGGCAATCGGTACAAGTTCCATCAAGCCTGTTATGCGCGAATGAAGACAAAGGAATACTAAGTCAGGGTCAGATTCTATACCCGGTAGAAGATGGCTCATACTTGGTGCGTCTGCGTAATGGCGGTTACACGGCTGCTGATGAAACGGAAATCGTAGCCTATCCGGAATACGACTCGTCCAAGCCGGTAGAACGGAAGGGCATCCGCATCGTGTTTTTCGGAAACGGACAGTTCGCCCTACCAACCCTCAAGATACTTGTAGAGCGCGGCTATGATGTCGCCGCCGTGGTAACGATGGAGGATAAGCCCTTCGGTCGCGGAAAGGTCGTGCGCAAGTCTGCGGTCAAGGTCTATGCAGAGTCTATGGGTATCCTTGTTTTTCAGCCACGGAAGCTCGACTCCAACAGGTTTCTGCGGCACATCCACAATCTTCATGCTACGCTTGGCGTAGTGGTGGAGTTCAGAATACTGCCACGTGCGCTATACACCATTCCGAAGTGGGGAACAATCAATCTCCATTCGTCCATGCTGCCCATGTATCGCGGTGCTTCCACCATCGCATCCGCTATCAAGGACGGTAACAGCATGACCGGCGTGACTACGTTCATGCTTGAAGACAAAATCGATACTGGCGGCATCATCAACAATCTCGCCATCGGCATCGATGAGGATGACAACGCGGAAGACGTTCACATCAAATTGCGCATAGCCGGTGCGGAAATGATGGACGATGCAATTCAGCGCATAGCCCATTCTTGCAGACCCATCCCACAATCGGAGCTTATCTGCGACTTCATCCAGCCCTGCTACGCGCCGAAGCTACACCGAAAGGACTGCATCATTCCGTGGCTCAAGCCTGCCAATTACGTCTATGACTTCATACGCGCACTTACGCCCATCCCATCGGCATGGACTTCGCTGGCAATGCTTGGAAAGCAGGCAATAAGCGTCAAGATATTCAAGACGGAAAAGACCGGCATACCGCGTGGCTATCATGCACCCGGCGAGTTGTTCTGGCAAGACCGCAAGTTATACATCGCCTGTGGCGACGAGCTTATTTCCGTGCTTGAATTGCAGATGCCGAACAAGCGACGCATGACCGCCATTGAATTTTTCAACGGCTATCGCGGAGCTTGCAAAGGCTTCTGCGATTTAGAATTGTCGATGGCTGTTGAAAATCCCGATTCCGCGAAAGCGATTAATCCGGCAGACGTGACCGGCACTGACGGCGTGACTGCTGAAATCAAACAACAATGACCCCTTTTTCACACACCCTTTCCTGTGGCGATGCGCTGAGAGGCGTGTCGCCTTTTTTATAAACAAAGAAAGCGCACCGGTCGTGATGACTGATGCGCTTATTTGCTTATTCCAAATAAATCAATAAGTAATATTCCTTAGTTTGTCAAAGAGTTCCTTTTGTCTGGGGGTCATAAGGTCGTAATGTTTATTTAGAAAACCATTTGCAGAGCGTACATCATCCACATAAACTTCCCTCATGGTAGATTGACCACTTTCTCTTGCCTTAATATAACCAGCCATAGCGTTAGCGAGCTTCTTTAAGTTCTCGTCTATTTTATAGTCGATGTATTCAAGCCTTGCCGTTTTAGCATTATCTTTGGAATATGGGCATATTTGCAAAACTGCAAAATATTCTCCTTTGGGGATAAACGAAACAACGTAATTGCCAAAAATCCATGCTCCATATTCTTCATACGGTTCTTGCTCTAACCGCTTTCCGAATACATGAAAATGGTTTTCCAGCACATCGTTAATCTTACTCTCGAAAACACGACCATCATCTTCCGAATCCTTATGCGCGAGTAGTGCAATGGAACAGAGAGAATCTTTTTCAAACCTTGCTTCTATCTGCATCCATCTAACACCAAGCGTATCAAGTCGTCCCTCATAACCGGTGGAATTGACCCATGCAAGTTTTCGGAAACCTCTATTAGACGCAACGCTATCAACCTCCATTTGTGTTTGCCCAAAACGAAACCCAAATAGCGTATTATCAACTTGATTAGGTCGGTCGCATGATTGGAGATATAAGACAATCATTCCCAAAACAAGGATGATTGCTGGTTTAAGTAAATGTTTCATTCTATTGTAGTTTTGATTGTTATTGGCTTTCCACAATGAGGGCAAGCCGCTATCATATTCATTCCATCATCTTCTGAAACAAGTTCAGATAAGGTAAGTCCAATTATGTCGGCGATGTCTTTCAACTTATTGACCGTGGGATTTCCGTTGATAATAGCCGACAGGGATGGTTGGCTTATCCCTAATCCGCCATTGCCATTTGGCATCTTTGATGCGACTTCACTAATGGTGAAGCCCTGCATTTTGATTTTTTGTTTTATATCCATAGGGTTTGTTCTATAATTTTACGGCGCAAAGTTAAGAAGAAATAATTAAACTCACAACTTATATTCTATATTTTTAATTAAAGCATAGAGTTTAACCTATTGTTAATCTTTGTTAAGAAATAGAATTTACCCTATAATTTATTTTGAGATATAGATTTTATCCTATATCTTTGCATCATCAAAGTTAAACAACAATTAAAGACCAAGAATATGAGCAACGATAGAAAATCAAAATTGCGACAAATCATGCAGACCGCGTGGATGTTCGTCAGACGTAACGGTTACACGATGGCAGAAGCCCTCAAGGTAGCATGGCTCAACGCCAAAGTAACAAAGGCTATGCGTGGCGGTATCGTGCAATTCTTCTTTCAGAAAATCGACGGCACGTTAAGACAAGCGCTTGGCACACTTGACCCTCACCGTCTGCCAGAAACGCAAGGCACAGGCCGCAGAGCCAACGAAACCGTTCAGGTGTACTTCGACACCGACAAACAGGAATTTCGCTCTTTCAAGAAGTGCAATCTTGTGAAAATTGTATAACAACATCAACCCCATAAAATCAAAGACTATGCAAGCAATCAAATTCGACTCAAAAACGGCATCGCTTGCCGTAGCCGCAGCCGTGGCCGCCCTCAACCCGGTTGTGCATGGATATTTCAACCTCACGATAGAGGTCGGTAATGACATCACCGTATCCGTGTACGCGCAGAACAAACCCACTCTTGAGATATTCAGCTACAATGTATGGACGTGCGATGAGGACGGCAATGAAATTGACGTACCATTCGCAGCTATAGATACGGAACTGATAGAATCAGTAGCCGCAGCTTAAATTAATCCGGGCGACTCTGAAACATGGGTCGTCCACAAACCGACAACAAATGGAAACATTACCAATTCAACAACCCACAATGACATCGCTCTTAATTGCAGAAGTAGCGGAGAAACGTCATAAAGACCTGATGCGTTCAATCCGCAAAATGGAAGAAGCGTGGTATAAGGTTACTGGGCGCAATTTTACGCTTAGTGAATACACCGACCCAACCGGGCGCGTCCTCCCTTGCTACAATCTAACGAAAGAAGAGTGCCTCTACATCGCCACCAAGTTCAACGATGAATCTCGTGCGCGACTTGTGTTGCGCTGGATGGAACTTGAACGTCAGCAGGCGCATCGACCGGTTGAAAGCCTTGAATCCGTATTCGCGGAGTCAAAACGACTGGCCGACCAGATGCGCCAAGAGCTTGCCGATGGCAAGGTGTTACCCATTCCGAATATCTCGTTAACCGCCTACGATGTAGCGATATACGCCTATCTTCGGAATGGAATAAAATCAGCCGGTGACGCGCCTTTCTGTGTAACTGACATCATGGTATCAAAGGCGCTCGGAATCGACATCAAAGATGTGAAAGCTGGATGGGAACGACTTGAAAAAGGAGCGTATATCGTGCGCCGGAAGTTCGGTGACTACCATTCGTTTATCCTTGGGAAACGAAAGCCGTAAATCCTTATATTTCAGCAAAATCACGATGCGCCGGTTACGACATAACTCGGCGCATTTTTTCAGCCAACAAAATATATTTGTTTTAATCTGTATATCAGCATATTATAACAAATTACTTAATTTTATAGCCAACAAATAGCCATCAAAGCAACATCAGACAACCATCAAGGCGATTTTTCCGCGATTTTTGTGCGTTTTTACTTAATAAACCTTATTAAGTAAATCGGAGTCAATGACCAACAAAATACATCGACAAACTCTTTTATTTTCAGTGCAGTAGGCTATGTTTACTTAAACACGCCAGCCATCAAAGAAACATCCAATAGCCAACAAGCCGCCAGCAAAATATCCGTTCAACACCTTAATAATCAGCGCGTTCCAAAGGTGCTATTTTACTTAAATCGGGTTTTACAGCCATAAACAAGAATAAAGAATATAGAGAGTATAATAAAGAATGAAAGAATGAAAGAAATATAACGTCACTTTTTCCGTCTTTGTTCAGGCGTTTCAAATCTTGCCGGCACTTATCAGATGATGACGGGCATCACCGATTGAAATGCAGTTGCGATATGCGACCAGTCGGCAACGGCTGAATATCTTGCTACATTCCTTGCGGTCATTGAACCGGCTTAACAAGTGCGCGGCGTAGTCGCCAGTCCAGCCCCATTTGACGTGGGCAATTGATTGCTGCTGAAATTTATCTAATGTCATATCTATGTCGGTTTTTTGTTGCGGTTATCGTTATGTCGTATGTGGGCGACGGGATAAAATAGCCGTATCAGCGCGAAAGAAGCGCAATAAACGGCGTTTGACGTGCGAGTGGTACATCTTATCGTTTTGACCTATTCCGAGCCGTCAGACGCGAAATAAGCGGCGTTTCTTGCCTGTTCTACATCTTGCCCGGATGCGATGGCTTCAAAATAGATGCCGGCAACATCCATGAAGTCGCAAACGTCGACACCGAAAGCCTCGCAGACCTCACGACATTCGGACATGCGCTCGTTAAGCCGGGATGCGCGGATTGGCGTAAACGCCGGATTACCGTCTTGGGTCACGTATTCCGCAAAATCATTGTCAGGATGAAACGTGGTCGAAAGGTCAAAGTAAAGATAGCTTGCGAAAGCCCTTACTTCCGCAAGCGTCTTTATGGTTTGAAATTCGTTGAACATGGGCGTTAAAAGAATCTATGGGCGATTGCCTCACGCGAGATTGTGTCGCGCATTTCTTTCAGCTTTACCGGTTCAATCTTCGCGGCCTTGAGCATCAGTATCGACGTAAGGATGCCACAGTTCTCAAGGTTGTGCGCTTCCGGCCATCTGCCGTCTTCGCGCAGTCGGTCGCGTATTGCGAAGACAAAGGGCAGCGTCAGCATGTGCGCCTTTGTAGTTTCGGCGACTCCTACGGGGTCGGTTCCGTAGCCCATGTTATGCCATAAGATTGTGAACACGGCAAGTTCGGGCATCGCGTCGCGAATGTCAAACCGTGTGTCGGCCTCAAATTGCTTGAGGTCGATGGGTGGTAAGTTGGTTTTATTTGTCATTGTAGTACTCGTATGCTGCTGTTGATAATTTTTCTTGTAGTCCGTAGTCAAGACCCTCGGTGTAATACATCATTATCGCACCGTAGTAGCCGTATTCATCGCAGAAACGCATCCACTTCTGCCATAGGTACTCCCAGCCGCACGAAGCGTCTGCAAATACCTTTTGTGCCGTCTGTTCATTCCACTGGTTATACATGAAATGAAAGTAGCATAATACCGGTTCTTTCTTTTTAGCCATTGTAAGGTGGGTTTTCAAGTTCGTTTTCAAGTCGGTAGATTTCATTGCCCTGTCGGTAGCAATAATCCGAGAAAGACTTCAAGAGGCTTTTTAGTTCCGTGGCCACGTCATACTTTGAAAGCGTGGTCAGGCCTATGAAATAGTCAAGTCTGCTTGAGTCCTGTGTGGGGTCGTAGCCGCCGACACTTGAGCAACTGATTTCAAACTTATCCGGGTCGCGTGTTTCGTGACCGTAGTAAAGCTCGATGTCGTAACCGAATTGGCTCTTTCCGTCCTTATTAAGTAGTTCTATCGTCATGGCTCTTTCGCCGATGACGCGCACACGCCACTGCTTGCCGAGATGCTGATAAATGAAGCGATGCACGTCGCTTGTAGTATCGCGGTGGGTATTCAAGACTTCGCGCCGTAGGTTCTTGATTTTGGCCTCGCGCTCTTCGCGGTAGGCGATGCCGGCGGGTGTTCCGTACCATTTTTCAATCGCCTTTTTGCTCCGGTCGTTCCGTAGGCACGATTGGGCGATGCCCAGTTCTGCGTTAAGTTCTGCCCTTGTGTGCGTCTGCGCATAGTTGGTGCGTAGGCACTTGTCGATGTCGTAGCGTGGCTCTTTGCCGTTCAGCTCGTCTATCGCGTTCCGTGTTTCAAGGATTTGCACGTATATCTTCTCTTTTGATGTCATAGCCGGGATGATTTAGAAGTCACACATTACGTTGTATTCTTTGCATAGCTGTTCATAGACGTGCTCGGTCACATAGAAGATGTTGCCGATATACTTGCTGCGCTTTATGCCGCGCCCCTTGAGCTTTATACTTGGGTTCTTTACCACGATTTCATAGTGGCTGTCAATCGCCGTAACGAGAATGTCAGCTTTAGCCTTTTGCTCGTCAAGCGTTGTCGGCTTGTATTCGCCCCTTGGGGTGGGCTCCTGTATAAGTTCTATTGTAGCGTTCATGGTCGTTCATATTTAGAAAACGTGATTGTTTGCAAATTCTGGCACTGCGTCAAAGCCGGCCACGTCGATGCCCTCGTCAAGAATGAAAGAGGCGATGTTGTCAATGTTGCTATTGGCGTAGAGAATGGCTTCATCGCGCTTGCGCACTACCTGATAATAGGCCATGCCAAAATCGCTGACATGTTCAATCTTGTAGGGGTTGTTTGTAGTCTTCATATCTTATTGGGTTTTGATTACGGTTACAAAGTTATAGTAAATACTTTAATCTACCAAATAATAATATAAGAAAATACTTTTATTTAAGATTATTTAACAAAGTAAATGCTTTAACTTTTGCTATTCAAATCCCGGCAAACGTAGCTACATGCCTATTATAAGCCGATTAGAGCCGTCGGCTTCCACTTTTCACTGATGGCGAGATTGTTAGGCGATGATTTCAATCTGCGTGTACTGTTGGTGGTCGATGCCCTGATATTCGCAATATTCGCGTGTGAAGATACTGAGGTCACGTTCCCAATATTGATTTAGTGTAGCCCAGAAGCGAGGGTCTGGCGTGTTTCCGCGACCTACATATCCGCTATACTGGCGACCGGCTTCATCCTCGTAGAGCGCATAGCCGGCATTGAAATTTTCGTAATCCGTTCCGTGAACTCGTTTAAGTCTTAATATACCCATGATGCTGCTGATTAAAGGTTAACAAGAATATGCTTGCACTGGCTTTCCGTAAGTTCGTGAACACTGCGGCGATTGATGCCGTCGCTGATGTGGCAAACACCGCGACCATCGCGGTAAAGTTCCGTGATTTCAAATTCGCGTGTGCCGGCGATGCCGTCGGTGCGTGGTACGTCTGCCTTGACTGCTTCAAGTAAGCCGATACTCTGACCCTTGCCGATAAGATAGGCTATGTAATTTTTAAGGGATTGCTTTGCTGTCATGGCGATTAAAATTTAGCGTATTCGTAACCAAGTATATTGAGGCGTTCAGCTTCCGCAGGCGACACTATCCAGTATTCGCCCTTGACGCGCATCATCATGTTCATCTTGACCGTGTGCCGAAGATAACTCTTTGCATTGTCGGGATTTCTGAAAGCTGCCACGTTACAGAATGGTATCTTTGCTTCCGCAGCTATCGCTTTGCGCTGTTCTGTTGTCATGGTCGTGTTAGTTTTCGCTGATGGGGTTGGTAAATTCTAAGCTGTCATAGTTCACGAAGCCGCCACTGTTCAGGATTGAAAGCAACGCCTTTCTGCCACCACAGGGCGCATAAGGTATGCCGGGGAGGTCGTGCTTGAATCTAACAAAGCCTTTGCCCTTGATGTAAAAGGCGAAGCCGCGCATCGTACAGATGCCTTTGGGCGTGTTGAATCTGTATCCCTTGAGGTTTACTATCTCAAGTCTTGCGTTCAGTTCTTTAGTCGTATCCATACTGTTCACTTATATTGGTGTTATTGATTACACCGCAAAGTTAAAGTAATTACTTTAATTGTACAAATTTTTCAGCAACTTTTTTCAAGAAAAATAAGCATCAAATTTAATCGCGGAACGCCAGTGCAAAAGAAAAGCCCCGGCGCAGTGCCGAGGCTACCCAATAAGTGCGTATGAAGACGCTTGTAATCAATATCTTTGTTTCATCAAGTAATTCTATTTTCGTAATGCGTGATACCAATCTGTCTGATACGTGGCATCTTCTTCGGCGCAGCCATCAATAACGCGCACAATTTCAAAGTTAACGAGTGGCGCATCTTCATCATCGGCGTATGTACCTTTGAATTTGCGAGGTCGCTTTCCGCATACCTTTGATTTCATGCCTTTAAGCGTTTCGTGTGCTTCTTCAAGCGAAAAAGCCATTTCAACCACATAGAGCTTACTTGCAGCATGATTGACATTGGTAAACACCTCGTAATAATTCTCGGATTCCATGATATGCTTTAGGTGTGTTTAACGCTGGATTTTACATCAATCTCATCTTCTATGACACCATTATTGCCTTTGTTCCAAATAATTGCATAATCAGCCTCAAGCTGTTTATCGCCATCAGCATCACGATACATCATCACTTCGACATCATGCTCATCATCGAAATCGGCAAAATACAAAGACCACCGCCCATCATCGCCGAAGTCATCAACAATTTCCGTGGCGTTGTTATTTTTACTTTTACTTAACTTTGACAGGTCGTTGTTAAGCATCGCCTTGAGGTTGTGCTGCTTGCCCTCGTATTCAAATTCTATCTTGATTGTTACCATGATTGTACTTTTCTCGTTTAGTTGTACTGCAAAATTAGTGATTTTCTTGCTCTTGACCTAATCTAATTCGCCATTATCGCAAATTAAGACATCGCCAACAAGATTGTAGCCGGTTACAAGGCTTGCGCGGGCGTTAGGTTTAAGCCCTATGATGCGCCCCTCTTCATTGACCACGGCTATCTTTCCGCTTTCAAGGTAGATGTATTGCACGTAGCCATCAACAAAGGTCTGCATTTCTTTGAGGGTAAACTTTTTGCCGATGCCGGCTTGTGGGTGTACGACGGTCTGCGTTCCGTCTGCCTTTATAAGTGTTGCCATTATTCGCTATTCTTTGGGGTTACATCTGGGCGAAGCCAAGAAGCATGAAAGTAAAATTGGTTTCCCGGATTATGGTCTTGTATGCCTTGATTCTGATTGAGGCATCCAGTGTTGTCACGCCCTTGTGTCGTTCCGTATGCCAGTCGATGTATGGGGTTTTGCACTTGACCGCGCCGGGGTGCGCCTTGTGCATCCGCTCTACCTTATCCGCTAACTGTTGCAGATAGTTGATTTGCTTATCCGTGGCTAACATATTACGCTGCTTGAGTGGTTATGGTCATTGTCGTGCCGTCAGACAGGGTAATTTTGCGCCATTGAAAATCTTGATAGTCTTCAACGTTGGCGACCTTGTAGCCCTCACTCCTGAGCTTCTTCATAAGGGCATTTGAATAGTCGATGATGCACCATGCAAGGATAACATCTTCCATTCCGTCGGTTTCAACCGAGCCAAGCGGGTTGACGTACTGCGACTCCGCGCCGGCGGTTGTTCTTGTCGTTGTAACGAGGTTGTATTTTGCTTTTGCCATAGCCATATCATTTAACGCCCATCTGTTTGGCGTAGTTGTCAATCTGTTCTCTTGTGAGCCATTCTGGTTTGCCGTCTGCCGGCATTGCATCCCATAGCTCGCGCATCTTATCTATCTGCTCTTGCTCGTCGCCAGCCCATAGATGTTTGGCCTTACGATTGCCGTTGCCAAGATAATACTTGCAGTCGCACAAAAGGCGACCTAATAGCATGTAGTCGTGTTTTCTTGCCATACTGATTAAGCGTTAAGGGATTTAACGAGTTCGTTGTTCTGATACATTCTGACGCTTACAATGCGCACACTGGGCGAGATGAAAGTGCCGCAGTCGTTGCACACCTTTTTAATCATGTTGATTGCTTTTTGAACGTTGCGCGTTGTCGTTTTCATCGTTTTAGCGAAGCCCATCACGATGTCTTCTGTATCGATTTCAAAACGATAGCGATTCTGTTTCAGTATGTCTGCCGAGTCGATTGCGATTTGGCCATTGTCTTTAAGTTTCATAACTTCTTACTTATTGGGGTTTGTTATTGATTACGATGCAAAGTTAATGCTTTTACTTTTATCCACCAAATATTTTAGCGAAAATATTAAAGTAAATACTTACTTTTAACTATTGTTAATAAAAGTGTTTGCTTTAACGCGCTGATTTTGCGCTGATAGCGTAAAACAATGCGCCACGCCTTTAACTCAGACGTGACGCATCCAGATATGACAACAATGGCAGATATTATGCTGATATAGGTTCTCGCGGAATATTTACAGGGGGTTGTGCCGGATTGTCTTCTTTGTTTGCGGAAGGCTGCTGACCCTGCTGTTGCTTCTGTGCGGAAGCCGCGAGGAGGCGAGCGATTTCTTCTTCTGGTGCATCGGTCAGCGACAACATGGTCACGGCGGTTTCCAACGAAATCAGACCGGCTTGATACAGGCTTGCGATGGACTGCCACTTCGCCTGCTTGTCATCGGCGAATGGTTCCGCAAATTCAAATTTGATTTTGAGTGACTCCAGAGCTTTTCTCTTATCGGGATGCTCGTATGCAAGTATGGCGATAACGATATTGCGGAAACGGCCCACAAGTTCATCGTAGATTTCTTTGCGGTTGTCGCGCTTGATGTAGCCAAGAATGAAAGCGTTGCGGATTGCCACACCGGAAAGCGTGCCGAAGCCACGCATGGCCTCGGTGTCAAAATCCGGGGTGTAGGTATCAAAAAGGATGCTCTTTGAAAGGTCGGATTTTTCCGCGTCGCGTGTCTGCGATGCCTGCGGTGGGTTGACGTACTCAAACCTTGACTTTTCGCCTGTAAGCTGAATGAGCTTTCCGGGCTTGTTGGGGTCGGTCATGGTCTGAATGACGTCGGCAGTGGCGGCGGCGATGGGGTCGGAAAAGTAATTGTTGGTGTCGCCGGTCTTACTGTCAAGCATCTCCTCGCGGTTGATGCGGGCTTCCGCGCCATCCCATGCCTTTGGCTGCTGAAAGTAGATGACGTTTATCTTGCCGGTGGGATTGGGATAGATTTCGACTTCCCATCCGATTTGCGCCTTACGGCAGTAAGCAAGGATTTTGGGTGTTTGGAAATCCCAGTGCTGAATACTGCGGCCATGTTCTTTCGTCACGTATCCGTATGCAAAGGCGATCATGTTGCCGATGGTGTCGAACAGTGGGCGCAGGCGATAGCCTTTGGAACGCGCCAATACATTCAGCTTGACGCGACGCTCGCCTGTATCATCATCGCGGTAGATGTGCGCGATAAGGGCTGACTCGGTTTCCGCGCCGGCAAGTCGTTTCGCCTGACGGATGCGTGAATTGAAGTGCTGCTCTTCCAGAAAATCTGTGAATAGCGAAAAGGCTTCATCGTCGCCCTCTTCTTTCTTCCATTCAATAGGATTGCCGAGCAAGAAGAATAGCTCGATGTCGTTGATGTAGCGGGCGCGTGTGCGTGGCAACTTTTCCGTGATATAGGGGTCATCGCCTTTACGGAATTTGTTGGGGCGTTTCATCACGTCATGCGTCTGCGGATTATACTCCTTGATTGCTTGGTCAACTTCATCATCGCGGTTCTGGAGCATATCCAATGCGCGGCTGATGTCCTTATCCTGCAAAAGCTGATACAGGTCGCGGCTAACCCCGGACGCATTTAGCGTGAGGTTTCGGAAATAGGTTAAGATTTGCTGTAAGTAGTTATTCATATCTGGTGTTGTTAGAATATTCCTAAATCTGACTTCTTGACTTTCTTCGGCTTGAGAATCTTGCCGAGGATGCAGCCAAGCACATAATACCGGGTTGCGTCGATAGAGTGGTTATTGGCATCTTCCGGCATGTTGATGTAATTGCCATCCTTATCTTTCGCCCATACATAGTTGCGCAATTCTTCCTGCACGTTCAGTGACCGCTTCGTAACAAAGATGTTGTCAAAGGATTTCATCTTCTCAATACCGGCAATGATGCTTCCGGCTGGCTTCGCCACGGGGTAGATGATTATGCCGCCGAGAGCTATTTCGTCAATCAGTCGCGGGTCTGCACTATCGGCGTAAACGAATGAATCATCCTCGCTTAATTTCCTTATGAGGTCTTTGGAAAGTAGTCCGGTTTCAAATATCTGTTCGTCGATGTAAAGGTCGTTGCCGATTACGCCGCATTTTACACACGCGCTGACATCGTTGGTATATCCGAAGTCCAGACCGCGAGCAACATGCTTGCAGTTCTTTGGAAATTCGCTGACAATGCCCCATTTCTTGAAGACCGCACCCTCGGCTACGTCTGCCCATCTGCCCATGAAGATGTGGCCGTAGCGTTCCGGGTCGCGCTCTTTCATTTCTTGAGCCGACCTGATAAATTCTTCCGAAAGATTTTCCTTATTGTCAAGATACGTTGTATGGATATGAAGCACTTGAGGATGCGTGGAAATCTGCACCGGCACTCCGTCAAAGTATTCTATCCTGTGCGTGTCCTTGATGTATTTCTGATAGATGAAGTGGTTGCTATCCGTAGGGTTCATAATGATGATAATCCTGTTCTGGATTCCAACCTGACGGATTGAAAAGGCGATTGTTTCAAATTCCCTATCGGAAGTCCACTCCTCGGCCTCATCGCATACAAAGGTCGTGATGCCGTGGATGGATTTCAGCTTTGCGGTCTGATTGCCAGATGATGTTTTGATGCCACGGAACATAATACGGCTACCGGTCATCTTGTTTATGATGTCGGTTTTGGTCGTATGGAAGTACCGGGTCGTGCCGTCAAGCTCTATCTTTTCCAAAAATTCAGGTATAATGGAAATGCTCGCACTGGTCATAGTGTAGCGCGTATAGAGGATTTTATGCACAATCTTGTCTGATTCCGCTTTGGATAGACCCTTGCGTTTCAGCTCAAATGATAGGCGTTCCAAGAAACCGCCGATTCCGAATGATTTACCAGAGCCACGACCACCCGTGACAAGGATGATGAAATGTTCCTTGTCAGTATAGAGGGGGTAATATATCTCATGGTTGATAATCATTCTTCTTTATCCCGTTTCTTCTGTTCCACTTCTTGCTTTATCCAGCTATCAATGTCGATGCCCTGCTCAACATTTTTTGGAATACCGTCATCTTCAACTTCCGGTTGTATGGGATTCTCGCCATAGCCGTAGCGTCTTCCGAGTGTATTCAGATGAAAGCGAATCATCCAACTATCGGGGTATCTGCTCCAGCCGGCGAAATTGTCTTTTCCTTTTACGCCACCCAAGGCAAGGATGCGACTGGCGACATCTATCTGTTCCAGAAATTCAAGGTCGCGTTCCGCCATAATATCGACGAAAATAGGTTCTTGTGCCAGCCACGATTGTAGCTTCGTCCAGCCGATTCCAAATTCTTTCATCAGCTGAGTGCGCTTTCCGTTACACTTCGCCCAGACCTTTGCAAACATAGCCGGAGATGGCATTTCTGCGCCTCGCGCACGCGCACGCTCGCGTGCAGACGCTATCGTGTTGCGCAATTTTTCGCATTGTGAAATCGCCATTTCCAATTCGTATCGGCTAATGTTCAGTTCGTCAGCAATTTCCGTATTGTAAAAGCCCTCAAAAGCAAGTGCATCGACCTGCGACAAAAATTCCTCACTCTCATAATCAAACGAGGGTGTGGCTTTGGGCTTGCGCGGTGTTTTGCTACTAATTCGCTTCTTCGGCATCGTCGTGATAATGAAATTTTAATCTTCTATGCTGCGTGTGCAAGAGTCGAACTTGCTATTTCCGTCATGTGACGGCGAGATGACCGGTTCTCTAACACGCATAACCTAATTGGGAAGTGGTCATTTGCCCCCCCGTTGCAGTTCTTATTGCCTGAAACATATTGCCATTGGCTCGGCCTATTATATCGTAATACCTTTGCCGTTGGGATGATGAAACGTTCATATCGCCAACACGACGACGGAGAGCCTGTGCGCGATTGTTGATTGCCACCTGTGACTGAGAATATCCCATTCCGTATGGTGACATCATGTTCTGGTCTGCATAGCTACCGGTGTAGTATGCCATAGTTCTTGTTGATGGTGTACGTCTGCGTCTAACTATCTTGTATTTTAAGGGTGATGGTCAGCCGGGGTTTATTCCGACTGACCGTTGTTGTTTTAGGGTTTTCAACACTTACCGCCCTTTCCGGGCTTCTTCTTGCCTCCACACGATTTGCGCGATTTCATTTTAGAACACCTCCTTTCTGCGGTTTTAGCATTATGTGAATTTCAGCCCGGATAGGGTGATAGCGTTGATGCGTCGTTTCCAGCCCTTGATGAATTTCTTCTGGCTCGGCTTTCTGCGCACGATGCCATCCACGAAATTGATGCGGGCTTCGTAAATCTTCGTGAATAGTTCCGCTTCGTTGGCTGCGTTGACTGCGGCTATCGTCTTTGGGCCGACAATTCCGTCCTGTGTCACGCCGAGAAGCCTCTGCGGTATCTTGATGCCGTTCACGCCGCTTGCCCACACCCAATCGACGAGGTTGTTCGCAAGGGCTTGGCTTTTGATTTCATCGGCTTTCCATCTGTCCCAGAAAAGCGTCTTGAGTACGTCGCGCCAACGCTTGTATGTGATGTTACGCAGGCTGAACACCGTAGGTACGGGATAGCCTTTCCGCTTGCCGTACGCCTTGTAGGTCGCTATCGTGATACCGCACATGGTCGCGCCGCCGGCATCGTCGGGGTCATTTGCGAAGCCCGTCTTTTTCGCCTGCTCAAATATCTGTTCGGGAGGAAGTGAAAGATAGCGTTTGTTTACGCCGGCTTCAAAGTAAAGGATGAACGGGATGATTTCTTCAATCTTTGCCATATTCTTGTAGTGTTAGGGTTGGTTATTTACCGCCGCCAAGTGCGCCTCTGACACCGCTTGACTTTCCGCGTAGTGCAAGATGCGCGTTTCGGTCATCCATCATCTTGTCGTAATCATTATACGACCTCACGCGCCCAAGGTCAATCTTCCTGTCAGCGTTGTAAGCCCGCATGACACCGGCAAGACTGCCCGGCAGCGTCATCGCCACGACATGAGAGGGTCTGCGCATACCGGGATTGGCCTGCGCCGTGCGTTGGAAAACAGGATTATATTGCGGGTCAAAGGTCATTTTGCCGTGAGCCTTTGCGCCGAATCTTCCGTACATGTTGTGAAGTGAACTGCGGCCATCCGAGAAAGCATAACAATCCAGTTTGCGACCACCATTAGCGACCGCAAACGGTATGATTTTTGCCATTGCGCCTCGTTTTCCGCTGGTGGAGAATACAGACACTACATCCCCATCGCGTTTTATCGCTACACCTGTCTTTCCGTCCGGAGTAAGAAAGCATCGCATCCGCTTGTATTCGCTTTTGCTATGCAGGTCAACCATCCAGCCGTTCCTGCCTTGCGATGCCTTGCCGCGTCTTATAGCCTTTATAAAAGCCGACGCGGATACGCGGTACATCGGCTCTTCAAGGTGAGGTACGCCCTTTCCCTTGAGTGCCTTTGTGACTCTCGCGTTATAATCTGTCTTACGTGGCTTTTTAACTCGCTATCAGTCGTAAATACTTACATATTCGACATAATCCTCAATCGACTCGCCATTGCGCAGAAGTTCAAGGATAGTTCCGTCAGAAAGGTTGTCGTAAAACTCCTTTTTGGCATCGCGTCGTGCCTGTTCTTTATCCCAGCCATACTCATCGGCAAGAGCCATGAATTTATCGACCATCGCCTTGCGCGTGGCCATGATGTCTTCATCGCTGAATGTGCGGTACTTGGCCGCGATAACGTCTGCAAGCTGCGCGTAGTCATAATTCTCCGCGTCGTTGCTTTGCAGATATTTCTTCGCATCTTCCGTGGAGATGTTAAGGTTGACCTCCTGCCCGATGGCCTCGTCACTGATAACACGCTTGCCGTCGCCGGTCATGCGTGTCGCCAGTTCAGCCGCGAGCCTGTTGCGAAAATCCGCAACCTCCGCGTCGGTTATGCTGCTTAAAAATCGGTAGTTCATATCTCTGTTGTCAGTGTCTGTATAATATGCAAAGTTAAACAAAATTCTTTAATTGCGCAATACTAAATTAAAGAATAAAGTTAAATTTTTGCGTTAATCTTCATCATCGCCAAATTCCAATTTGTTTACAAATTCTTCGCCGTTGATGTACTTTGCCATAGGGTCAAATCCGTAGTCTTCCATGAAGCGCACTTTCTCGCTCGGAGTTTTGAAGCTGATGACAACATAGGACAACATGCCGCCGTCCTTGTTCACATCGTTCTGACTTGCGATGCGGTCTTTGATTTTCTGCACTTCGTTGTGGCGGGCTATCTGGTTGGCCTCGCTATCCTGATAAAAATCCGCGCTGCGGTCGAGCTTATGATTCTCGCCGCTTTCCTTTGTCATTTCATCGTGGATTGCAAGGTCTTCACGCTCGCCAACGACATTATCTTTTGACCAGTCTTTGATTTCCGTCGATTCGCCCGGCTCGTCAGCATCGCCGCCATCCGTGGCATCGTTGCCATCGTCGCCGAACATATCGCCCATATCATAGTCGCCGAAATCGCCAAGACCGAGGAGCTGCATATCGGTATCGTCGAAGCCGGCATTGGTATAGTCTATTCCTTGAAGAAGCTCGCGCAGCATATCATCGTCGTATGTACCCTGCACGGCTCGGTTGTTCATAAAAAGGTTCTGCTCTTTTTCCGTCTTATCGTCGAAGTCAACGACCTCAACACGAAATTCGTAATCATTTGCGCCCGTTTCCGCGTCGTACCGGTTCACGGCATCCATGATGCTGACTTTCTGATGACCCGATACAAGATTGCCGGAGCGTATGTTCCAGACTACGCCACCCAGCAGGCCGACGGTCTGTAAGTTTTTCTTGAGCTTTTTTCGCGCCTCGTCACTGATGGTACGTGGATTATAGGAAGCAAAGTTGATTTCGCTTCGCTTGACGGTGCGCTGTTCTGCCTGTTTGATTTTGTTCGGCTTCATACTTCGTCTGATTCTTCTGATTCGGTTTCTATGCGCTTGATGATTTCCATGACCTCTTTCTCCTGACCGTATGGCAGTATGCCGTTTTCATAGTCGAAGATGAGTTTTTCGCAAAAGGGAAATTCGCGGATGGTGCGCTCGTAGTCGCGGGGGAAACGTTTCCGAAGCACAAGCAAGGAGCGCAAATCGATGCCGAAGCCCTGACTTACATCTTTGGGGCTATAGACAAAAGGCTTGATAAGATTCCGCATTTCGATATAGCGAAGCACCTCCTTGTTCGTCCAGACGGCAAGGGGGTAAACCATTCCTTTGTCTGTCATGTATGTGCCGTTGCGCTTCTTGAAAGTCAAAAGGCGCATACGCTTCATGTAACCGTCAACGCCTTTCATTCCGCTGAACGCCCATTTGATGCCGGTTTCCTGTCTGACCTCCTCCTCAAGCTCGCCTACCTTTCGGGGCTTGATGCTTGGGTCGCCCTCGCCATCCTGAAAAAATCCGAAGCGGTCGTAATAGTCGCGCTGATAGTGCTGAATCTGGCGAACCTCAACGTTGGGGTATTTCCGTACCGCCCATTGCAGATAGGGCTTCACATGGTCAAGACCCGGCACGAGCCACATGTAATAGCAGATAACCTTTTTGAAAACCGGGGCTAACATATCAAGCAAAGCGATGCCGTCCTTTCCGCCGGCTGAATAATATAAAACGGCAGTATCCGTCTGTTGACGGATACGCCGAATTATTGACATGGTTTCTGCGTACTTGTTTACATTCTGCGTTGCCATGATTTAGGGTTTAGCCGGTTGTTCCACCAGCGGCGCGGATTTGGTCAGCAAAGGCTGCGCGGAGGTCAGCGCGACGCTGTTCACGATTTCCGAGCTGGCTACGACCAGCAACTACGCCCGCAGGGGTGCGACGGGCTACGAGTCGGCCACCGGCACCGGCACCGTTCATGTTCCGACGGGGGCCATAGTTGTTATCAATTCTACGTCTAACTCACTTATAGTGTTAAAGGGTTAATGATTATTCGTTGATGTTGGCGGTTTCAAGAACCTTTCCGAGGGTGTACCATACCTGACAAACATAGTACACTTCGCCATTCTCTTCAAAGGTCAAATCATTGCCGTCTTCGTCGGTCAGTACGACAAATTCAGCCGATACGACCTCCACGGTCAGACGGGGCGCATCCTTGCGGCGACCATTGATAAGGGTGAGGGCATCGTAGTGAACCGGTGTTACAACCGTGATGGCTTCGCCGTTTTCATCAGTCTTGTCTTCTTCGATGACATACTTCTTGGCGTTATTGGGATACACGTTCCGATGCTCGACTTTCTGCTCGCCTTTCAGAATTGCCTGAAAGCACTTTTTGTCAATTTGTAGGGTTAACTTTTTCATTGATTTTGTTTGTAAGTGATTTTATTTGTAGCGGGTGTCGGACTCGAACCGACGACCTCCAGCAAGTTAAACTGGCGAGCTTCCAACTGCTCCAACCCGCGATGTTTTACGATGCTAAATTACTGTTATTTCCGCATCGCAAAACATTTCGGTGTCGTTCTCTTACGACCTATTACACAAAGTCGTAAATAGGTCTTTTTCCGTCAGTCATCCCAAACAGCGAGGGTTGTCAGACCGATGCCTTTGCACTTGATTCCCTTGTCGATAAATTCAAGCATCGCGGCAAATGCCTCTTCAAAGCTATTGTATTTAATCGTTCTCATGGTTCTGCTGCTTAATCGTTGGGGTGATGTTTGGCGATATACCGCGCCGTGGCTTTATTGACCTCGTTGTCAATTCGCCATTGCGGTGCGTTGGCTTCTTCGCCCTCGCCGATGATATTGTCGATGATGCCAGCAAGTTCATCCATCTGCGCCTCGGTCATCCATTCCGGTAGTTCCTGACTTGTTGCCATAGCTTTCGGATTTTATTTGTTGGGGATTGTGATTGTGTTTACACTGCCATCGCGGTGCGTGATTTCAACCGCCTCCAAATCTTTGCAGTCAGTTATGGGGCAAAGTGGCTCTTCGTAGTCAGCCGTCAAGAGATAGATTGCGCTAATGTCGTTGCTATCTTCTAATTCTATATTGCCGTAGCGACGGCCATTCTGGTCTTCATACACGCGATAGCTCCAGTCGTTAACGCCGATATATTTAAGTTTGAGTATCATTGCTTTTGTGGGTGTTAGGGCGGGCAAGCCATGCCATCTAATGACCGGCTCGCCCGTCGATGTTGTTTAGTATGCCATTTCGTTTTCGCGTTTCACTTGAGCAAGTGTGGTCTTGCCGTTGTTGAAATACATGTCGCGTTCAACGCGCAAGCCAAAACGACCGCGCACGTTTTGAAGCTGCGATAGTGTGAAGTAGCCAAGCTCGCTATCCAAGCCCTCTACATAGCCAAAGAACATGTAGTCGCCGTTGGCCTGCTTTTCTGCTTCTGTGACGTACCATGTGAAGCCGCTACCCGGCAGAAAGAATTTTGCGATTACTACCGCATCGTTGCCTTTGCCATCCTGCGAATACATGGGATATTTTGCAAAGGTCTTTTCAAGTGCTTTTGTTATCAGTTTCATGCCTTTTACTTTTATTGGTGTTATTGATTACGATGCAAAGTTAAAGTAAATAATTTAATCCACCAAATAACAATATAAGTTTTTGCTTTGTCTTAACACTATTTAACATAGTGAATACTTTAATTGTATTCCTCTTTTGTTAACTTTGCAAACAGTTTACTTTAACCCGAAAAATAGGAAATGGAGAACAGAATCAGAGAGCGCATCATTGAAGCCGGTGTGACGCAGAAAGACCTTGCGGAAAGACTGGGCATGACCACCGTAGGTCTTAATCAGCTTATCCGTGGCACGATGCCCAAAGTTGAAACCTTTGTGAAGATTGCCGAAGCCCTCGGTGTTCCGGCATGGAGTCTGCTCTTGTCAGATGAAGAGCTTGACGCTATCCGTGCCACCGCGCCGAATAAAGAAAGACCTGCGGACGAGTTCCTTTGCCCCAAATGCGGAGCGCAGCTTAAAGTTGTTCCCGTCGATGGAGAATAAGTTTGAAAAGGCACTGATGGATTACGGCAATCAGATTTTGACCGTCATTTTCCAATACGCCTTATCCACTGAACGATACGAGGATTGCGCCGTCATTAAGGGACTTTTTGACAAGTATCATCTTGACCTTAATCAAAGCATGGAAGAATATCAGTCGTACTTCTGGCGACTGGGTATGTCGGGGCGCACCGCTATCGCCAATATGGATGCTTATCTTTCCGAGGCGTTAGCGATGGTAGGCTATCCGGCAGATGCTATCAAGATGCCGGCGTATTCCGCTATTTAGTCAGTAACAATGAGTTTATCTTCAAGAGTATTCAGAACCTCTTGGAAAATAAGGTCAACGTCGCGTCTGAAATCCGCATAAGCGTGATATTGCACGATAAGACCCGCGCAGTTGTCGGATATTGGGGTGCTTGTAGTCAAGCCGAACAATTCCGACACTTTTTTTCGTAATCCCATGCGCATCCTGTCGCCGGCGAGTGCTTTCGGCGAATAGAGATACAACACGACCATGAGAAATTTCTTGCGGTTGCGGACGCTTGTGGCTTCATCCGGGCATCCGCGACGTTGGAACACACGTTTGTATGCTTCGTAGATTGCTGGTAGTAGAGCAAGGTCATCAAGAATCGGCTCGCCCAATTCTTTCATTACATCGGAAAGCTCGCTCACTTTTTCTCGCAGCTTCTTCAACGCTGCTACCTTTCCAATGTTGATTTTTGCACTTTCGTTCATCTTGGCAGTAGGGGTGATATTTGGTTTATCATTCCCTTTCTGCGCACACCCTTTAGCCTTTCAAAGCACAAAGTTACGACTTTTTTCTGATAGTACGTTATACGTGCGCGGAAAATAATGTGTAACACCCTCTTTCATGGTAAATTGGCTGATTGAAAATAACAACTCAACAGCCATGCCATATTTAGCATTTGACGTAGATGCGGATTACTCCGAACTGATACGTTTACAACAGGAAATCGCAAAGACCAAGACCCAAATTCAGAATTTTAGGCCGGGGCAGGCCGGCGCGTCGATTGATGCACTGAACAAGAAACTCGCCGAAAGCACGGCGCGTTATCGTCAGCTTGCACAGGCCGCAATGCGCAGTGGTGCGGAAATGGAATTTGGCATCAAGAAAAACCTCAGTGGAATATTTACCGAGGTCAACCGCATACAGGACTTACTGACGCGACCGATGATGGCCGTGGGCGGTCTTGCCGGCGTGTATGGTCTGGGTGAGTTCCTTACCAAAATCACAAGCATACGCGGTCAGTTCCAGCAGATGAACGCATCTATCGAAACGATGATTGGCAAGCGTAAGGGCGAGAAGCTGAACGCCGAATTACAGGAGTTTGCCAAAATATCGCCGCTTGAATTTGCACCTACTGTTTCCACTGCACAGATGATGCTCGGCTTCGGCATCGACGCTGACAAAGTTCCGCGATACTTGCAGGCTATCGGCGATATTGCTATGGGCGATACCCGCCGCTTTCAGTCGCTTTCGCTTGCGTTTTCGCAGATGTCGGCAGCGGGCAAGCTGATGGGTCAGGACTTGATGCAGATGGTAAACGCAGGCTTCCAGCCATTGCAGGTCATATCCGAAAAGACCGGCAAATCTATCGGTGCGCTCAAGGGAGAAATGTCGCAGGGCAAGATTTCAGCCGAGATGGTTCAGCAGGCTTTTCTTGACGCAACAAGCGAGGGAGGCAAATACTACAAGATGTCGGAAACGGCATCGAAGACCATACCGGGTGCAATCGCCAAGCTGAATGACTCGATGGACTTGATGTTTAATGACATGGGTCAGAATATGGAGGGTGCGCTTGTGGGCGTTATTGACGCGGCTTCCACTATTGTTGACAATATCGGCAGAATCATTCCGGTACTCGCCACCGCTGCGGCGGCTTTCGGTGTTTACAAGACCTCCGTGATGCTTTCCAATTTCGCAGCCAAGCAATCCGTTATCGACGCTTCAAAGGGCATCGTGGATGGCTTCAATGCCGAACTTGCCAAGATACAGGAAATGCAGAACGCCAAGATGATGGAGGGTTACGACGATGACATACGCAAGGCTCTTGAGGAAGGGTCTATCGACCAGACGTATGCCGACTCAATCCAGCAGGGGCGTTTATGGCAGCAGGAACAGCAGCGCATCGCCGAGAATGAACGCCGTATCGCAGAAGAGGCGCAGAAGACCTATGAAACGCACCTCAAGGACATGCAGACCCAGCGCGAAGAAGCCGGGCGTGGCCTTGATGCCGACATCAACGACTCCAATGCCAACGGAATAATCACGAATGATACCGCTGAACGCTTGCAGAATGAGCGCGACTATGCACAGGCACTCGTTGATACAAAGCAGGCGGCACTTGAAAGCGCGAACATGCAGAAAGCCGCAAGCGACCAACTTGTAGAAGCTGCGGAAAGGCGCGTTGAGTCTGCAAAAGAACTGATGGAGATGGCAGAAGCCGCCGGCGATGCCGACGATAAGAAAGCCGCCGCCGAAGAATACATGGCGGCAGTAGAGGAGCAGGCTTCCGCTATAACCGCCCAGCAGTCAGCAGCCGAGGGTATAAACACAGCAGAAAAGGAACTGAATGGCGCGATTACCGCACAGCAAGCCGTGCAGAAACAGACCGCCACAGCCGCCGTCATTGGAGAAACAACCGCAACCACCGCCAATACTGCGGCCACAAACGTAAATACCGCCGCAACCAGTCGCGGCACAATCGTGACCGCACTTGCCACGGCAAAGGATAAAGCATTGACCATCGGAAAGTATGCGCTGACTGCGGCCACCAACGCCTGCAAGAACGCATGGAATAGCCTCAAGGTCGCTTTTATGACCAATCCCTTCGGCATGATAATTACCGCCCTGACAACCGTCATCGGTCTATTTATGTCGTTTAAGGACGAAGCTGAGGAATCATCCGCTATGTCTGAAAGATTTGGCGAATCCACGTTGAAGCTGAAAAACAACATCGATACGCTATACGCCGTAATGAACTCCGTGAACAAGGATAGCCGGGTACACAAGGATGCCGTAGAGGAGCTTATCAAGATGGCGGAAGAATACGGTATCCACATCGACAAGGAAAAGGATAAGATTGAGCAGTTAAATGAAGCCCGTGCGCAGCTTAACCAACTGATTCTGGCAGAGGGCGAAGCACGACAGACCGCCAATCGTCTTGCAACTATTCAGGAAGAAAAGGATGCCGCCACTACATCTTTCAAGGATGAAATGAAAGAAATCATTGAAAACGATTCATCCGGGGAAGCTGCCGAAGTATCCAAGATTATGGCCGACACCATAGCAAGTACGGTGGAAAACAAAAAGGCTGAACTTACTGAAATGGTCAAACTCCTTGAGGATGCTGAAAAGGAATATGCCGCTAATGTAACCTATACCGAGAATGGTCAAAAGATTGAAAACGCAGCCGCTGTAAAGGCACGTCAAGAAATTGCCCGCTTGCAGACGGAAATTGCCCAAACCGCAAACATGGATGCAAAGGCACTGGCGAAACAGATGGGATTTGCCGAGCAGTATGTTCTTGACATCAAGGATACATCCAAACTTGTTTCCGAGCTTATTAACAAAACCAATACGCTTGATAAACTGACCGAGAAGACGCAAGCCCAAGCAAATGCCGCTGCGGATGCCGCTGAACGTGCGGCTGCGGCACAGCCGGAAATTGATTATTCCACCTTTGATTCCAAGAAATTGACCGAGGAGCTGACAAAGGTATCGAAAGAGGTTGATGAAATCAATGCAAAACCGGTCAAACCTTTGGCAGACCCTATCAACATACATGAACTTTTTGAAGCCGCCGAACAAACGGAAGGCAAGATTGGCGATGTCGATGAATCGTCAGCTACGCCGACAACCGACAACACTGCGCTGGATGAAACGTCGGTTAAGGCAGCGCAAGCGGAAGACAAGATGAAAGACGTTGACAACGCCGTAGCCACGCCTTACATTGACACCAAATATCTTGATATTGCACTAAATACACTTGACAAAATCAAGATTACGCTCCGTGATGTGGGCGGTCAGGTCTTGAATACGACCGGCGCAGAACGTCAGACCTTGCAGAATCTTCTTGCCAAGTATGGAAAGAACGGCAAAATCACTCCCGGCACAAAGATGGCAAAAGCCGATTTGGATGCCTATAACGCGATTGTACGGAACGCCCGTCTACGAAGCAATTTCAAGATGGGCGGCAAGAACTACCATCTTAATTCCGAGCAGTCGGCACTATTGCAGCAGTTTATTGACCGTTATGGTACGCAGTTGGGCGAGGGTGCAATGTCTGATGTTGATAAGCGATTGTATCGTCAGTTAAAAAACGACTTAATGGTGGGCGAATACAACCGAAATAAAGGCAATCAGAGTCAGGCTATGCAGTCTATCAAGACCGCCCTTGAAAGCCAGATTCAGAACGCCAAAACAACCGAGGAATTTTCTGAAATCCGCAAGTCTATCAACTCGCAGATGCAAAAGGTTGACCAGTCAAGCGCATTGTATAAATACTACGAGCAGCAGCTTAAAGCACTTGATAAGCGCGATAAATCCAAGAAAGGAAATAAGAAAGGCGGCAGTAAGGATGACCCTAAGCAAAGGGCATACGAGCTTCGTAAGATGCAGTTGGAAGAGGAGCGTCGAACCGCTGAACTTTTACAGGAAGAAAGAAACAATCAGCGTGAGCTTGAAATCGCACAGTTGGAGGATAATTCCGAAAAGGAAATAGCCACTATCAAATTTACTGCCGAAAAGAAGCGTCAGGCTCTTTTGAAAGAAGCCGAAAGGGAGGCGCAGACACTTGAAAAGAACGCCTTGCAGGAATGGCTCAAGGGTGGCAAAGGTCGCAAGGAATATCAGTATTATGCACAATTCTCCGACGAACAGTTGAAGAAGATGCGCGAGGATTGGCTTACACAGGCTAAAGACAACATAGGCTTTGACACACAGAGCCAGTTGATTGATGTCAATGGATCAACTGACCTTGAAGCAAGGTTTAAGGAAGACTTTGCTGCTATGCGTGACTATCTGAAAGAATTTGGGTCTTTTCAGCAGAAAAAACTTGCTATCGCAGAAGAATATGCAGAAAAAATAAGAAACGCCCAAAGCGAGGGCGAGCGTCTTGCCTTGCAACGGCAGCAACGTGCCGAGGAAGAGCAGTTTGAATCAAATGCGGTAATGAATCAGATTGACTGGTACACTGTCTTTGATAACGTTGGCGTTATTATGCGCGGTCAGCTTGAACCGCTTTATGAGCAGTTGCAGAAATATGTAAAAACCGAGTCGTTCCGTCAATCCGGTGCAGAGAATCAGCAAACCGTTATAGAGGCCATGGAAAGTATGCGTCAGCAGCTTGGCTCTAATCAATCGTGGCAAGATTTGTCTTCATCATTGATGGCTTATCAGAAAGCCCTTGATGAATTACGCATCGCTACCGAAAACGATACACGAGTTACTGCCGAATTAAGTCGCCTTACACAAGTCCAATCGGAAGCCCAGAGGAATCTTGAAAGAGTGCGCAATAATCCAGAAACATCACCGGAACAGTTGAGGGTTGCGCAAGAGGCTTATGAAAATGCGACTATCGCGGTCAACAACTATGGTGCAACCGTGGCAAATTCCAACCTCGCATTACAGCAGGCGCAGAATACAGTAAAAAGCTCCGGCATGATGTTGTCGCAAACTGCAAAGAACGTCATCAAGCCGGTCAGCAAAATTTATACATTCTTGAGCAATTCCGGCTTTTCGCAGTTGGCAGACCTTTGGGACGCATTTGACTCCTTAAAGGGTGCTATCGATGGTCTGAAAGGTTTATCGGCTTTTGAGGAAGCATCCAAAGCGATTACCGACCTTAAAGATGCCGCAGCAGAGGGCGCAGAAGCATTTGCATCCGCACTTGAAGACTCACCGCAGTTAATTAAGGATGCAATGACAAAACTTGAACTTTCCTTTGAAGATTTTAGCGATTCGGCATCCGGCGCTGCCGATAAATTATCAAGTGAAATCACAGGTGTAGTTAGTGAAGCAGGGGATGCAGTGGGCGAAGCCTCGCAAGCAGTTGGTAGCATGGCTAAAGGTCTTGGAAAGGCTGGACTTATAGCTGGACTTATAGCTTCTATTCTTAAAATACTTGATATTCTTAAAGATGGATTAGGGCCACTTATTACAGCGATTCTTGATTCAATCCTTAATGCTATTTCAGGCATTATCGGCAACATACTCAACTTCAAGGAGGGTCTTTTCCGTCAGATTGGCGAAAGCCTTTACAAAGGCATCCTCGGCATCTTCAAATCAATCTTCACACTTGGCGGTTGGTTTGATTGGTGGGGTAACGGCGAAAGCGACAAGCATCTTGAGGAAGACATTGAACGTTTGACCGCTACTAACGAGGCACTTCGCAAGGCCGTGTATAATCTTGCCGATGAAATGCGGGATGCCGCCACTGCCGATATGGGCGCACTATATCAGCAGCAGAAAGGCGATATAGAAAAGGCGATGAAGAATACTCAGGAAATGATGTCACGTTCCGGCGCGGCGTATTCTAATGGCTTCTTGGGTGTTGGAGGATACAAGTCTTCAAACCATAAGATAAATAAGGGCATGAGCGGCGATGATTGGTCGCGTATTTCTGCTATCGTAGGCAAGTCGGTGCGCAGTGCCGGTGACTTTTGGAATCTTACTTCCGAGCAGATGGCAAAGGTTGCACAGAGCGCACCTGACCTTTACGCCAAAATTAAAGGTCTTGCCGATGACGGCCACAAGGATGCCGCGCAGTTCATGGATGAATACATCGAATACTACAAAGAACTTGAAGAGCTTGAGAACGCATTCCGTGAGTCGCTGACTGACGTGTCGTTTGATAGCGTCAAGGACGAGTTTAAGTCGATGCTTCTTGACATGGAATCCGATAGCGAGGACTTCGCCAACAACTTTGAAAAGATGATGCAACAGGCCGTTATTAACAGCCTAATGAACTCCAAGTACAACGAAAAGCTCAAGCAGTGGTATGAAGACTTTGTCGCCGCTATGGATGACCAAGATGGTCTTACCGCCGCAGAGCAGGAACGCTTGAAGCGCGACTGGGATAACATTGTAGGCGATGCCGTCAATGACCGCAACAATCTTAAAAAGGCTATGGGCTGGGATGGCTCATCCGAGCAGCAGTCATCAAGCCGAACACTTGAAGGAATGTCACAGGACACCGGCAATGCGATTGAGGGCAGACTTACGGCGTTGCAGATAGCCGTTGAATCTATCCGTGCAAACGAGAATCAGCACACATTATCGCTTGCCGACATGACTGACGAATTGCTCCAGATAGCGATGGAATATAGCCGCTTCAATGTTCATCAGGACAACATCGAGCGTCAGCTTGCAAAGATTTACATCGAATTGCAAACCATCAGCGAGAATACTGGCGCGATTGTGAAGCCGATACAGACCATGCAGGCTGATATAGCGGAAATCAAAAAGAACACGAAAAATATCTAATATGGCAACACTACCCGAATTAAGAATAAACGGAAGCAGCACCGTATATCAAGACTACGGTGTGCGCATGGGCGAGGGCTTTCTGGACGCATTAACCGAGCCACTGTCGCTGAAAGAAAACATCGAAAACGAGTCAAGACTGGAACACGGCAAGCGCGTTGTCGTGGAAGATGCGCCTAAATACGCATCGCGTGATGTCATACTTGACTTTACTATCACCGGCAAGACCCCGGCTGATTTCCGCACAAAGAAAAACGCCTTTCTTGCCTTGATGTATAAAGGCAAGATTACGCTACAAGTCCCACAAGAAAGTGATGACGTGTACCATCTGATTTATCGTGGCAAAGGGTCGGTTTATTCCATAAATCCACAACGCACTTTCTGCCACATGATGCTCAAGTTTGAAGAGCCAGACCCAAGCAAGCGCACCCTATAATCCCACATAGACGCAGAATTAAGGGCGGTCGGTATCAAAACCATTCGCCCTTAACTTATTCCGTCACATCTATGTCAAATCGCTTACGCGCTTTCTTCGGCACACCTACAACCGCCGACAATTCTATGCAGATTCTTTTGGGGTCATACATTGCATCCTTGATTTCGCAAACAACTAATCCTTGCCTGATAAGTTCCTTAACAAAGGTTGTCATAATGGACTCAATGCCGTTGTTAATCGCAAATTCGCAGCCGGATAGCCCGCCCTCCTTGAGAATCTTCATGTATTCTTCTTCCGCGCCGTCGGATGCCAACCGAGGTATTCTGGGTGTTAACTTCAATTCGCTTTTCCGCATATCGAAGCGGGCGCGTACCATTTGTGGTGAGTCATACTCCCGGATGTCAACCATAATGTCGCGTAGTCGCTTTTCTTCGGCTTCCGCGAATAGCTGAATTGGCTTTATGTATCTGAGTTCATCCATTGGCTTTCTTCCTTTTGTTTTGACGATATGCCCACTTGCCAAGCCAACACATCCATACAAGCGTTGCGCCCTCAAGAATCATAATAACATAATTTTCCTGATAGATGGCTTTGATAACGTCTGCTATCATCTGAATAATGGCGAAGACTATGGCACATAGCCACACCTTGAATCCTTTTAACTGCATGACGTTTTGAGTTTATCAAGTTCCATCTTAAACATGATACAGTAGTTGGCCATATCCAGCAACGTATCTTCCGCTGTTTCGTCCGCAACGAGAGCCTGCTCGCCTTTGATAAGGTTCTTGAGGCGGTTGAATTTGTGCATGATGGGCGCGAAGCCGATAACCGGGCCGGAGGTCGCACCAAATTCCTGTACCGACTCAGAGAATGAATTGCCGTAGTCGTGGTTCTTGGCGATGAATTTCTGCGTCATGTTTTCCACGATTGCCTTATACCGGCTGACGTCTTCATTGACGATGCAGTCTGCAAATTCGACATCCTGACTGAAATCTATAAGTTTATCGTTTCCCATTGTGTAGTGATTTGATTACGTTTTCCAACGCTTCAATCTTTTCTTTCAGCGACTGGATATGTTCTTTCTGCCGCTTATTCTTGTCGTGAAGCGTTTTGTTTTCTTCTTCGATGTTGTCGCATTTCCGCTTCAATTTTCTTGCTTCGTTGGCGCGTTTTACCAGTTCGTAAACATAGGCGCGATGTGACCGGTCGGCGATAAGAGGTTTTGCGCCATCATAGGCATCCATCAGCTCGTCGATTTCTTCGTGCTGACGTTCCGTAAGTGCTTCAAGGCTTTCAACCTTTTGCCTATATCTATCGTTCAGGCGTTCAAGATGCGCCATGTACCGATTACGCTTCTTGTCGTGTTCCTTGTATTTGGCGATTGTGTAGCGTAGCCGACAAAGTTCATCTTGAAATTCGATGTATTGTAAACCCTCTTCTTCCATAACGGCATCAGTTTACGAATTGCAGCTTGTAATGCTCCAGTTCCTTTTTGAATAGTTCTGTCTTGTTGTAGCCGCAGCATTTCTGTTCACAGCAGATACCGCCACGGTAAACGCACTTCCTGACAAGGAAAGGTGCTAAATCCGGGTCAACATCCGCAATCTTCGCCTTGATAGCCTGAAATAGTTCACGTGTTTCCGGCGATGCCTGTGTGCATAGGCGTAATTTCGCCATGTCTATCAAGCCTTGTGCATTGGCGAAAAGCAGAAGATTGACCTTTGTGTAGCGGTCTGAATTATCAGCGAGCCAGTCCAGAATACCGCAAGCCTCCGCAATCTTTCCGTCGGCAAGCAAGGCGTTGACTTCGGCGATGCGCTCCTTGAGATGTGGATTACCGCCGCCGGGTCGGTCGATGCGACATGTAAGCTGATAGGGCTGCGAGCCTACGTGATGGCGGATGAAATGGGTGCTTACGAACAAGGGGATACCATAACATTCCACAGTGAATATCTGGGTGCGGATTATGGAGTGTTCCGTCTTATAGGCACGTTTAAGCGTTATCTTGCTTTCATGCCCGGATGTAAAACTGGCGGCAAGCTGAACAAGCTCCACGCCGGTATGCTTCTTGACAATGATATTGGGTTTATTTTCCATTTTTGATGATTTTTTCTTTAAGTGACCACGTGCGCATTGCACCAAGTCTTGCAAGCTGAAATTGCTCCTCTAAATACAATTTCCGTTCACTGCAATGATAGTGTATGTTTGACGGTTGCGATTCTATTTTAGGCCAGCACTCGCCATCCCATGACGCGGCATAGCTGATAAGACCCCATCTGTGTCCGGGGTCAACTTCTGCAAGTTTTTCACGGCATTTATCAACGATTGACTCCGGCACTGCGTAGTAATGCCACGATACCTTTGTGTCTTCGTGCGTATGCCGTTTCCGAAAGTCTGCGAGAAAGTCTGCCCAACTTCGTTTGATTTCAATTTCGGTAAGATAACCGCTTTTGTTCAGTATCAACAGGTCGGCTTCATGGTTAAGTAAGCCCCATGATACGTTAGGCACGATTACATTGTTCCGAAAATTGAAATATTGCGCGAGTCCAAGCTCTATCTGCGTTATTGATAAGGTCGTGTCAGCAGCCATGATGATTATCTATTGTCGCCGACTCCGTGAATCGTACCACGTTCCACTCTGCCGGCGATTTTTGCTATATTAAGTTCCGCAATTTCAGAAAGACTATAACCGAGAACACTTGACAGGTTCGCGGCATACCACATAATATCGCCAAGCTCCAGCGCGAGGGCGTGTTTGTCGGCTTCCTTGTATTCGCCGTCCTTGTCGCGCAAGATTTTCTTGACCTTATCGGCTAATTCTCCGGCTTCGCCACAGATGGCAAGCGCAAGATAGTTAACCTTGCCGTCGTTGGGATAAATCGCCGTTTTAAGGGCGGCTTCCTGATATTCGTTAAGATTCATTTTCTTTAAGAAGTGTCGTTAGTATTTGCTTTGTTTCCTTTGCGGTCAGCCCGCGATGTTCATCTACTGCCGTTTGCAGTGCCGGGGTGATGTCGCTGATTTCGCCTATAATAAAGCCATAGCCACCGCAGTGTCGGCATCGTATTCTTGTAGGTATTCCGCTTTCCCATGCGTCCCAGCATGGCCTGTTGTAGAATCGCGGATTGTCAACCATTCCAACACCATTGCATACCGGGCATCTCATACGATTATAGGCTTATCGATTTCAAACATCCGGTAGAAGTGCTGGAGGTTGTGAACGTAGCGTAGATAGACCACGTGAAGATACTCATCGCCTCTTCCGTGGTATTTGGCAATGAACTTGTCTTTATACTTGTGAATGTCAACCCAGTCGTTCAAATCCCATTTGGATGCAACACCGGGTATTGTTTCCTCTATGCCGTGTTCATCGTTGACAATGCGCTTTCCGTAAATATCCCTTTCAACGAGAAATTCTTTGGTCAGTGGGATAGGCCGCACATCTTCATAATCAACCTCAAAGGGGTCGCCCTGTTCGGGGTCTATTTCAAGATATAGCACATCCTTGAACATGGCCACGACATACATCGCCGGCGATTCCTTTCCGGTTATAGATGAATATTCGCGTACCCAGTCGCCCAACTGATAATGTATGGCGAGTGTCGGCAACTGCGTATTAGGATATTTCTCGGCTTCCATCGAACATTGGTCTGAATTTGTTGGTAACTACTTGATAGATGCAGTCGGTGGCGTAGCCTACAAGGTACGCCATGACTTCCTGATGCTCGGTGCTGACTTCTTCGCCAATAGCCGCATACATTTCCATTGCAAAGTGCGTAGCTTCATGGGCGCAGTCCGAAACGGTGATGTTGCTTTCAAGCAAGACAATCAGGATGCCGAGCTTGTCGGTGTCGATGTTGTAAATTTCCTTGTAAGTGACAGCCTTTGCATCTTCAACATCATATTCGTGGAGCTTTTCGCCGTCGGCGGTCTGAAAATGCTTCTCCAGATACCCATGTGGCGGCTTCTTGACTATCCACAATTTCCGTGGGAAAATTTCACACGCAAATTCATGGATGACGGTCTGATTCTTTTTCTTCGGTGGCATCGGCTAAAGGATTTCCTCGTTAAGCGTATCCAGAAGCTCCTCGGCGCAGTTCCGCGCATAAACGGCATCGTCGCTTTCAAACGACTTTACCACGTGCCAGAATAGCAGACCGCGCACCTCTACAACGAATATCGGCTCGTCGTTAATCGTGTGCAGCGTTATCATGCGGTATTTCTTCCGCTTGAGTATAAGATTCAGTAAGTCCATTAGTCAAATAATGATGGTTGATTATCGGGTTGTTCTTTTCTCTGAGCCTTAACCCTTGCAGGCTTTTTCGGTAGTTCGGGTTTCTTGCCGGTCTTGACTGCCGTGATGAAAGTTTCCCACGGTAATTTGCGGTAGAACTTCTCCCAGTCTTCTCTTACCAGAATATCACGTTCACGGCAATAGATGTAAACCGTTCCGTTATACTTTATGCCACCGCTGTAACGCGCCACCGAGAAATATGACGAGCTGACATCGGCGATTACGATAACATTGTCATTCATTTCTTGCGAGGGTCTTGATGGTTATTGCCGGTTGACTTCCGAAGATTATAGCCTCTGCCGCATCATTGGTATAATGATATTTCGGTTCGGGTTTAATCTTCCATAAGTGATGACGGATTACCTGATGGATGTCGAAAAGGATGTCAGCTCCATCATCGTATTTCACGCCTTTATTGCTTCCGGGGCCTAAATTCCACGCAAGGGATTTGACTTCGCGCAGGAGTGTCTTGACCTTTTCGCTTATTTCATGGCGTTTGTCAAAATCGGCGGTGCTGTATGTTCTTGTGATAGCCTTTTCAATGACTTCTTCAAGACCTACATCCAACTGGCCGCAAGTATTCCGTGAATGGCAGTCGGATGCCTCGGATAACAATTCAAGCTGACGCTTATTCAGTGTGATTGTGAAAAGCCGTGTGTCGGCATCTTCCACAACCCTTTCATCGGCGAGTTTATAGACGGGGATATTGCAGTTGCGAGCCACCGCCATCTCAATGCGACAACCCTTTGACTCGTTCCAGTCGAAATCAAACAAGACACCATCACACTCCATTAAGCCGGCAATGTCGCGCCCCATAAGTTCAGAATACGGCAACGTGCTATCCGGGCAGATGTCAAAGGGCGTTACGCCCTCATAATCATCCGCAATAACCGATTCCTTGATGTAGTTAGCACGTTGTTTCACTGCCTCAAGGTCACGCCCGCTTATCGGGAGGGAGATGTAGATTTTCTTTTTCAACTGTTATAAGTTTTTGGTTTGTCTTTATAGGTGCAAAGTTAAGTAATTACTTTTATTCCACCAAACAAAAGCCTTATTAAATACTGATTATTGCTGATTTAGGTTTGTGTTATGGTGTAGTTGTTCCTGCGCATAGGCGAGGGCAGCAAGATTGACGCTATTGGCGAAAGCCGGATTGCTGCGCATGATTTCAAGCAGCATTATTCCGAGGCGTTCCGGATTGGTCAGATTTGCCATATTCAGGCTTCCGTTCTTTATCGTGACGCAGACAAAAGAGTCGGCGTTCAAAAGGTTATTGATGGCCGTTTTACGGATTTCTTCACTTTCTGGGTTCATTGTCGTTGATGTATTTGTTTACAGCTTCTTTGGCTTCGGTTGTTTCCAGTCCACGTATAGGCGTGGTCTTTATCAGCTCTACGAATTTGTTGAATTTAGGGCAGCAGTTCCGAGGGCATGGGTTGCCGTTGCCGTCATGGTTCTGCCAGTTGTTGCAGACCGCCGTACAGAAAGCATCAAGCATATTCTTACGCGAAGCCATCATAATACGTTCCACGTCGCGCTTAAAAGCGTAGTTAGGTTCGTCAAAAGACGTTTCCACTATATCTCTGCCGTTTATCCTGTCAAGCCATTTCTGCGCCCATTCTGCGGCTTTTGCGTAGGTGGCGAAGATGCACACTTCAAGGGAGCAAAGGTTCTGCATGGCTTCGCCGCGAATTTCGCCGGCATCAGTCTTCCAGATATTGATTGCGCCATAACTGCCTGCGGATGTGCAAGCGTGTTTACTTTCAAGTATAGACTTTATCTGCAACGCATCGGCTTCCGTAATAGCGTATGCACCGACTTTACGCCGTCTTACGCCTGCCAGACCCTCAAGGTCGCAAAATACACGTTCTTTCATATCAGTTTTCCTTTCTTTAGACTTTCGTAAGCTGCCGCGCACATAGGGCATCGCCAGTTGGTTTTAATATCGTAGGAGCTTTTGTATGGGTCGATTAAACGCCATCCATGCTTTGTAAGCAGTTCCGGTACGCGAAAAGCGTTGTTGGTTCTGATGACTACCACACCGCCACATCTGCAATTTGCCGTGTATCTTCCCATTACTTTACCTTTTCAAATTCATAGGCTATAACAAGGGGATTGCTCGCCCAAGTTCCTTTGCCGGATATGCGCTCTATAAGATGGGCATAAGCATCGCGTGGAGTGGGATGATGCGAGAATACGCCTTTATCGTTATCAAAGAAACCATAGTAACGTTTCCCTTGCGCAGTCCATTTATCGATGCCCTCTTTCAGACAATCCTCGTTAGATATGTCTTGCAGGTGTTCAAACCATACCCTTTTGATTTTGATTTGGTGTGGCATTTCTTCGGCATCGACAAACATCTTGTTCATAAAGCCGGGATGATGCAGAAAGCCGGCGTAATGCGCACGTTTTCCTTTTGCAGACTCCCAATGCCCCATGCAACAGAAATTTTGGGGGTCTTCAAGTTCGTCAAGGATGGAGCAATACCTTTGTGCCACGGCTACAATGTCGCCGACTTTGAAAGGCAATTTGCCCTTTTCTTCAACGATATAGTATTGCTCAAGCAATTCTATTCCGTCAAGGCGGTCAAGCGTAGCCTCGTAGTATTCACGCTGAAAGGCTTCGATTTTGCTTTCGTGCATGGTCGCCCTTGATTGAGGGGGGGGGGTAATTGGCGATTACTGCGCGAGATACGTTGTGATTCACGCTGGCACGACTTGCACCACATCTGCAACCCGTCAGCCGAGCTACTGCGACGGCTGAACTGGTCAACCGGCAATTCTTTGCCGCATCTTGTGCAGACCTTTGTGGCCTGCGTTGTCGGCTCTTGATTTGAGGATAAATCCATGTTGATATATTTATTTGTTTAAGTGTTTACTTTTACAACCACGTCGCAAAGTTAAAGCATTTACTTTAATTATCCAAATTAAATCGCCGGGCAAATTTGATTTTTAACTCTTATTAGCTCTTAGCTATCTTCCACATTGCGAGTTGATTACCTTTGTTAGAGGAGATGATTGTCGCGTATAAACTTGTCTAAATCAGCGATGTTATACTCATAATAGTTACGGTTGGCATTGCGCTTATAGACACGTCGTTCAATCACGCCGTTTTGACCTGCTTTGCTGATGATTTCCGCTTTGCATCCGCAGTAAAGGGCTGCTGTATCAAGGGGTAGCCACTTCTTGCTATCTTCACTGTCTTTTGCCTGATGCGTTCCGGGCGTGTAATACTCGCCGTGCATACGCGGTTTTGCGCCCTTGCCGTAGGTCTGAAAGAACAGGATGGATGAACGAATGGCGGCTCTTTCGCGCATTTCGTCTTCCGGTGTAATGAAAAAGCCGAGTACATACTTGCCCTTTCGCTTATTTTCCGTTGGTGCCGGGGTCTGCGCCGGTGTGGGCCGTGGAGTTTCATCCTTTGGCTCTTCCGCTACGACAGTGGGTGTTAGCTTGACATGGGGCGCGATTTCCTTTCCGTGCTGAAAACGTTTGTTTTTAGGCAATTTCTGAATGGCTGCTATAATCAGATTGACGGTAACATCGCCCTGACGCATCAGCTCTATCCACTTCTGCGCCAACTTTGATGTTCCGCTTTCTGAATATCCGATTTCGGCGGCTATATCCCTTACTGAATAGCCGTTCATGGTTATCTGCGCACCTGCATAAAGCATTGCGCGGTATGCCTTGCGCTTGGTCGGTGTCAGCTTATTAAACTGCTTCGCCGCCTTTTTGTCGATGATGTCAGTGATTACTTGTTCCATTGCGATATGAGGGTTGTTATAGCATGTTGTTTATCATTATGACCGCTTTGTTTGCCATTACGCCGACGCATAGCTCGGTGTCATTGTTCTTTTCCAGCGGGTAGGGTTTGATGATGTCGTTGCATACGCCTTTAATGGCGGTCAGACGCGCATCTCCGTGATTACGGCAGGGCATCCCCAGCTTTTCTGCGATACGCTTGTTGACGTTGCGGTCAAAGTCTTCCACGTAGTTGATGAAAGCAAGGATTATGTTGGCGTAACAGTATAGGGCTTCGTGGTCTATCCGGCCATATTTCTTCAAAATCTGATTTCCGAATGTGAAATACATAAGACTCAGATTTGCGCCGCATGACACAAGGTATTCATCGCGCTGTGTAAGGAATTTCTCAAAGACGTGCGGCGGCATTTCATGGCGTAGGGCTGCAAGATACTCCTCTTTGATTGCCTTGAGCAACCGGGTGTGCTTCTTGAAGTCTGAAAGCCGACAGTCGCGGGCATATTCCACAAATAAGTCAAGATAGTAGATTACGCACTGCGTAATGAAGTGTGGTACATACGCCATCTTGAGTGATTCGGCCTTGTCGAACAGGTTGAGAAATTCTTCTGTTGACAGGTCGCGTTCACGCATTGGTTCGCGCTTCTTGAAGTGGATGCCGGTGTCAATCATCGGCTTTATGGGTATGGGGTTTGCACTTATCCCTCGCTTTTCCATTTCGGCGATGACCGATTCTGGGAGCTTTATGCCGTCAAGCATATCAGAAAAGGGATAGCTGTTGATTAACTGGGATTTCATTGGTAAATAAATTCTTGAAGATGTGATAAAGACATGATACCACGATAGAATTTCCCGCCAGTTTGTAGTGTTGGGATTTGGATATGCCAGACGCTAACAGGTGGTCGATATATTCTTCCGGCACGTCCATAAGGCGGTAGCACTCGCGTGGGGTCGGCTTGCGTATGCGAAAGCGCGTCTGCGTTCCGTACTCCTGCGCCACATGGTCTACGGCTCGCTTGATGATGCGCGTTTCTGGGTCAGACATATCAAGTTCGCCGTCGCCACGTTCCACGACAAGATGGGGCGATTTATAGTCAGTGCTGAGAAGCGTGGGCGAGGATTCAGCCGATGGCTGCAATCTGCCGTAATTCTTCCGTGGGTCAGCCATAACCATAGGGGTATCTCCGTCGGGCAGCTTTACAAAATTGTTCTGCTCCCATGCGCTTGTTGTGATGGCCGGCGACACATCGCCCACGTCGCCGCCGGGTCTATTCCACGGCATAAGACTGATGATTGACGGGTCTTCGCCCTCAAGTATCATAGAGTCTTTCTGGACGGTTGTAAGGGCGTTGGCTACATCGTCGCCAATCTCAAGTTCCTGATGGTAATCCGCACCCTTGCCGCGACCACGCATGGCGCATGACTTGGGGTTGGCTTCTTTTGGCAGCCCTTTGTCGAAGTTTAGGATTCCGTCTTCTATCTGGCGTTTCATTTCTTCTGTTGGGTTTTCGATTGTAAGGATGCCGGTCATAGGGAAATTGCCATCAATCAGATTGCTTGCGCACATTGCGCCGTAGCGTGTCGTGATTGTGTAGGCTAATCCCTCGTCGGCTGTATTGAAAGGTATCTGTTCCATAGCGAGGATAAGGGGCATTGAGTTGCCGCCTGTTGGCGTTGTAAGCGTAGGCGAGATGCCGCTGGGGTCATAAACCCTGCCGTTGGTAGGATTCTTTTCCTTGTCGTATATCTGCGCCACCTGTATAAGCTGATTCATGTCGTTGTCGGTTGTTTCTTCAAGAATAAGTGCCGGATAACCGTGATTGAGCATAATCGTGGGCGATATTCCGTCCGGGTCGTAGATGTTACCTACATTGTGACCCGACGGCATTACATTGCCTATGATTTTAAGCTCTGGGGCGGTTTTATCTTTATTCATTTTCTGAATTGTTGTTTTGCGATTCCATGATGTAGGGATGCCATCCGGTTGTCAGTGCTGTGGCTATTCCGTTACTGTCATAAACTCTATCCGCGATACTTGGCTGCTTGCCATTCTCATCCTTTGAATTTATGCAGATTGTCCGGGGGGTATTTTCAACAAGCACTTTGGGGCAGTTTCCGTGTCCTGACGTATGTGTCGGCGCGATGCCGTCTGCGTCCACGATTTTGCCGTCTTGCGAGTTGTTGATTTTACCAACCACAATGATGCCGTCTTCGTCATTCTTGGATGTAGGTATCGGTTTCACGTTGTCCGTAGTTCCCGGTGATGGTTCCGCAATACCCCCCCGTTTTGGAAGTTCGGCTTGAAGCCACAACCCTCAGCTTGCTTACGCTCGCAATGGTCTATGATTGCCTGAATCTTAGCATCAGACAGATAGTAGCTTTCATCTACATTCGTTTCCAATACGTGCTTGAGGCGGCGGTCTAACTTGAAGGGTTTGGGGAAATAGTAGATAGCCTCGCCGTGGATGCTGACCATAAAGACACGCTCGCGGTTCTGCGGTACGCCATAATCTTTTGAGTTCAGCACTTGGTAATAGTTCGTGTAACCGAGGCTTTCCAGATACATCGCCCATCGCTTGAAATCCGGCATGAATTTGTCGCTTACAAGAGCCTTGACGTTTTCCATCAAGAGGTATTTGGGGTATTTGGTTTCGATTGCCCTTGCGCACTCCCAAAGAAGCGATGACCTTGTGCCAGACCCCTCGGCGAGTCCTTTCTGTAAGCCGGCATTGCTGATGTCGGTACAAGGAAAGCTGTATGTGAACAGATTGAAATCCGGCACATTCGCCCAGTTGATTTTGCAGATGTCGCCATAATTCGGGTATCGGTCGATAAGTTCCTGTGGAGGCTCGTACCCCCCCCTAATGGCGGTTTCCACATCGCCGACTGTGCGGCAACGTGACAGCAACTCGGCATCGCGGGCTGCATAGTAAGCCTTGATTGCGGTGGCATCGATTTCGGATATTCCGACAACCGTGTAGTCAAGCCCGATGTCTTGCTTGAGGCGTTCAAGAGCCATCGACTGACTGCCGTAACCGGCAAAGGCTTCAAAGACTGTTATCTTTTCCATATTGGTCATTATTGAATAATTCGTATTGTGTCAGCACGACATTGCCACGACGTTGTTCGCCCATACATTCTTGGCGAAAGCGCACCTCTTGCGCTGTGTAATATTCCGGGTCAATCTCGCAGCCTATGAAGTCGAAGCCCATGCGATAGGCAGCAATGCGACTACTACCGCTTCCGAGGTGGGTATCGAGAATCAAGTTGCCGGGATTGGCGAAGTTCTGAAATATCCATGCGTACAAGGCGACTGGCTTTTGTGTGGGGTGTATCCGTGTTTCCTTTACACTCTGACGCGCCGCGCTATATCTGAATATCTTTGCCGACCTGTCAAATGTAGTGAGGGCAAGCTCACACATGGCGAATGACAATGTTTCTGGCTGTTCCTTATCCCACACAATCCAACACTTTGAATTGATGGGTATGCGGTCTATGAAATGGTTTGCGCCGAAGATGATGGCGTTCTTGCTTACGCGAAGCAACTCCGTGAAAAATTCCGCTTTTGGAGCATCTTTATCCCACGGCTTGTATGCGCGACCCTTTTCTTTCATCAGTCTGCCACTTGAGCAGATGTCTATTCCGTAAGGGCAATCGCATAAAGCGATGTCAACGCTTTTGTCTGCCATTGATTTCAGTACCTCAAAGCTATCGCCGAGGATGATTTCGCTACGTGGTGTCATTCCGCAAATAGGCTTTCTGGTTTATTACTTGCCTTGACTTTATCCCGGCGCGACTCGCGCTCTATCAATTCCGCGATGTCAAACATCGACGGCGTGGACTGATAGGTTTTAAGCAGATTCACGGCATCGGCATAAAAATCTTTCTTAATCTCAAATCCATAGGCACGGCGACCGCAATTTCTTGCAGCAAGCAAGGTTGTGCCACTTCCGGCGCAAGGGTCAATAACTACGTCGCCGGGGTCAGTGAAAATGCGGATAAGTTGTTCCAGCAGTGGCACGGATTTTTGCGTGGGATGGATTTTAGGTGTCTTGGTGTCACGGGGATAATCCATGCAGTTAAAGACCATACGACCGCCATTATTGAATTTAGGGAGTTTTTCGCGGTACAGAAGCAGCCCGTATTCGCAGTTTCCAACAATCTTCATGTTTGACTTGAGTACCTGTGCCGACCAGTTCTTACGAAAGACCAACGGGATATAGTGATTGAATCCGTATCGCTTTCCGAGTTCAATGAAATACATCATCTGTTCAAAGGCGCAGAAGATAATCATACACGGTGCTTTGCCCGCCTCTTTAGGTTCTTTAATAAGCAAGTTTGAGCAAAAGTGCATAAATTCCGCAGGCTTGAAATTGGCATCGGTATCAAAGAATTGTGTGCCGGCGAGTTCGCTTTCGCCATTGGTATTGTCGCCGTCAACATACCACTTGGGATTGGATGCGTAGGCATTTATTCCGAGATTGTAAGGCACATCGGCGATAATAAGCTGCGCCTTGCAACTCAGATACCTCTTCCAATTCTGAAAATGGTCGTTATAAAGCTCTATATTTTGCATTGTGATAATGATTTACTTGGTTTAGAAAGGTAATGGCTCGTTGGGGTCAATCGGCGTAAACGGCATGTTTGGGTCATCCGTCTGCATCTGTATGGGCGTTTGCGCGAAGTTCATCCCGGCTGGCGTTTGCGGCTGTGATGGGATTGAATCCGCATCATCTTCCCACGGCAGTCCCGACGGCAGGGATGGCTGCGTTATAGTGTTCCGTTCTTTGGCTACAATCATATCCTCCATGTCTGCCCTGAAATCCACGGCTACGCTTTCGCTTTGCTTCCACGGGATATATCGGCCATTGATGACGTTGAACTTGAATGTAGCGTCGCCCGGCGCACCGAGGTGTCTGAACTTGACCTTTTCCACGCGCACAAGGGTGTAATTCTTGCTTTCGTCGCGTTCACGATGTACCACAAGACCGAAATCCGCTTTGTCAAAGAATGTCGCAGAGCCGCTGATGTCGTACATGGTAGGCACACCGCCATTTCCGTTATCCTTTTTAATCTTGGTGGGATGCGCCATAAGGATGAAAAGGAGGTCGTTCTGCTGGGCAAAAGCCGTCATTCTATTCAGAAGACGCGAGATGTATTGGGTTTCCGTTTCGCCGCCTGACTGTTCATGCTCGATTCGGTTAAATGGGTCAAGTACAAAAATTCGTATTCCCCTACGACGTACAAGGTATTTAGCCTTTGCCAGAATATTATCTATCGTTGCACCGTCTTCCGGTAATACGTGAAAGAAGTTTTCACGATAGTATTCTTTGGCGTGAGCATATTGCTGTGGAGTGATGTTTTCACCCCGGTTGTCTATGGCTTGAAATTTCTTTCCACATAGCTTTTCTATCAGCTTTACGGCATGAAGCTGAATCGGCACGTTTTCGGGCGAGAAGAATCCGACCTTGAAATCGTAAAGGATATTCAGACGAACACACATCTCATCGATAAATTCCGATTTACCGCTGCCTGGTATGCCGGTCACAATCATAAGGCGTTTGGTTTCAAGACTCATCAACGCATCAAGATTGGGATGTCCTACCATGAAGCCTTTTTGAAGACCGTTCTGATAGATGGCATCAAGCTCTTCTTCGTAATCGTCAAGCATGAACACGCCCTCAACCTTGACCTCTTTGGCGGTTTTAAGGCAGTTTTCAAGACTTTCCTTGCCGTACTTCTGGAGATGCTCGTTGGCATCCTTACAGTCATCGCCATAAGTGACAATGCGGCATCTTTCACCACCAAAACGACGTATCAGTTCATCGCGCAGCAATAAGCCCTTTGTGTCAGTATCGACGGCAATGTAGATTGTTTCCTTGTCACCAAAGAAGCCCTCTATAAAGTCATCAAGATATGACAGGTTGCTATTCGCGCCGTTGGGTACACTGACGCAGTTGTTCTTTCCGATTTCAATGAACGAAAGACAGTCCATTTCGCCCTCGGTTATGATACACTCGCTTTGGCCGACGATGCTGTCAAGATTGTAGGGAATCAGTTCCGCGCCGCTTTCAAGCATGAATTTCTTATCGCCGGTGCGATACTTCACGTTGATAAGCTCGCCGTTTAGATAGTAGTTGAACTGCACGGTGTTCATCTTCTTTCCGACCTGCGGCATGAACTGCTCACCCTCGTTAATCTTCATGCGTTCAAGCACCCATTCCGATATACCGCGACTATTGAACCATTCAACGAGTTTGCGCGACAGCGTTGTGATGGGTCGTGGCGTAGGTCTGCGATATTCCTTTTTGGGGGCATCATGTGACCTTTCGCCGACATGGATAGTTCCGCTCCAACCGCAGTAATGGCAATGCCATACGCCCTTGCCTAAATCGACTGAAAGACTTTTATCGCGCTTGTCTTTCCGTCGGTCATGGCATTTGGGGCAGATAACTTTCATCTTGCCGCTATTGCGCCCAGCCGGGATGTCTATTCCAAAGTCGCTGTAAGCTCTCATTTTGAACCGTTACTCCTTTCTTCTTCGGCTTTAATGGATTGCCAGATTGCAGATGTATCGCGCCGTGTCGCGCCTTTTATTTCCACAAGGTTGAAAAGCTGACCTATACGGTCGATAGTCCTTGCGCCATAAAGGTCAAAGGTTTCTTTCAGCGTGTGGTTGGTAGTCACGATGTAGGGGATGTCGCTATTGTTGTCGTAGATGGTGTTTATCAAGTGCGCCACGACGTTCAGCTTGTTGCCTACATGGTTTGTGGGGGCTATTTCAGTTCCGAGTTCGTCAAGACCCATAGGGATGCTGTCAAAGACCGAGAAGCCGTCGGCAGCATATTGACCGCAGAAAGTAGGCACGTTTATCCACCGGGGTTTGATGTGTTCGCCGCTATCACGTAGCCAGTGTTTGCTGACAAACTTGATGATGGCTTTCATCAGTGTGCTTTTGCCCGTTCCGATATTACCGTAAATCCATAGACCTTTGCACGGTTTCAGGTTGCCCTCTGTATTGCGTATGCACCAGTTGAACACGTCAGTAACAATCGCCCGGTTGTCCTTGTCAACGACAAAATCGGGGCAGTAACCCTTGAGGATGTCAAAGAAGACCGCCTTAATGGTATTCAGTTCCGTCTGGCATTTGGAGGCCATATCCGGCTGAAGATATACCATTTTGTCTATAAGTTTGATTTCTTCCATTTGATTGTTCTGAATTGTCGTTACTGTATTCGATTTCCCAGCATCGGTTGTTTATCCATGTCTGGAGGTGCTTGATGTACTCTTTGGGTTTTCCGCGTGTCTGTTCGGCATAACCCTGCGCCGCCGGTAAAAGCAATGGCAGTACCTCTTGCCAATCGCGGTGCTTCTTCTTGAAGTTGGCAAATTCAGTGTCAAGACCGCGCTTCTTGCCGGGATACGCCTTGCGAAAGATTTCAAAATCTTCTTTGGCTTTTTGAAGAGTTATACTTTCTTCCTTTCTTTCATTCTCTTCATTCTTATCATTCTTTTTATTCTTATTATTCTTGTTTGTGGCTGGCTGATGTTCGTCTGATGTCGGCTTGATGTCGGGCTGATGTTCATCTGCTGGCTGTTCGATGGCGTTTTGTTGGCTATTGCTTTCCGTTGCGCTTTGGTAACTATCATAATTGCAGATAGTTATTATTGAATATTTGTTGGTCGTACTGCGGATTATTTCTCCTGTTTCTTCCAACTTTTTCAGGCACACACGTAATGCTCCGCGCTTGATTTTTATGCTACGCATAATCCCATCTTCCGAGGTCATTACCTGACCCCGTTTTATCTCTACACCGAAGCTGTAACCGTCCTTGTGATTGGCGGTAAGGAGTAGATGAATAAAGACAGCCATCATGTTCGGCAGACCATACCACCGCCATTCCGTCATCTTGCGATAAAGGCGTATCCAACCTATTTCATTCGGATTGGGATTACACATGGCGGTGATAGATTATGCCGGCTGATACGGTAGATAGTCGATGATTTTTATGCGCTTGACTTCGTCAAGACGCAGATTGTAGCCCTGCTTTAGATACTCGGTGGCCAGCAACGTAGCTTCCACTGTGTCTTTGGCGCATACAAGCATGAAATATTTAGTTTCCTTCTCCTTGCCTGTTTTGTCATCAGTGAACACATCAATCACGGTCGCTTTGTAGAAAGGTTTGCCATCTTCCTTGTTGTTGATGATTTCCCTTATGTCGCTGCGTCTAATGCTGAACACGTCGATTGCCTGATTGGGATACAGTTCAAACATCTTCTTTTCTGCCTCTGCGAATAGCTCGGCATCCAAGATATAGTGTTCCTTAACTTCTTTCTGTTCGCCTGTATCAAGAGTCTTCTCAACCCTTATTTTTGCTTCAAATAACATTGTTAGTTGGGGTTAAATGTCGTAACAAGGTCGGAATACGCGGCCTGTGCTTCGAGCCGGGCAAGTTTCCTATTAGTCGCTACGACAGCGTTGTTAATAATTGCATGGGTATGCGGATGCCGCAACATAAGCGTTACAAGCGCACCTCCGACCTTTACCTCGTCGCCCTTAAAATCAAGTTCCAGCTTGTCGGCATAGACCTTGAGATTGAATTGGGCGACGGGCTTCTGGTCAGTAGATTTTGAGGTGTCACGCTTCCATCTTTTGAAGATGTTCATTATCGAAAGACCTTAAAGACAGTTACGTTATCGGGCAGTTCGGGTTCTGCGCCCCATTCCTTGTAGGAGTTCGTTATGAACACGTGGTCATAAGCCTGTGCAACTTTCTTGATGCCGTCAAGCTGGATGGCGTGGGTAACAAGCAGGGATATACTTTTAGGTGCAAGCTCGCGCAGTTTGGGCGCAAGACCTAAGAATGTTCCACCGCCATCGCAAAGGTCGTCCATAAGCACTAAATCCTTGTCTTTGCAGATGTCGGTTTCTTTGGTGCAGACCTCAAACGATAGCAGTTTCCCGGTTTTCGGGTCGCGTCGCTTTTCACAGCATATTGATGGGATTGCATGGGGTATGTGGTAGCGGGCTTGTGCGCCCTCGTCCGGCAATACCGCCACTACGTCAAGTTGCAGTTCATTGGATTTGAGGATGCCGTTCATAAAGTATTCCATCGTTGCAAGTGCGCCCACGGATTTGTTTATAAGCGACATCGCGCGGTAGGAGTGCGGTTCAATAATTTGCACCTTCTGCGCCCCTATTGCGTTGATTGCATCGGCCACAATCTTTAGCGAGAACGGTCTATTGAAGTCAAATAGGCGGTCACAGCGCATCGACATCAGATAGCCGATAAACAAGGTGTTGATTTCCACCTCCTGACGATTGAGAATGTCGCCTAACTGCATAAGACAGAAAAGGTCATCCGCGCACGTGATACGGCATACTATTGATACCGGCTCTTTGCAGTCAAGCTCATCAACGGTTACATGCTTTTCGCCGTCGGGAAATGTGGCTATTTTGCAGCCGGTCTGTTTGGTGAGGTCGATTATCTGCATAGCCTTTCGCGGATTTCGTTAAACGATGTTTCCTTTATCAGCTTGCCGTCTTCAAAGACAACCTCAAGACAACCGCCGGCTTCCTGTTCCGGGGTTACGCAGTCCGTAGCGTAGTAGATGCCGTTCTGGTCTTTATCGACGCGGATAAGACCTTTCAGCGACTTCTTCATTCCGCTATCGGTTTTGGGCGATTTGAAGATTTCGCGGGGTTCGCCGTTGACCTGACACCATGTTGCTTTCATGGCGAAGCCGAGGCAGTCGCGGGTAACGTACTGAAACGTGAACGAGCCAACGCCCAGTACAAGATTTGTGGCGGCAAAGCCTTTGGCTTCCAACCGTCGATATATCTCTTTCTGACGCTCACGTGTGATGCTGTCGCCGTAGATTACGCCGATATGTGGGTCAAGGACTTTATAACCCTTTTCGTTGATAGTACCGCCGAATATGTTCCACAGAAGTTCATACACGCCGGTTACAGCCGCCTTGTTTTCGTCAAGCTCCTCAAAGCTCATATCGTCTATGGTTGATTGCGGCAGACCGCAGATGATGTTAACCGGGTTTCCGCTATCAGGGCGAATAACGAGGCGACCGTCACGCGCCATGATGGTATCTTTAAGGCGGGGCAGATAGTCAGTGATGACTTTCCATAAATCCCATGTGTCGCTTACGATACTGCAAAAGCCATTGGGGTAGATTTCAGTGATGAAGCGTTTGAATGTTTCAAACTCATCTTCCTTGCCGCCGGCGCACATGACGCTATGCTCTGATGCCGGTACGGTCATTGCGATGATTTCCTTTTCCGCGTTGGCGTTGTAGTATTTCTCTACGGCTTCAATCGCCGGGAGCGTTTCACTGCCGACAAACGATGTCAAGTGCCCCATACCGCTTGTGATGGCTGCTTCCAAGCCAGCCATACCGCGCATGGAGAAGTCGTGACAAAGAAAACCGAGATTGATGTCTGGTGTGAAGCCCGTCTTTTCTGCATGGCGTTCAAGCTCCTTACGATACAACCGGGATGTTGTCGCCGAGGTCATGGGTAGCCATAATTCGCACGACATGATGGTTTCCAAGAAGTTTGTAAGCCAGAAGAATTTGGGATTGGTGTTGATGACCGTAATCATCGGCACACGTATCGGGCAGATTGACCCCTCCGGCAGTGCCTTGAGTCTGATGGGCAGATAACCGAGGCGGTGTAGTTCGCGGATGTGTTCCGAGCCGACCTCGTTCTTGCCGAGAAAGGTATCGACGCGACGTTTGAACTGCGCCACGGCAACATCTTCCGGCAGATTGAAGAAGTCGTTATTGAAGCGGTCTATAAGATATTTCTTGATGAAATACTGGATACCGAAGACCACCGCGCCATCTTTTGCATCTGGCATGTATCCATTGCTACGCGGAGTCCAATTCGCATAGACAAATTCCGTACCTTTCGGATATTGTCTGCGATGGTCTAACTTGTAGCCATCTGTTAAAAGTGAAGCGTTCATCTGATAATGATTGTCGGCCACGCCGTATCGCGGTTGACACGGCGCAGCCGGTAGTGATTAGAATGGGAGGTCAGGGTTTTCGCCGGGTGCGATGCTGGGCGCATTGGCTACGTCTTCCGGTGTGGGAGATTGGGGCGTGAACGTGCGCGTTTCAAGGTCGCCGAGGATGTAGTTAACGCCGTCGATGCGCTCTTCTTTTTTGGGTGCGCAAGTGATGAAGTGCGTGTACGTGTGAGCAACGCCGTTTTCGCTTGTAAACGTCTGCGGTTGCTTTTTTGTAATGACGGCTACGTTCAGGTAGATTCGTTCCTTGCCGTCCTTGCACATGACTTTTCTCATCTGCGATTTGGGGATGTCAGACAGACAGATGCTGCCAGACAAAAGTGAATTGTTGTCTGCCATTGTTTATGCTCTTTTGAGTTGTGAATAGTTTTCTTCGATGATTTGCTCTGCGAGTTCCACGCGCTCCTCGATAAGTGCGATGGCATCTTTGTCGCGCTTGATGCGCACGATGTGGATAGGATTTTCCACAAAGGGGCAATACACGATGAAGTCGCAGAATTTAGCCTCGGTGCAGGCCATGTGATTCTGGCACTGATAGAAGTAGTCCGGATTGACTTTCTTGAGCGAGTCGTTGTCGTGGATTTCCGCAACATACTTGCTGTATGTTGACAGTGTGGGGCATTTGATTTCTACGCATCCCATCACGTCGCCGTCGGCGGTTATTCCGTCCGGCGATGAAGCGAGATATTTGATTTTGGGATGGTGGCAGAGGCCTACCTCCTTAACCTCGCGCCCAGTCATCGTGACGTACATGACACGTGCATTTTCTTCCTGCTCCGTGCCGAAGCGCATAGCCTTTGACTGCGATGTGGTTTGCTCAAGGTAGAATGTGAACATATTATCATCCTTGACAATTTCGGGGTTCAGCGAGCGTTCCCCCGCAAGTTGATAAAGGTATGTAAGGGCGGTGTCTGAAAACACTTTGTCCTTTGTACGGCCACTTTTCATCAGCGAGCCTACCTGACTGCCGGTGATGTAGCCGAGGCGAGCGCGATACCATTCTAGAGTGCGCTGTTCCTGTGTAAAGCTGAGATTTGACATGGCTTATTAGATTTGGGGATTAGGGGCTTGCATAGGCTCGCCGCTGTCGGTGGTCTTAACTTCGCCCGTTTCAGTATCTACTGTTTCTTTGGCGGCATCTTCCGATTCCTCTACGGGTTTAGCCGTGGTCTTCTTCGCACCCTTTGCGGCTGCGCGTGATGCCATTTCAGTGAGTTTGCTTGATTTGGCTTCCTTGCTATTACGAATGGGCGACATAAGGTCTTCTACGGTCGTATCGCCGTCACGAAGAGCTTGCATCATGCCGCGCAATAACGCGATTTCGGAGGCGCATATCTGGGCTTTCGTGTACTTGCCGCAGAGCTTGATAACTTCTTCTTCCGTTATTCCGTACTGCTCCTTGAAATACTTGATAGCCTTTTCGCGGCTTTGAATGAGTTTGTTTTCATCCGAAAGGTCGCCGGTGATTGTTTGCTGGGCCGCGCGATACACCTTGTCAACTATCGCGCCCGGTATGACGGCAAAAACTGCATTGCGCAATGCAATCGCGTTTGCAGCGTTCCCTGTAACGGTTATCATATCGTCGCTGAATCGTCCGTTTTTGCCGATGATAGAGCGTCTAACCTCTACGGCATAGGCGTTGTTGCTTTCCAAGTCCCAAGCCATGCCGCGTGACACAACCTCGCGCTCGTTGATGGCGATTACACGCGCATCTATACGCATGTTGCCATACTGGGCGACTATCAGCTTCGCAAGGTGTACCGATGGGCCGGTGATGGGTTTCCCGCCACGATTCAATGCGTAACCCATTTTGTCTGCTGTTTCCACGTCAAGGGTTGCCATGACGATGGCGTTTTCGATACTCCTTTTCAGATTGCGCGGATAACGCTTTGCTGTGACAATCTGAATGTCAACATTCGCACGTTCAGAAGAGTCCATGACTGAAATCAATTCAGCTGCCGGTACCTCTGTGGGTGGCGAAACGTATTGTTCCAAATTACTCATATTGGATTTTGTTTTTATGCCGTCTTACTGCTTCCGGCCTTGCATTAGTGAAGACAGCGGGAGTCGAACCCGCAATGTGTCGCCTACCACACTTCCTCGTTCACTCGGCATCTCCCGGCTACGGGCTTACACGGCGTTTGCAACCGTCGGCACGTAAGGCTAATTACTCCTTATCTGTGTTTCGCTGAACAAGTGACGCGCCTACCATTTTCGCTACGTCTTCAAATTGCCCGGCTTATTTGGCATCGCCGGGCGTTGGATGTTGTTGTTTATGGCTTTCGCCAAAGGACTGCCTCTCTTGGCTCGCCCTATTTCTTTTTGCGCCGTCGATTTGACAGCTTAAATTTTTCAAGTACCTTTTCCACGTCTATCATCATCCATCGCCCATACTGGCTTATGCAATCGTCAAGAAGACCGGCGGCTTTCATCCGATAGACTGTTGTTTCCGATGTTCCCAGAATTTCTGCAAGCTCGCCTATGCTATTGGCATACCATCGTTTCGGCTGTTGTGGCTTTTCTTCCGCTTTTGGAGTTTTCGCCTGCCACTCGGTCATCATTTCAAAAAGCTGGCGTGGGGTCAGCAGATGAATGGGCGTATCAAGACCGATGGCAAATGTTCCTACCTCGCCGCTCATTGTGTTCTCGTCAAGACTGCCGCGACATTTGAGCGCGTGTTTATATCGAACTCCACGGCCTTGTCAGCTTTAAGTTGCGAAGCCGTAGCCCGGATGGAGTTTTCAGAGAAAAAGCGATATGGCACTTTCACGCTTTCGCCAACATTCAGGTTAGTTAGCGCAAGTTGCAGACGGTCGCCTCGTTTAATTTTCTTAATTTCCATTTGGTTTTTAATCAAAATAAGTATTAACTTTGTTGTCGTAATAGGATTAAGTATTTAAGCAGCCACTTAAACGCGGTTTATTAAGTGCTTAATCAGTATTGACACCGCAAAAGTACAACAAAAAACTGATTGCGCAATAGCAACAATCAGTATTTAACAATTATTAACTCTTATGACTGACGGAGAAAAACTTGTCGAAGTCCAGAAAATGACCGGCCTCACGTGGAAAGAGTTGGCCGCAAAGATTGGTATTGCGTCTGCACAGACGTTTACCGACATCCGTAATGGTCGCCACGGCATAAGCATGAAGCTGGCGAACCGTATTATTGAGGCGTTTCCCGATATTCGCCAAGAATGGCTTATGTTTGAAAGCGGCCCGATGACACGAGAAGAAGCCGCCGGCGTGATTGCGATGTATGAATCTGCCGAGGAGCTTTCAGCAGCTAAAGATGGTAAATGCGGCGAAGCTATCAATGTGGGGTCTTGTTTCCCAAAGGCAGAGGTGGCGATGCGTAACACCAGTGACAGCATGACCGAGTATCCAATCGGGTGCATCCTTGTATTGAAGCGCGTAGTCGATACACAGCTTTTGATACCCGGCAATAACTACCTTGTGGAAACAAACGAGTTCTGCATTGTGAAGCGTGTTCAAAAGGGCGTAGATAACGCGCATATCGCCCTGTATTCTTCTAATGTGGCGACATATCCGGATGGCAAGTTGATATACGAGCCGTTTGAAATTCCTGTTGATTCGGTGCGCCGTATTTTCAGCGTGATAGGTTACATCTATACGCAAGCTAATGATATAAATAAGGTGTAAGGCATGATAGCAATCAAGCGTAACATATCGTTTACAGTGGAAGTCAAGAAGACAACCGCGAAGACCGATAAAAAGGCGAAGCAGCCAGAGGGTCGTTTGCGGTGTGTGGTCACTTGGCAGGGGCAACGTGTGCGCTTGAGTGTAAGTCATAACGTTAATCCCGATTATTGGGAATCATCCCTACAAAGGTGTCGCGCAAAATCTGTTCACGGAAAGAATAAGACACCGGCATCAACTATCAACCGTGATATAGATGACCTTGAAATCCTTGTCAATGGCATTTTCCTTTCCTTTGAAGAAAAGGACAGTGTGCCGACAAAGGAGCAATTCATGGAAGAATACACACGTCTTACCACACCGCCGGAAGAAGAAAAGCCGGTCGAAGTAAAGGATGAGTCAATCTTTCCCATATTTGAAGAATACATCCAAGACAATGTGAGAAGCGGTCGATGGAGTGAAAGTGCGCTAAAGAAGAATAAGACGATTAAACGCCACCTTTATGATATGTCGCCGACGCTTACATTTGAGCAGTTGGAAGAAACAGGTATGACGGATTTTATCGCCCATCTTTCTTCAATCCCGGATAAAGAAAAACGCACAGGGCTTTCCAATCCTACGATAAAGAAAGATATAGGCTTCATCAAGGCGTTTGTGCGCTGGGCGCAAGAAAAGGGCTATGTGGGGATGAATAAGTTCCTACTTCAAAAGGTGCGCCTCAGAATCGCCCGTAAGGTTGTCATATTCCTTACATGGGATGAATTGATGACCGTCTATAACCATGATTTTGGCAATCTGAATTACCTGTCGCAAGTCCGGGATGTATTCTGCTTCTGTTGCTTCACATCATTAAGATATTCCGACGTGCGTAATCTTCGCCGGTCAAACTTCAACGGTACGTCTTTCACGTTTACCACCATCAAGACAAGCGATACACTGACGATTGAGCTTAACAAATATTCAAAGGCGATATTGGATAAATACGCCCATGTGAATTTCCCGGATGGAAAGGTATTGCCAGTCATCTCCAATCAGAAGATGAACGACTACCTTAAAATAATAGGAAAGAAATGTAAGATTAACGCGCCGGTGACGATTACCATCTACAAGGGCATGAATCGCATCGACGAAACACATCCCAAATGGGAGCTGCTATCCACCCACGCGGCAAGACGTACATTTGTCTGCAACGCCATCATGTTAGGTATTCCACCGAGCATTGTGATGAAATGGACTGGGCATAGTGATTATCGCGCCATGAAGCCTTATCTTGACATCATAGATGATACCGCGAAAAAGGCGATGGGGGCTTTCGATAAGGCCGATGAAAACGTGGGGCAAAAGGAGGGGCAGGAAAATGAAGATAAATGAAAGCGTATGAAAAACCAATTTCGGAAACAAGAGTGTAAGTCACTGAAAAGAATGGTAGTTACAGTGTATGCAAGCGAGTGAAAATTTTATCGGTAGAGCCTCCAGCTCCACCATCCCTACTGAAAATCACCTACTTACAAATGGGTGGGGCAAAAAGTGGGGCAAAATCAAAGGAAACGCTCAATTTTAGGCGTTTCTTTTTGTGTTTATGGAAAGGAAAACAGGCACGTTTCACAACGCACCTGCAATCCTAATAAACCAAATGAGAAAAGAATCAATCCAAGGCTACTGCTGGTGTTTTATCTTCCGTATAAGCCAGATTACGGCGATTGACAGAATGGCGACAAGAATCCCGATGGCGATGCCTCCGACTTCCTGCTTGAGCTGCTCCCATTTCGATAAGGGCTTTTCCACCAGCATGGGTATCTGCTGGATTTGGTCAAGCACGGCATTGAACTCTTCGCGCTGCGCCTTGAAGATGCTGTCGTATTTCGCCTGCATCTGGGTGATGGCTTCATCCCTTGAGTGATTTCGGTCGCGGTCGCGGAATACTTCTTTGCTTACTACGCCGCCGGCTTCGTTGACAACCATAACGACGCTATCACGGATAACGACGCTATCACGGGTGTTGACCTGATGCTTCAAGACGTTCAGCAAGTATTGGAACTGCGCCTCGTTGAACTCTGCGGTCGTGCTAATGCTATCGGTACGCACAGTTTCCACGGGCTGATAGATTGTCCGGGTGCATCCACAAAGGATGACCGCGACTAATGCAAGGAATGATAAGAGATGTTTCATGTTAATGGTCTTTTTCTACATATTTAGCGTTTTCTTCGTCCAGTGTACCCTTGATGCGGTCAAGTAAGTCAAGAGCATCATGTTCCGACGCACACTCGATTATATCCTTTACCATGCCGGGGATGTCTGCCACATGGCTCTTGCGTTTCTTCGCGTGTTCCAAAACGCTTTTGCCCTCAATGCAGATAACGCCGAGGCAGATAAGGATTGACAGATAAGGCCACACCCAGAATGGGAACAGGATGCCGATGGTGTCGGCGACAAATCCCATAAGGATGAATCGCCAATACTCGCCTATCTTCCTTATCGTGACGCGGAGCTTGTGACTGTGTACGCGCTGCCCAAGTCGCCGGGCGGTGTAAACGCCATCCCATAGGTCGATAAGGACTGCGATGATTACAAGTATCCAAAGAGCGAGGGAGATTCCGAAGTGCTGATAGACGTGCGTGACGCTGATGCCGCTCGCCATAGCTTCAAAGAAGTCGTGTAAAACTGCTGGTTGATGTTAAATGTGATTGATTGGTTACTACAAGGGCGGGTTGCAGTAATGGAAAGCACCACTGTAAGCCGTCGATACGTTTAGATGAAATGTGCGGCCAGTACGCCTATTATGCCGCCGAGCGCACCGCCTACGATGTTGAAGACGATGCCGAACAGCATAATGCGTGAACGTTTGGATTCTTTCGCCTCTTTCACTGACTGACGGATGCCGATAACGATTGCGGCGATGATGCCGACAAGGAACGACAGCCATCCGATGTGAGGCGGGATATGTGCCACAAGCGGGCTGATGACTGCGGCTATAACAAAGCCGATGAAGACGCGGTATAAATAACCGGGCCATTTGGAAGTTGAATTGCTCATAGTTGTATTGTTGTTTAGGGGTTTCTTCAAAGGTTATGTTCCTGCGCATAGGCAAGAAGTTCATTCGCTACGGTCTTTGCATGGTCGCGGTAGGCGTTCATCTCAAAGTGTTCCGCAAGATATTCGGCCTTTTTGTCCGGGTCAAGGTCAGTGCCGTCCAACGTGCGGAGGTAGTTGTTGTTGATTGCCTGCATATCGTCTGCCGGATATGCCGCATTGATGATAGCCGCCACGATAGCGGAGTAATTCCATATCGAAACCGGCAAGGTGACGCGCTTCCAACAGTACTCATAGTTTTCTACGTCTGCCTTTGTCACGTCGAAGTTTATGATGCGGATTTTCATTCCGCAGTCTTTTTGAACCTCTACGGGTGATGGCTTTGAGTTGCCGTATTGCAATGTCGTTTTCTGCATCTTCCTGTTCTTTTAGAAAGTTTGTCAATCTGAAACGCCTCATGACCTTTATCACGGTATAATCTCCCTGAACATAGCAGACTTTCCAAAAGTCTTGCGATGCGCTATTTAAGATTCTACGGCGCAGGTTATGACCGTTTACATGAACCATGAAGCCAAGGTAGGAATTAAGTGCGGCAATACAATGCCTTAATAGCGCCAAGTTGCGACTATTACGGTTTCCTCGTAAAATAGACGCGCAGACGTGCGAAGTCATTCTTAATTTGTCTATCATTCCACCTACTGTACGGTTGCTGATGTATTTGCGACCGGGCATGATAACCGTTCCAACATACTTTACTCCATGTCTGACCGGCTGGATGTAAAACTTATCGTGGTGTAGCGTCACGTGCAATTTCTTTGCAAGAAATTTATCGGCCAAAGGTCTTATTACATTCAATATTATATCCTTGTTTCCAACTACAGCAAAGTCATCGACAAATCTTTCATACTTGCATCCATACCGGGCGCAAAGCCATATCATAAACTCGTCAAAGAACGACATGTAGAAGTTGGCGAATTGCTGACTGGTAAGATTTCCGATAGCCATACCAATTAGCTCCATAAGATTGAAAAGCGACTTGTGCGGCGGCAGGTCATCCCAAAGGGCAATATCACCATTTCGATAGCAGTTCTCTTGCGGTCTGTGGAAAACAACAATCTCGGTCAGATATAATAAGGTGTCTATATCATCACCTTTGTACTCCTTAATAATGAAAGTCTTTAGCAGTTTCCAAAGTATTGTCAGGTCAATACTCATAAAGAAAGATTTAAGGTCAAATCTTCCAATATGTGTTTCGACCGTGTAGTTATGGCTAATCTCCACGATGTCGCGTTCAAGCGCATTGACGGCTTTAAGCGTTCCGAAGTTCTTACGGCAGTTAAAGCTGACATTACCCTGTGCTATAAAGCGTTTCTCAAACAGCGGCTCAAGACGGATGATAATCCAGTGCTGGACTATCCTATCACGGAAATGGGCTGCAAAGATTTCGCGTAGTTTCGGATGCGTGACCATGAAGCAGGTGCTTATCGACGGCGCATAGTTCCGTTGATATACCGAGGCAATTAACATCCATAAGTCAAACTCATAATCAATACGATAAGCATTGCATTGTGGCGAAGATTTCTTCTTCGCACAACAATCATCAAAAGCGTCTATCCAACCTATCTTAATTTCTTCATCTAATGCGGCGACCGCCCTCACCGAGACGCTGTAGTACTTGCCGTAGTAGCTGCCGGTGTAGCCATCATAGAAGTAAACGATCCAAGCGTAGTACTGACTGTTCTCGGTGGATGACCGTAATGCACAGGCTAATTTGTGTTTAACTAAAGCGTCTATGGAAGACACTCCAGTGCTGTATCCATTGGATAAAAGAAAATTCATAACATCCATAACCGTAGTCTTGAATGTTTCCTTGATATGATGATGTCGGCTTATTTAAGGTCGGCAGAATCATTGTCTGAATTTGGAGATGCTTCCTTTTTAATCTTGCACATCCATGCACCCGCTTGCATGGCTATGGGATTTATCAAATCCAGAAATTGCACCTCTTGTTGAGCCGTTATCTTCTTCGATGCTTTAAGCACCCGCATTGTCGTTTTGACGGAAGTCATGCGTGCAACCAAGATATTGAGGGCTTCGATGCGTGTGTAATCGGAGGCTTGCGTGGTCAGAATCACGGCATCCATACATTCTCTAATGTCACGGATGAGTAAGCCTCCGAGGGTTTGATAGGGAAGCGATTTAGGCAAGCGTTCAACGACCGGGATAGCCCAAATCATCAAACGCTCGACTGCGCGGTAGATTGGTAATTGTGCGGGTTTTGACATGCTAATGATAATTATGCTTTGCTTATCGTATTGATAGTGAATTTGTTATTTATTATTGTTGATAATCTCGCGGTGAACATGGTTTCCGATGAGTGCAAGGGGTCGGGAACGACCCCTTGCGTACCGGATTAAAATGCGGCGACCGCCCTCACCGAGCCGCTGTAGTACTTGGCGTGGCTGTAGGTGAGGCCATCAACGAAGTAAACGCTCCGAGCGATGTCCTGACTGGCCTCGGTGGATGACCAATACCATGTAGCTCGCCATGCGTTGAACAATCCTAATTCCACCCACTTTTGAAAGATTGCGAACTGGCTGTTCTCTACATTGCGCTCCTTATGGTACCAGTAGCAACGGTAGTAGTCGCCGATAGCACCCAAGAACCACATCCCGGACTTGAACTTGTCGTTAAGCGTCATTCCTGCTTTGACTGTCGGCTGAAATGCGTGACACATTGAAGCCGCCGGGTAGTAGAATTGTCGCCACTTTGAAGCGTTATTGTGCGTTAACACAATATCCGACATCAACCGGTTAAGACATTCAAGTTCCGTTTCGTCGGCAGAAGCCTGCGGTAATGGTAGTGCAACATCGGAATCTTGCAGAACAGTATTACGGTGCTGAATTATCTGCAAGGTCTTATAAAAGCCACGCGGCAGATATGTGCCGGTTTCGTATGTGTGACCACGGAAAGTATAGTCACGCGGCAATCGCATGAAGCCTATATCGCCCGCGCCTACCGTGTCGGCAAATTCCTTGAACCCGTCATCGGTGTACTCATCGCGGTAGTTGGCATCGGTCACATAGCTTGTCTGCATACCGTGCGAACCTATATTTGCAACCGGTGTGTCATAGACGTTGTAGCCGGGAGAGTCCGCGAGGGTAATATCGCGCATGTTGTAATTCAAGTCATCGCTTCCTCCCTCTGCCCATGAGCCAGAACCGTTATTGAAATACAATCCCCACTGAATACCAGTGGAAAGCTCCTGCGTTGATACCATCAGACGGCGCGTTTCGTCTTTGGGGTCGATGTAGAAGCATACGCCGATAGCTACTTTGTTTTTATTGGGCTTGTCGGAGTATGTGCCATCATGGAACACCAAATCGCCAACACGACACTTTCTGAAATAGAAGCCGAGGGTTGTGGTCGCCGTCAATGTAGAACCATCTGAAAGCGTAGCCTTGCATGTTACCGTGGCTTCGGGCTTTTCAGCTTCCGTGCCAACTTTAGGCAATGTCAGTTCGCCGGTTACGGCGTTGATAGTCGCGTTGCATGAATTTTTGGAGATAGACCATTCTATCTTCGTGAAGTCATTTGCACGTGGGCTATTCGGTGTAATCTGCAACTGATATGTGCCGGGTTGACTGAAATAGGTATCGCCCGTAATTTCCATTGAAGTCAGATAGACTTTCTTGTAGGCGATATTGAGCTTGTTGGTTTCGCTGTCGATGTTGCCGAAAGCATCCAGAAGAGCTATCTTTTCATCAAACGTAGGCGTAGCGGAATCATCAAGTTCAATCTTGCCTGAAAGGTCTGCATTGATGCTTGCCAGCTTCATCAGATATTCAAGGGCAAACCTACGCCAGTAGATATTGCTTACCTTGCACTCGGAAAGATTGTTGTTGGGCGTGGCGCAGATGGTTGACACGATGGTCTGACTGCTCAGATTGGGGCAGTTGGCAAATTCAAAACTTTGGATGCTTGCAACACCCTCAAGCTCAAAGTTATCACTTTCCAACTTGCTATAATCCGTCAACTGCAAGCGCGTAAGGGTCGCCGGGAGCATCAGCGATGTGATGCCGGTGGGTTCAGGGATAAGGAACGACGATATGGATGTGCCGCGCATATCCACTTCTTCAAGTCGCGTCTGCAACGTGAAATTGATGCTACCCGTCACAGTGGAAGCACCCTTAATGTCGAAGACGCGCAGATTCGGTGCGGTTACTTCAACCGCCGTAGGTCTGAACTCTATCGGCTGTTTGGAAGCGTGGAACTCAACGAGCCGCTCGCCGGATACGGTAAATGTGCCGGTAAGTGACTTATCGCCAAATTCGCCCACCGACGTGTAGTAATGGATGCCGTGAACCTGAATGTTGGTATCATTGTCAGCAGCCACGCCGTCAAGGATGTAGGTTTCGCCGGCTTTAACACGCTGGGGGTGTGCCTTTCCACGACCGAACATTGTAGATGAACCCGCTGACACAGCAGGATAAATCCACATGTGCGGAGTCAGCGCAAATGAATAGTTAGGTGCTGCGCCCGTTGTTGTGGTAGCAGAACGGAAAGTCAAAGACCCCTCACCGTTCATCGTGAAAGCACCATAAGACGCAAACGATGACAGGTAGATAAGGCGCAATTTGACCCACTGCATCTCACCCTCAAGCTGGTCGCCGAGCGACTGCGTGATGGGATGCGTGGAAGCGATGTAATCGCCAGTGACCCACTTTGCGGATGCCTCTTCGTAAAGGAGTCGTGCCGTTTCGTTGTAAGCGACAGCCGGGAAATATCGCTGAACATGGAAATAGTAATCCTCCATGCAACCCATCAGCGTCTTGTCTGTGGCAAGGTTTGCCATCTCGCCCAGAATAGATTTCATCATGGCGCGTAATTCCGTCGGGAAAGCCAGCTCAAAGAGGTCATACATGGCGTTTGCCTCGCCGTTCCAATATGTGCCGCCGTCGGCATCGCGGTCATGCTCCTCAACATAGTAGGGCTTGTTCTTGCGTCCTACGTTATCAGTCAAGAAGATTGTATCGAGGTCATCCTGCGCGAAGTGGATTTTAAGGCTTCCGTCATGTGTGGCAAGATATAGATAGGTGTTCTTGGCGCGATTATCGCTTGCGCCTATCAGCTTGCAGAACATCTGATGGAAAAACGCATCATTCATCTTGAAATACTGCGATGCCTCACGCGAGAATTTCAAGATACGCGCATTAATGAATTGCTGGTTGATGTCAGCCCAGACGTTGCCGGTAGGCGTAATGCCGAGCTGTGTGGCAAGGTTCAGCTTGGCATACTTTCCTGCGGAAATCTTGGCTACGCCGGCATCCACCCATTGCGAGGTCAGTTCATCGTAGCGGTAAAGGTCGTATTTTGCCGACGAGCTGCCCGATGCTTGTGTGACCCAATAAAGGGTCTGCCGGTTAACGTCGGCTTCGGTAGTGGCCTGTAACTGCGCGAGTGTTCCCGAAAAGGGTTCGATGTGCGGTGTGCAGAGATAGACAAAGTTGAAAGCGTCTTTGAAGTAAGACAGCGAATCAGCGTTGCCCATGTCGATTTCCCACTGCTTCCTGCCGTTGTACTGAATAAGTTCATCTTCATCGCCGCCGATGGTAATGTCTTCATTCCACGGTATGCGATGGTTGGTCAAGGGTTCGCCGTTATCGCAACCCTCAATCATCAGGTAGTTGGGGAATTTCTTCTTATCGTAGCCGAATGTCGGCTTGTCGCCCTTTCCGGGGCCAAACGTGTAAAGACCGTAGAATACCGGCTCCGCGTCTGCCGTGGGGCGCACAAAAAGGAAGAACGGCTTTTGCTTGACTGACACGCGGCAATTCTCAAAACCTGCGGTGTTAGTGATGGAACTACCGCCGGTGCATCTCCGCCAAAGGTCGGTATACAGGTTGCAAGAGCCGAGCTTGTGCGACTGCTGCGACGATGCCCAGTTCAACTTAGCTACAAGTTTAGTGGCAAACGGAACTGTATCATCAAGCTGATAACCTGCACCGTGATGGTTGCCGAGTTCGTCAATCCAATCGGTATCGTCGTTGGGCTTGGCTTGCAGATTCCACTTCCAATACGAGCGCGATGATGTACCTTGACCGCTGGTTGTCACGTTATTCAGCGTACCCGAATGTTCGGGGTCGCCGACAACATGGATTTCCCAATCGCATTTGGTCTTGATATTGCCGGTAGAGAAAGACGGCACTTGACCCGTGATTACGATGGTGTTGTATTTTTCGCGTGTCTTGGCATAGCTGATAAGGTTGGAGTCGCCCAGAATGTCGTTGTCTTCACGGAACTTAATCTTTTCGGCCACGGTCGGCAGTGATGCCATGTAGTCCTGTCTGATGTCGGTTGCCGACAAAGAGCGATTGTAAAGGCGTATGCCGTAGATGTCGATGTCGCAGTATTCCGAGCCAATGCGTATGCCCTGTGACGTTCTTACGCCGTTGACGTACTGCACAAATTCATCTTCCGGACTCCACTCAAATTCGCGGTTGATTTTGCCGTTGACAAAGATGCGGACGTAGTTCTGGCTTGTGCCGTTGATGCCGTAGATGATATTAAGGGCGATATGTGTGCGTCGGCCTTCCCCTATCATTACGTCTTGGTCTTCACGCTCGCGCTTGTCGCGGGTCATAAAGACTGCCTGCCACGGTCGAAGCTCAAAGCCCTGCGGCCCGTTATCGTCGCGGTAGGAACACATGCGAAGCACCGGTACATCGGTCTTGATGGCGTTTCGTGTCGCTATATCAAGCTCCACCGTCAGCGATGAATGGTTATTAGTTCCGATAAAGTCCTTGAGGGTTTCAAGTTCTATATCGATGGTGCGCCCGGCAAGGACGCGAAGACAACGCTGGTTGTTGCTGTCTTCAAGCCATCCGTCGGCTTTCAGTCCAAAGCCTTTCCACGTTGACGCGATTACCTGACCGTTGGCCGCATTGATAATGGTTTGCGGATTCGTTTCATCGTTGGTGCGTGAACGCGGATTAAGGATAAAGTCGGGATTGCTTGTAGGCGAGAAGTTTTCCGTGTTATCAACCTCAAAACCAAGCACAGGATGAATGGCGGTATTGCCGGACATGAAGCGCATGTAGGCGTTGATGGTCGTGTCTTCGGAGTCGATTTCGATAACGTTGTTAAGGGTCTGCTTGACCTGACTCGGCACGTTTCCGACATCAAGCGTCATGTACTGCTTATCGCCCGTGTAGTTTTCAAGGATGAACTTGAGGGGCGTGGCTTCGCCGCTGGGATTATAGACCGCATAGGTTAAAATCTGTTCCGCAGTCCAGTTTGTCAGCTTAGACTTGATGTCGTTCAGAATAAGTCGCGGTGTCGTGTCGGTCGTATCTGCCACAACCATGACCTGCGAAGTAATATGCTCGCTTTGGATTGTGGAATCATTAACCGAAATCCACGCCTCAATTTCATGGATGCCGTGTGTCAGCACCTTGACCGTATCCGTGACTGCATCGGTAACATCTACCTGAATAGGCGTTTCCGTGTAAACCGACGTGCCTATGTTGCGCTCTATCTCGCGCTGACCGTCAATCTTGATGTGCAGGGTCTTGCTTACTGCGCCGCTTACATAGTAAGAAAGGCGCATTATGCCGTCAGTAATAGGGCGTTCCCACTGCGTCGCAAAAGTCAGACCGAGCGTTGTCTTCGTGACCGTAAATTGCAGATAGCGGGTGTTCTGCCCGGTCGTATCGCCTTTTACAATCAGTCGGACTTGCTGCGAGCCTGTGTTCAGCATGTTTGTGATGTCGATAGGCCACCATTCATTTGTGGACGTTGCCGGGATAGATGGAATGTTCTCTATCGTTCCGCGTGTAACCCATGCAGATTGCGAGTTAAGACGAGTCTGGACGGTAAGCGTACCGCCCTCAGTCGTTGACTGCGTGGTCTGCGTGATAGGATTGAACTCCTCCGAAGTAAATCGGATGTTGATTTTGACCGTGTTATCGGTCGTGACAATGGTCTGCGGTGAATCGGAATACAGATTGACAATATAGCTTGCCGTGGTTGAACCGCCACCGCTTGCGGGGAGTGCGACATCGGTCAGCAGCAGATGCGCGTTATTGTCGGGGTCGCTGTTCCATTCGTTGAAATCGCTCTCGCTGGCGAAGCCATAGAGATGATAGTTGTTATCACTGCCTTTGTCTTGGGGTCTGTGGAAATATCCCACTTTGCCGGCAAGTGCCTCCTTGATGTATTCCTCAACGCGGCTTCCGGCATAACCCTCCCACGGTGTTTTGCCATTAGGGATTTTCTCGTCTTTACCTTTTGCCATAGCGTTAGGATTTGATTAACATAGTGATACCTACTCGGATGGAATAACCTACCGCAACACCGGCGATGGTGAGCGACCAGTCTATCCAATCCCATTTGCCGCCCCAGAGCTTATCTTTAAGTTCCAGCGCGGAGGCAACGCCAAAGCCGCAAAGGGCAGCGCAATAAGGCGTATTGCTGACCATGCCTATTGCGATGCCCCCTGCGAAATGCTTGTAGCGGTTGCTTTCCTTTAACCAGTTTAGAATCTTCTTAACTCTTTATATCGATATTAGGGGTTAGAAATTTTTCCATGCGTCCTTACCTTTCCACGGCAATTTCTCGCGCCAGAATCCACTGCCGAAGCAACTGCTTACGGCTTCCCATACAAGTTTCGCCCCCACATAGAGGGCTTGTACCTGCTTCTTGCCAATCCATAGCTGACCTACCTCTTTATTTCCTATCCACAACATACTTATTCATCTTCTACGGGTGTGAAATAAATCTGCGTGTCAACGATTTTACCCTGTGCTACCAGTACGTCAATAGCATCTTGACCGGCGACTTCAATAGGCTTATTCGTTGTAAGTAAATTCAAAGGAACAGCCACGATGTCGGTGTCGTTCTTGACTGCCGGGATTGATGTCACGCCTGTAAGGTCTGTGACCTTTGTAAGCGTGGATGTGTCCTGCGATTTCGCATACAGTTCCGCTAATACTTCGGCGATAATGTCGGCTTTATCTTCATCGCTGATAGCCATTGACAATACACCGGTTGAGAACTGATTGGAAATCTCGGATACAATGTCGCTTTTCGCCGTATCACTGATGTTGATAGGCGTGTTGTTGTTAACAATGCTTTGCGATAGCTGGGTTACTATCTCGGCTTTTTCCGTGGCCGTAAGCTGATATGTGGGAGTGGTATTTTGTTCTGGCATATTGAATCGTTTTAGATGATGTATATTTCAATAGTAAAGTCACCGTCATTTGCCGTAGAGTTATCCGATATTTCCACCTGCATCTCAGTGCTTGAAATACTACGAATACTTCCCTTCATGCGCCAAAGCTTTTTAGATGCTCGTGACCATCCCTCAAGATGCACAATAGTATTATATTCTGACAAACTAAGTCTTTGCCATGATGTAGGGAATGTTATTCTCACCAGACCGGCATTATCACCTATTTTAGCAAAGGTGGGATGATTGTTATCAAACGATTTTGAGCCGTTTACGCCATAAGTGTTTGATGTGGAGTTGTATGAGACGCTTGCACGATACACCATTAAAGGCATTGGCATAAAACTACCGCCGTGATGCTTGACTTGTATACCGTCATTCGATACCTTTAGTCCGTAATCTGCTTCTTCCACCTCAAAGTGCATATTGTCGTTTGCATCTTTATAGGCGGTTACATATTGTTTTTTGGAAATACCCAAGCAGAAGCCATTAGCAAAAAAATTGCTGACGTAAAACTCGCCACTCCATGCTGCGGCAAGGTCTTTGCTGCCGGTATGAACCGACCCCCATTTAACTTCGCCATAGCTTCCCTGACCCTTTGCGCGTATGGTGATTTCCATCACAATTCGGCAATAACCTTTTTGTGTGGCTTTTGCCCTGCGATTATCCATCAATGAATAGCCCGCGCTATACCCCTGAATATTGTCATGTAAATCCGCTGCATACCAATATTGATTGTCATAAATATCAGTAGGGGCTTTTGCGCCGGAATTTGCGCCTGCACCAGTGGAGTGGATAAGGAATGATTTTACATTCTGGGTGAAATTACTATCATCCGCCACTTGTAGGTACACGGATACATAAGTAGAGGCAGTGTATGGTATACTGTCTTCCATTGATATGGGCTTGTCATAGTTGTTGGCGGTACCGGTTGTTCTCTTTTTGTAAAATCCCGGCGCATAAGCCTTGCAATAGATTCGCCCTTGACTAAACTCTACGATTGGGGCGGCTTCCGCTTGCCATACAGGGGAATAGATTTTTTGTGTAGTTTTCTTCTCCACGCCAGACGTGTCGGCCGAAAATCTGATGCTTCCGTTAAGTATCTTATATCCCGACGATGGGTTTAGGTTGATAGAGCCACCCTCTACTTCTTTGTATATTTCCGAAGTTCCACCGGGATGTGCTTGTCCGTTTATCGTGGTGCAAAGCTCGCGATTGGCATCATAGATATAAATGGCTTTTTGTGAGGGGTCTATTTCCACATGCTCGCCGTTTTCGTCGCCGGCGATTACATGCGCGACATGTAGCTCATCGACATTGATGAATTTTGCGAGAATTTTTCCGTTTTCATCAATCAGCATTGAACGCTCGCCGCTGTTTGTCTGAAATAAAATATTGTCAGACGTGAAAATGATTTTTCTATTTGTTATGTCGATTCCGGTTGCCAAAAGACCCGTGCTATCCTCAACAAAGGGATGTGCCACTTCGCCAACCTCTAATATAACCTTACTGATGTGCAAAGTCGTGGACATTGCGACATTGGGTTTGTTTCCGAGATGCTTAAATTCTACAAAAGCGTTCTCTTCAAGATTTGCGCCTGTTGTAAACTTGATGTATTCCCTAACGACTGTGACTCCCTCTACCCCCAAATACGGCATGTATGTTTTTGTGGCGATGGTTCGTGCGGTGTCGCCCACGAGAACTGATACGGCGAGTCCGTATGTGTTGATACTCATCCGAGTATGGTCAAAGGAAAGAATATACTTTGTGTTGGGCTGCAAGTTAAACAAAGGTGTGCGTAGGCTTCGTGAAGAAGTTGTGCCGCATCCCACGAAATAGCCATCTTCGTCAGGCTCTGCGGCTTTATATTCCCCCGTACTGTAATCTTGAACAGTCCATCCTATGCCGGTACTATTGCCTGTCACAAGGTTTTCATAGCCGACGAGTTCATCCACTTTCAAGCTGATGCTTGTGGCGGTCTGACGGATTTCTGATATACTTGCGCCAAGCTCATCATCCCACGCTTCAACCTGTGCGAGAATTTCATTCGCTTTCTGCTGAATCAAGGATGTGTGCTGGCTTGTGATGCGGTCTTCCGATTCTCCGATTTTGCTTGTCATTTCTGACCGCAAAGCCTCGGCGGTAAGGTTGATGGTCGCATTGAGTGTGGTATAAAGGTAATCAGCGGAATCTTCCGGGGCAGCACTATACGCTGTCGCTGTTTCGCCCTTTTCCAGCTTCAAATCCCATATTTCAAGCTCCGTCCATTGATTAAGGTCTGCGGCGATAATTCCGATGTAAATCTTCTGCGTCCCGGTAGTTGTACCCGTGCCACTCGCCGTAAGAACTACGGAAAGCGTCTGCTCTCCTCGCGCCACAATATTTGAAAAATGCGGAGCGTCGGTTAAAGCACCCTGACTATCGGTATTTGCAATCTGGGCAAAAAATTCAAGGTGGCAGAACTGCGCGGATTTATTGATAATCTTAAAGGATAAAGTGTACTTTTCGCCCGCCTTTATCAACTCCGGCCTTAACGCATACAGGAACACCTCATACGTCGAATCGGTGCGGGGCGATGTAAGGACGTGGAATCGCTTGTTTATAGGTTGATAAGGCGTTGGATTGTTGACCGGATTTGCATCAATAGTAACTAACTGCTGACTATCGGAAATGTACTGCCAGTTAGTAGGGCCTTGATTGGTCTTCAAAAGAAGATTTCGCCCTGCGCCATTGATGATGTCCTGAATAATGCCGGACTGCTTGCCTATGCTTGCGGAAATGCCGTCAGCGGTAATTTTCAAGTCGGCTATCGCTTGCTCGTTTGCAGATATACGGCTTGCATGGGCGAGAATTTCCTTTTCATTGACCTCAAACCGGGTATCATACACGACTTTCATTGCCGACGCATCAGTTGTAGCGATGACCGTCTGCATATCAAGGAGCGTAGTTCCACGATAAAGTTTGAAGATGATATGCTTCATCCTCTTTGTCATAGTAATGGGTGTGCCAGTGTAGATATGCTCGGTTTCCGATGTTATGACGGGCGTAACCTTGCCGGTCGTTTCGTTGGTCTGATAGTCTTGATTGACGATGACGTAGCGCAAAACGAGGTCGGTAGGAACATCAACTTCGACGGGTCGGCTGACAAATAACTTACCGTTGAAGAATAACAGTTTGTCGCCAGCCTTGTATGGGGTTATGGCTGCGTTGTTGGCAAGAGGCACTTCCACACGCTTTTGATTGCCGATGACCATGTAAACTTTACATCCCAGCGTTGCGGGGTCGCAATTACCATCCATATCGACAAGCACCATAGGCTTATCCGGCTCAATCTCAAACTGCACGGCATGGTCGCCGGAAACGCCCGTTTCGCCCTCTTTCAGCTTGCAGATGGTCATTACCTTTGTAAGCGTGGGGCAATCGGTCTTCGTGGCCGTAATCGTTACCGTAGCGTTCTTTGCAGTAAGCTCTGATAGATATACATGGTCTTTAACAATGGAGGCCTTACATCCTACGGCCTCAAGCGTCAGCGTCCACCCCGTTTCAATGGTTCTGCCCTTGAAGATTGTGATTTTGGAGCTTGGCAGGTCGCCTATTACGTTTCCATCAACATCGCACGGAACACCGGCCATTTCGTTGGATAAAACGAGCTGATATGCCTCAAGGTAGATGTTATTGTCTATGTAGTCAATAATATCCACCTCTTCCGTGCCGTTTTCAATCACAAATTTGCCTGTAAAAAGGTTGCCGTTGGGCGAAATCGCCACTTTCAGATTGTCCTTTGTCAGTGCAAAGGTGTTGATGCCCTTATATTGGTAAATATAGGGGCTTCCCGTGCCGTAGCTTGCGAGAATGATAAGGTTAGAACGGCTTACCTTTGTCGGGTCATCATTACCGACAGTGATAATGCGGTCGCCGGCCAAAGGTGCATCGCTTGCGGTGTCTTTTTCGCTTACAAGATTGGAAAGTGTGATATAGCCCTCCATGCCGAAATCATCATCGTAATCGGCATCGCCTTTGTTGACATAGCCGACCTCAATGACCTTGCGCCAGAAATAATGGTTGCCCATCTTTCCGTTAGGCTGTTTGGTAAGGTTGAATGTTTCACACTTCGCCAAGTCGCCAACCTCAAACTGATTGTAGATTTGAGTGCCGGTTTCATCTTCCGCAGTAAAGAAGCACTTGTATGCTACAATACTGTTAGCATCGTTGTAGATTGGAATGACCCTTGAGCAGCGCATCGCCGCCGGGGATATAATCTGACAGCCGCCGACGTGGGTTTCTTCCTGAATCTCCACCTCTTTGGCTTCAATCTTCTCCCTTGCTTCAAGATAGTCAGTTTCGATGTGGACTTTTCCGAGGTCATCTATCCAGATACGACCGCCATACGCGCCCGGCAGATAGTTGTCGCCAATAGTAATGCCTTTCTTGACCGTAAGCTCATCGCCTATGGTTGCCGTTCCATCAACATTGAGATTTTCGCCGACCGCCAAACCCTTGCGGATTACCACGTCGCCAAATTCCGCATCGCCGTTGGGGTCTATCTTCGCACCGTCATTATTCATCACGTAGTTGCCTACGCGGATGCCTTGCATGAAAGTCCAAAGGTAATTGATGACTTCCTTTGCTTTCTTTGACGTAAACTCAAGACAGCTACGCAGTGCCGAGAATACGTTGGTATCGCTTGCCGGTGTTATGTCGGTCTGCTTGATAACGTATATTCCATCGCTTGAGGATGAAGAAGAATCGCCCCCCGTGATATAACCGCCAAGAATGTTCTTGCCTGCGGTCATAGAGAATTTCAAGGCATCGATTTTGTCTTCAATCTCACCGAAGCGGGAATAAGCTGCCTTTTCGCCGATGGTATAGATAGGATTGTCATACGGAATATCAAGCGGGATTTCATAGCCGATGACACGGCTCTTGCGACCCCATTTTCTTCCACTGGAATCCGTTGTCGATTCTATGTAAGCCTCGTTAATGAGGTTGATGCGCTTTCCAAGCCCAAGCGTCAGCCCGGCTTTCATTACGTCGGGCATCATGGTACAGTCGTATGTGGATGGGTCGGTGTTCAGCTTCTCAAGGTATTTAGTCGCCTTTTCAAGCAGTTCCTTTTCAGCTTCCGCTACATACAGGTCATCAACCACCGATATGTCAAAGCCGGTAAGCACAAACTGGTCGCCGATTTCCGGGCATAGAATTTCATTAGGCACGAAATTCTCGTTATCCCTGACGATTTCCCAAGTGGCAGACCCATCTTTGTCCTTAATGAACTGAACCTCAAAAGTCCATCCGTTCAGCTTTCCGCTATTCGGGTTTATAAGGTCGCCCACCTTTTTGCCGGCGGGGATGTTATCGCCCTCTTTGTAGCGTTTTCCGTCTTGGAAAACAACCTTGAGGGTTTCATTCGGCACGATGTAATCATTCTGAAAAGGGTGCGCCGACGTAAAGAAATCATCCTGAATCTGATAGGCGGTAAAGGTCGTTTCCGTGGTTGTGCCATCGTCATTCTGCACCGTTTCTTTGCGTTGTACGGTGTCGATTTTGGTAATGGCGCAGACGGCTCGCGGATAAATATCTTCAAAGATGACGACATCTTCCACGCCCTCTTGCATACTTAATCCGGACTTGAAATCCACGTAAGGAGTGCCATGCGATACCGGGAGCATCAGTCGGCTTGTGACTATGCCGTTCCGTACCACATTGGAGATGTTGTCGTAGGCTGAATATCGGCTTGAGAAATAGCTGGATTTGACCCTGCTTTCAATGATATTCGTGATGCGGAATCGCTGACCGGTCTGCATAACCGTGCTGTCGGGGAGCTGAATCCAGTTCTTATCCACCATTCCGCTTTGAAAATCGGGATTAAAGATTGCGCCGTTGATGGTTTTCGTGGTCTTTCCGTCGCTATCGATAATCTCAATCTTGATATTCTTGACGCGCTTGAGCGTGTTGTCGCTTGATGATGTTTCCACCATTGAAGCGTTGAACCATTCAACCTCAAGGGGTCGCGCCGTGTCGCTGATACGATTGCCGCCATTGGCGATTGCCTTAACATCGAAAATAAGGTCTTTGCGGTATCTGGGCGATATATTGCGGTTGCTGCCAAAAGCCAAGATTCGCGTTACATAGTCTTCCGACGAGTCGCTTCTTGACATCTCGGCTACGTTCTTACCAATTTCAAGGTCAATATATTCGCCGGTGTCTTCGCATTTGCCAAGATGGATGATATTGCCATCCAGCCACCACTCACAATCAAACGCTTCCGCGATTGCGGTTAATGCGTCGATGATGTTGGTGCTGTCGTAGCTGATGGTTTTTGCTGATGCCTCTACGCTGTTGTCAATCGTTACAGTCCATTTTGTCGTGCCGTTGTAAAGATACTGCTGATTGATAACCTTATCGCCATTCATAAGCGTTTCAGTTACCAATGCTTCAATGTTTGCGAGTACCTGTGCGAGATGCACGTCGGCGGTCGCGGTCAATGACCACGCACATTCCGCACCTCCAATCTGGGGCAGATAGCGCATAACCTTATTGCGCCATTTCATGTGCTGCGCATCCAGTCGTAGCTCGTAGTCGTAACCCTTTGTGTTACGGTTGTAGGCAGGCTGATAGGGTTTGACGAGTTCAAAGCGGCCAAATCCCGGTATATCGACATAATCGCCCAACGTGAAATAGATAGGCGTAGCCACGCTGAATTTAAGCGTGACGTAATCATCGCCCATTAACTTGAAGACACGTTTAGAGCCTTTGTTAATTGGCGTTTCAAAGCGTTTTACTCCTTTGGTTGTGTAGATGGTCAGCATAATACACAAAGTTCATAAAACGAAAGCGAGGGCAGAAAGACTGACCTCGCTTAATTACGACTTATGTTTTTTTGTCGTACTTTTCGCCCTGATAGGGCGTTGGGCTTATCGCCCGGTTGTAATCAAAGACCCCATATCGTAGGCATTACTGCGGTATTTCCGCTGCCAGCCTACAAACGGCATGAAGCGCAAATTTGAGTAGTGGCATCCATCGTCGCCGGTGATGAAGTCGCCATAAAGACGCACGTCATCGCCTTGCATAAAGGCAAATTTTGAATAGCCTATGACCTTTGCCACGGCGACATCCATCCCCTCAGAGCCATATCCGTACTTGACGATTGCCGGGTAAATGACTTTTTGCAGGGCGGTTTCGCTGTCGGTCATATCGCCCATCGGTTGTATGTTCAGGATTCCGTTGTGGGCAAACCATACATCGCCCCGGTTGAACGGGTGACAGTTGGCTCGCTTGATTGAGCCGTGGGTAGCGAGGCGAAAGTGTATGATACACGGCTCGTCTTCGCGCACCCTTTGCAGATGCTTTTTGAAGCTGCGATAGCTTAACCCCTTGTAGAATACCGACGGCGATATAAGGCCGCATCCGTGGGGGTTAGTGTGATACGCTGCGTTGATGATTTCGTTGCTTGGCATTTTAACGCCTGCCGGCTTTACTATGATGACGCACATGGCTATATCTTTTTTGATGGTTACGGTTGATTGTAGGGCTTGTTTTAACGGCGATAGGGGTATGTTTCAACCCCTATCCCGTTGGGCTGTCTTATCGGCTTAACTGGCTTGCACGTGCCTTAAAGAATGACTTCTCTTCGGCGGTCAGAAAGGGTATATCGTCGATGCTTGCAACCGGGGCGGTCAGGCGGTTTTTCTTTGACCAGATGACGAGCTTTCCGCAGAAGCTAACCCAGTTGATGATTTTTTCGTAGTTGGTCGTGCCGGCGTGCTGTCTAAACTCGATGGTCTTGTGACGGCGGTAGCTTTCGGCATTGACTTTGTGGTAGCGGTCGTTGCAGAGGGCACGTCGTATGTCTTCAACCGTCACGGCACTTTCAAGATAGAAGATGTGGTCTTGCAGCGTGTGAGCGTATCCGGCGTTGTCAGCGCGACGCGAGCGGGCCATAAAGGTATCTATGACGGCCTCAAGGTAGGCGTAGTTTACAAACACGTTGCAGTATTGCTTTGCGGTCAGTTTAGATGCACCGATATGCACATGCAGACCGCATGTTTGATTGACGTTTGCGCCGGCGGTGTTAAGCGTCTTGACGGCGTTTTTAAGGGTGTTCTTGCCGTTCACGCCTGCAAGCACCGGTGACACGCACTCGATGGGGTCAGCCATGCCGCGCACTGATGCGTCAGTGGTAAACTTGAAGTAGTCGTGACCGTCGCGGTGGTTGTAGCCCTCGTATTCGTAGGCCATGCCGGTGTGTTCTGCGGCTGTTCTGATTGCGCCACTATTGACGAAGCACTCTATCTCAACGCCAAATGTAAAACGGCCACGGGTGGCGCACTCAACGCCCTCAAGTATGATGTCGATTTCGTAGGGTGTGATGCCCAGTTTGGCAAGGGCGGCTTTCTTTGAGTTCTTGCTGGTGTTAGCAGCCTTGATTTCGTTGATTTCGTCGTTAAGAGTCTTCATAACGTTTGGGGTTTAAGGGGTTTAACTTATTGTGGTTATTGATTACGATGCAAAGTTAATGCTTTTACTTTTATCCACCAAATTTTTTGACCTAAAAATTAAAGCAAACACTTATATTTAACATTTATTAGTAATTGCAGATGCTTTTACATTGATTACACCTTATTATAATAATAAAAGGGTTTGCTTTTATGTGGTCTTGATAGCGATAATAGTAAACGCTTTAAGCCTTATTGGGCGCGTCTGGCGCGTTTCTGATGTTGCGATGATGGATTTAGCCTCTTGATGGTCTTGACGTGGCTATGGCGATTTATTGACCTGTGTGTAGTAGGTCGCCGGCATCCGCTTGAGCAAAAAAGTGTGACCCCGGTAGTGGATGCTTCCGGGGTCACGGTGTAATCAATAACCCAATAAGTCAACAAAAAGTATGAAGACCTATTGAGTGCCATCCGTCAGCTTCCCAGCTTTGAATGGCGGTGCAAAGATAGTAAATTCTTTCCACATGGCCATGATAAACGGCTACGCTTCCGCATCAAGACCGTGCTTAATGGTAGATTGCGACACAAGAAGATACTGATGCGCATTGCCCATTGCGGTTTCCGCACGATAAAGGGCATCGATTGCTTCCGACATTTCTTCTGATGCGGTGGCAAGTTCCGCGTCATACTTATTTATCCACGATGCAGCTTTCTGGGCTTCAAGGCGTATGCCCACAATTTTAGGGATAAGCTCGCGGATGTTTGCCATCATTCTATCTTCCTTGTCGATGATTTCTTTTGCTTTCATATCTGGTCTTTGATTAAGTTGATTTTGGATTTAAATGGTCGCCCGGCTGCACGGCTTCAACATACAACCGGGCGACAGTGGGATGATTAGATGAGGCCGCTGTATGCGACAAGTGACTTTGTGACGTTGAGCAGACGGTTCTTTTCCGAGTTGCTTTCGCCCCACCACTTGAGATACTGGTCGCGGTCGCGTGTAAGGGTTTCTACGCGAGCTTTCAGCTCTTTGTTTTCTGCGGTCAGACGTGCGATTTCGCTTTCTGACGATTCTGCGGCTGCGCCGATGATTTCGACTTCCGCACTCTTGTTGGTTGTTTCTGCCATAGTGCAATTATTTATTTGGTTGATGATTTGATTTCAGTGGTGATAGCAGATGTTTCAAGCCTCTACCATCTTTGATGCTTGCGCCGGTCGCCCATCCGCTATAAGGGTAAAATGTCACGGTCTTGCCGTTGTGGATAAACTTTATAGATGTGTTATCCTGCGCGGTTATTTCATAGCCGAGGGCGGTGATTTTCTTGATTGCGTGGCGTATGCGTTCTGGCTCTAACGCTTTTTGCCTTTCTTCATCCAGTCGTGCCATCTATCCTTTGATTGAGTCCATCAAGTCAAGATAGACAAGATGCGTATAATGTTCCGTGACTACGCTGTTCATAATTTCTTCTATTGGTTTGCTATTCAGTACCACGAAAAGAAACATGCGGTCTTCATTCCCGACATCATTTATCAAGATGTCATTGTTGACAAACTGATTGCAAGGGATTGACATTTCAATTTCATCCCAGTTGCCTTTGTCGGCACATTTTTCAAGCCAATTCTCAAGGTTGGTTATTGACTTTCTGACTCGTTCCGCAAATTCCGGGTCTGTCTTGACCAATGATGCCAAATGCGGGTCACGGGTCTGCGTCCATGTAAATTTTATAGGTTTCATTTCTGATATTCTTCTGGTAGGTTATTGTAATCACGCCGGTGCATTTCGGGATTGTAAGGCTTTGCTTCGCCTAAATAAAGCCCATCCTCCAGCGTTGTTATAGGTGGCGTTTTGGGGATGAACGCCCAATGTGTTATGGCGTTTGCGAGGTATTCAAATTCATCTTCTAATCCCCACGGCAATAAGCCCTCGTCTTCATTATCCTTGAAATACACAAGGATGTCGAACACTTGAACGTATCGCTTTTCCGGCGGTTCATTCTCGCCCTTATCCATAAGGTAGGTGACGAGATATTGCCCGGATTTGGGCGGTGCTTCTTCGTACACGTCGTGCCATTGATTATTGAATAGCCACGATGCGCCGGCGTTAAACGCGGATTTCAGTAGGTCGGTACGCTGTGCGATATAGTAGTCCTTTGCGGCATAATCCGCAGCAGCTTCCGCAGATGATTTACGCTTCGTCATTTCTCTTCGGTTTTGGGGCGATGAAACATGTTCCGCAGTTTGTCTTCAAGGTTAGGCCATACGCGCAGCATCTCGTTAAAGTATTCTTCCGATACGAATAGCGTTTTGCCATTGATGATTTTGTTGTAGTCTTCGCGCCAGCGGTCAGGCACTGAATAGACGTAATAGCCGTAGGTGTTATCAAAATCATCATCGTAAGTCTTGATGAAATTGGGGTGTCCCATTATCTTGTCTTCGCCATAGCCTGTGTTGCGGTTTGCGCCGCCTACGCGGGTAAGTACGACGATGGTATCTTCTTCCCCTACGAAGCAATCCCTGAATCTGGGATATTCATCCGGGTGCTTGCCGAGCATTGGCAAGATGAAAAACGTGGCGGGATTAACGCCATTTATAAGGTTGTATAAGCTCATGTTTACTTGATTATTTCGTTTACTTTCTTTGCGATAGCGTCGCAGATGCTTTGCTTGACTGCATCGCCATCCGGGGTGTCGATTTCTATGTCATAGACGTAGCCGGTTTCATTCCGCATTTCGTCAAACGATGGGTAGCATACCGGGTCAGTCCAATATTCAGTCCACTCGCGGTATTCCCACGATAGCTCAAACTTGTATGATATGCCGTATTCATCATTCGGCTCGTCCAGTTCTAAATAGTCATCGCTATCATAGCTTCCGCTTGTCCAGTATTCGCCGTATTCAGCCGAGGGGTCATCGCTTGGCTGAATATTGGCTATCCGCTTATTCATTTCATCGACCATCTTATCGACAATCAAGTCAATAAGGGTGTCGCTGATTTCCACGCGGTCAACGTCTTGCTGTATGTCGGTCTGCGGTTCAGTCATTTTGCTCTGTCTGTGTCTTTTTGTTGTGGCTTGCCTTATGCTCCTTGTATTCGCGCACACTTGGCACGTACATGAGGCAATAGGTTGTGCATGTCATTACGGCGAAGCAGATAGTTACGAACAGTGGCCCGCCGGTAAAGAGGCCGCGTAGTGCCATGTATAACGCCCATAAAGCGAGGGCGGCTGAGAATACGATTTGGCCTACATAGAAGATGTTAGCGATTATTTTCATTGTCTTATTGGTGTTATTGATTACGTTTGATGTTTGGGGCTGGGGATGCCGTGGCTGACAGCATCCCCGGTTTGATGTCTTATGCGTTAGCGATGCGCACGAGGTTTGCTTTCTTAAAGCATCTCCATTCTCCTTTTTCGGTGTCGAAGTACGTTTGCACTGTGTCGTTGGCACGTCTGCCAGTGCCTTGCGTTGCCGGCAGCAGATTCTCTTTTAATGTGCCGTAAGCCTCGCGCAGCGACCCATCGACCTTAACAAAGTAGAATTTCACGATGCGGCCATACATAGCGTTTTTCAGCTTGTAGTTGCGCCATGCGGTCTTCATAGCCTCTGCCATAGTGAAGCCGTTGCGACGAACAAACGACCACGCCAGAAGCATGATGTCTTTGAGGTTGTTTCTTGTAGTCTTCATATCTTTGCCTTTAGGGGTTGATTACGTTGAATTATTGTTTGTGATAATTTCACACCGCAAAATTACATTATAAAATAATGTCGTGCAATAGGCTAACAGTTAAAGTATGTTAAATCTTACTTTATGGGCTAATTTTCTTTGATAGTATTATTTTTTATCGTAATTTTGCGTACCCAAACAAATTATCTTTTATGAGAATTAAGGATATTCTAAAAAGTAGAGGACTAACCGCAAAGGACGTCGCAGCCACCGCCGGTGTGACGGAGGCGATGCTCTCTAACATAGCAAACGGCAAAGGAAACCCCAGCCTGCAATCATTGATGAAAATCGCTGATGCGCTTGATGTGTCTGTTGCGGAATTATTCACCGACGAAATCAATGCCAATAAAATGGTTGCTTTTTTGCACTATCGCGGAAGAAGCCACACCCCAACTACGATAGCAGAAATTATGGCAATTCTAAAAGACTGGCGTGAGGAAGAGTTTCACAAGTTGTGTCATACCCATGATTTTGAACACATGAGGGAGCTATACGCAGATGATGAGGTTATTCAAAAGCTGATGGATTCTCTGTGCGCACTTTTGCATGAATGTAAGGATTTAGACCATTAAAATCAATAAGTAATGAAAGCTCACAATGACCCAGTTTGCGTTGGTGACGAATACACATCTTTTTATGGATTATCATACGAGGTTGTGAAAATTATCGGCAACGGGGAATGTCTTGTGCGCTTTAAGGAAAGTGGAAACGTTCAAAAATATTCTTGCAAGGCAATCGGCAAAAATGCACACATAAAAGACTATGCAATAGAACAATTCTGCGGAGTTGGATATGCTATTGGAACCATCTCTCATCCAGTAAACAAAGATACCCCTGCGTTTAAGCAATGGCGCGGAATACTTGGAAGATGTTATAGCCCGGGCAGACCCCGATGTTATAATGATGCTACGGTATGTGCGGAATGGCACTGTTTTAACAATTTTGAAAGATGGTATAATGAGGAAAAGAGATTGTTAATGGATTCATTATTCATATCTCCTTTTGATGTTTGCGTGGATAAAGACTTATTCGGTAATAATCGCAAGATTTATTCGCCGGAAACATGTTGCATCTTGCCTCGCGCAATAAATTCTTGTCTTCATGGTCTTGGGTTTCAAAATGGGAAGGTGATAGGCATGTCTAAAAATAGACGAGATACACTGATTGCTCTTCTTGATGAATACGGCTCATTGTTAAAAGAAAGGACAATAAGCCGTTTGAATTGGATGCTATCACACAAGCAAGAAATATCGCCATTAAGTACACCTAAGAGTCAACTCCGGGCGGTTATTTTGTATAAAGGCACGAAATACAAAGCGAAGACAATAGATGAACTCAAATCAATAATAAAAATAATAGATACGGAACAATGAAAGCCTTTTCAATTCAACAGCCGTGGGGTACGCTGATATGCAGTGGACTCAAGGATGTGGAAAACCGCAAATGGGCGTTGAAGTCAACACCTATGCGCGTTCTTATTCATGTTGGCGCACGGAAGCACAACATCGACGAAAACACCATGCCGCTGGTATGGGCGAACCCAATAGAAAACGCGCAGAATATGGGAATAATCCCGGCAATCGCAGATATGCCAACGTCTGCCATCATAGGCGTGGCGACCATAGACCGGTGCGAAGAAGAGAATTTCTCAATCTGGGCGCAAGAGGGCCACGGCGCGGAATATAAATGGGTCATGCGCGATGTGAAGCTATTCAAAGAGCCTATTCTTAATGTCAAGGGCAAACTGGGCATCTTTGACTTGCCGGACATTACGGAAGACAATCTGCCTGAATGTGTGGACGTGCCGCCTATCACACGTGACGGAACACACATGACAATCCCCTTATGCAGCGATTTCATCAATCAGTTGCAGGATGGCGAAGCTGACTCGGTTTTCTTTAATCTGACCAATGATAACCTTGCGCTTTTCGGTACGAAGGCACTTAAACCAAAGAAGACGGAAACAGTAACGTTTGTGTGCGGCGATAAATCCCTTGAAGCCAATGTTGCCCAGTACACCATTGAGCCGGTATGTGAAGCCGACTCAGAAGACCCGATTACGTTCACGGATGCCTTTGACCGCGAATATAGCTGGTATCGCGTCTATATCAGAATTGAATAATAGGTTATGAAAGACAAGGAAATGCGTAAGGCTTATGATAAAGCCATCCGACAATGGGTAAAGGCCGACAGCGCGTTGCAGGTGTTTGCCTCGCATATTGTCTTTAGGGGTTTGGTGAGTTCTTGCCGACTATTGGCTATGTATCCGAGGGTTGTATCAGTATAGCGTATGATTGCTCGGAAATAGATGCCGAAGTAGCTATTGGAATCATGGAAGCAAAAGGATTTATCGCGCCTGACGATTTCATATCTTGTAGATAATAATCGCTACCAATAGCGATAAAGATTGCGCCATAGTGGTCTATTCCACCGTGGCGCATTTCTTTTGTAAACGGATAGGCCACCATCTCACGATGACAGCCATCCATCAATTTATGAAAAGAGTATGTCTATTCCGTCAGTACAAAAGCGTCGAAGCCGGCATCGCGCAGCTCCTTGAGCCTGTATTCTTGTAGTGGTCGTGGCTTTTGTCCGGGTCGTTTGACTTCAACGAATGAAGCCTTTCCATCCTTGAGTAACATCAAGTCCGGGAAGCCTCCTTTGTTGCATAGTCCAATCTTGACTACAAGATAGCCATCGTCTTCATAACGCTTTATAATTTTGCGCTGTATCGCGCTTTCCAGCGGGTCTGTTTTCTTCTTCTGAAACATGATGATTACATGCCAAAATCCAATGCCATCTGCTGAACAGGCGGCTGATTGAACAGTTCCGGATTTGTCGTATAGTAAGCCGCCCGGCATTTGGTTGTCTTGTCGATGCCCTTGTGGTGGATTTGGATTCTTCCGTCATCCTCCATGTGCGACACATAGCGGCAGATGTTAGCGCGTAGTATGCCGGTTTCAATCGACACGTCCAGCATCGTCTTTGGATGCTCGTAGAAGCATCGGAATACGCGCCCCATCTGTTCGCGGTATTCTTTGGTGTTAGAAAGAGAGGATTCCATGTTGTTTTGCTTTATAAAATGAATACGTGTAGTCTGACTTGCCATGAACGGCCTCAAGAATATCCTGCTCTATTCCGCAGTCCGAACATACGAAATAGACCTGTGCCGGGTCAATGCGCTCTTTGGATGAAAGTCGGTTCTTGCCCTGTTCATACGATAGATAGGAATATTCAAGATTGAAGAAGATAAGCGCATCGGCGGTGTCAAGGCGAACACCCTCTCTTGCGCTGCGGACTTGTCCCAGAAAGACCATGCCGAGGTCATCGCTCTGCTGAAATACTTCCGCAGTGTCAGTCCAATTAGGAAATGCTTTTTTCAGCAATTCTGCTTCGGTCTGATAGACATAGAAGATGGCAATTTTCTTACCGGCGAAGTAGTCGCGGATGTATTTCGCCTTTGAATAGTCAGTAATGATATGTGTTCCGCTTTCGTCGATAACGCTGCCGGATGAAAGCTGGTGTAGTTTTGTCATCAGCTTCACGGGGGTGTCGCCAAGAATATTGACATCATCCCAAACGAGAACGCGGTCGCGCTTGAGTCTATTGATTGCGCTTGCCGTCCATTCCGACATAGATACGACCAACGTATGCTCCACTATCTTCGCGTCAAACCCGGCTTCTTCCTGCGAATAGTCGATGAACAGTTTCTTTACAACCGCATCAATCTTATCCTTGCGGGCGTTGCTATAATCGTTGATAGTGTGACCGCCTACCATCTTCTGCGTTGTTTCCACATAGACCTTTGCCCACTTATAGAAATTCGTGAACAGTTTGAACGGCGAGAATGAGCTTACCCAGAACTGATGATATAACTGCGAGAATGATTCCGGCGATGGCGTACCCGACATGTAGATTATGGGCAGGCCCTTGCAGAGTGCCTTAACAGTCTTCGTGCGTTGGCTTGGCTTGGGAAATGCGCCGAGATTGTGGGCTTCATCAAGGATTACAAGGTCATATTTGTTCCCGGCATACTTGTGTGCGGATTCATAGTTGACCGCATCCATCGTGAACGTAGGGCGCATTAAATCGTAGTCTGCGCGGATGCTTGGCAATGCCTTGACCTTGGAAATTACAAGGACTGACTTTGCGCCATATTTCAACGCCGTAGCCAGTGCGGTCAGCGTCTTGCCGGTGCGACATTCCATTGCGAGGTAGCACATCTTGTACTGCTCAAGCAACTGCGCCGCCTTTGATGATATTTCGTCTTGGTATTCTCGTAGTTCCAACATATCTTTATCTTAATTTGGGGTTAGACCTTGTTCTATTCCATGCCGACTGATGCTGATGGCCGGGGATTGGTCTGCCTATGGTTTTTAATATGTGGTAGTTTTACTTGTTCTGTTTTCTGATTGCCTTTTTGAAAGTTTCGACTTGCTTCTGAAGGAATACAATCTCGTCTTCGTGGATTTCAAACCTTTGCTGAATGGCTTCTTGCAACTGCGCCAACGCATTTTGTAGCTCCTCTGTATGAAATTCCGACGGGATGTTGTGAATAGGAAGCCCCACATCCTCTTTCAGGACTTTCACAATCAGCTTCAAGGTTTCGCCATCCTCTCTGCCGTTGATTTCATCCATCAATGAAGCGTAGCGTCGTAGCGCAGCCTCAAATTCTTCTGTGGCTTGCAGAAGCCTAATCTGCTTCCATAGTTTCTCGTCTTGCGCCATCGCAGCCTGCAATCGCATGGATAGATTCGTCATGGTTCAGAGCTTGTCAAGTTTGACTTTAGTCTTTTCGATAGCCCTTTCCACGGCTTCCTTAAACTCGTTGCGCAGGATTTCTGGCATCATCAACCCATCGTTATCAGTGAGCCGTTTTACGTCTGGCGTAAGAAATGACCACCAATGCGATTTACTTTCTTCCGTGGCTTGCCGGATTTCTTCAAGACGCTCCAGTGTTTTAAGGAGCTTGCTTGCCTTTTCTGCTGTTTTCTTATCCATGATTTAGTCGTTTTTGATGACTGTTTCCAAGATTAGACCGCCATTGCCGATATGGTCACGATAGCCGTATGACAGCTTGCAATACTGCTCATAGGTAGGGCGTATCCACTTGATGACATTCTCGCCAGCGGATGCGGCTTTGAGGGTTCGGACGTGCAACATTCCCTTTCCGCATTTGGGGCAAGTGACGACAAACGGGGTTACGCCTTTGACTGCATAGGTCGTGATAAGATGATGGTCGCAGCCCTCACATTCGTACACGTCGTATTTTCCGCGACCGTCATACATGTCCGAATTTTCGATTTCATCGCGGAGCTTGTTGTATTCTTCTTCTGTCATCGTAGGGAATTGACTGTCATCCATGTTCAGCTCTTCTTCTGTGGGCGTGTAGATTTCCACCGCCTTGTCGATGGCATCCGATACGGCTTCTTCATAGGTATTGAAGATGGGTGTGGTTTCGCGTTCCGGTACGAAGTTGTATGGTGTACCGTCTTCATTCTCCAATCTGTTGATGTCAACAAGGTCGTATGACCACTGTTTGCGTTTCACGTTGTTTATCTGAACGTGGATGCCGGCGTAATCGCGCAGCCAGTCGATAGCCTCTGCAAGCGTGAAGCGAGGGCAGACAATTATTTCCACCTTATCGCCTTCAAAGAGCTTGTCTATTTCTTCTATGGTTGACGGTACGGCGTGTTTGTTACGTTCCTCGCAGTCAAAATATACTGCATCGGCATCTTCGCAATCCCATAAGCCGGTTTGAGCTATGGCGGTTGCTTGTTCGTAAGTGATGTATTGTTTCTCTTTCATATCGTTGGCTTATTATCGATTATTTGTTGGGAATATCCGGGATAGGCATCCAATGTGTTATTCGATACCCCAGATGCTTGTTAATGTCTTCCTCCAGCTTGAAGCCGTATTGCTCAAAATACATGAACTCGCGCACATGGTTGACAAATCGCCCATGACGTGCCGAGCGAAAATATTCGCGGATTAAAACCATTTCGCCGTCCTTTGGCAATTCCTTTTTAGGGTCGCGCCACGGCGAGTATGCGGCTTCCTTTTCTGCCTTGATGTTTTGCAGTTCTTTCAGCCATTCGGCGAGCTGGAGGTGTTCATTGGCACACTCGCAGTTTCCGAGCTGATTCGCCTTTTTAAGCGCGTGGTCTATTGCTTCTTGCAGTGTCATAGTTACTTCTTATAGGGCTTAATTATTTCGTTAAATTTCTTGTCGGTGACATAAAGCGATGATTTGCGGTCAACACGCCTTACAGCATCGAATATTGGTCTGATTTCTTCAATCTTTGTGGTCTTGGGGAAATGTAGTCTGCCAGCCATCTGCTGACGCTTCCACATCTTTGGCAATAGAGCGATATAATCTTGGTCGAAATATACCGGATTGCCGAATCCAAGACTATAAGACCAGTTGTCAACAATGATACTGCCGTCGTATTGGCCTTGAATATGGAATTTGGCATCGTAGGCTTCAAAAAGCTCCCGGAGGTCATCAAGAAAGCAATCCATATCCTTGCGGTCGTTATGCTGCTTCTCTTTCCAATCAAGACCTAATAGTTTGGCTACATGGTCGGCTGTTTTCTGCGACATCTTGCCGAGAGCTACATCCGTGCTTAATGCCGCCCGGATTTCATTGATGGTTATTTTGGCTTCCGTCTTCATGGCATATCAGTTTAAGGCTGTCCGATAGACACTCTTGACGGCATCTTCCTTTGTCTTATGAAACAAAGGTGTTTTTATGCCGTGCGAATAATCCCACTGGGCATAGTACCATGACCTCTGCCACCACTTCCGATAGACTACAACCCACCGGGTCACGATTTCGCCAAGACCGGAGAATTGCTCCGTCTGCACGGCGTATCTTGTTCTGAAAGGATTTTTATTTTTCATGTTTTATATTTATTTCCATTGGAGGCAAGGGCGGTAAATCCACAATTTGCCCCAGCGGTGTCATAGTTGTCGATTTCATTATCGCCTGCGCCAATTCCATCTTGAGGATGTTGTGGGCTGACTTGTCGGCGGTAGTTTCTATGAAGCGCACGGCCATACTTGATAAAATCCATATCGTATCGCCCAGCGTGGCGTTGTTTTCCGTAAGGGCATTATTGATAGCCTTTACTACATTTGCGGCCTGCTCGTCTGTCATGGCTGCTGAATTTTATCGGTCAGCGATTTCTTCAATAAGACGTAATCGCCTTTTCCACTAAATTCCTGCTCTTGGTATCCGCGTCGGTAGTACCATTGCAAGACTTCACGCGGCGTATCTTTCTCAAGCCATTCAAGATATACGGTATCGTGGCCGTTTTCTGCGGCTATCTGTTCCGCACGGTCAAGCATCCTTTCGGCATGACCCTTGCGCCTACAATCTGGGTTAGTCCATAACGCCCAGATAAAGGCCGTGCCGCCAAAATCTTGCGTGGTGTCGAATAGTTCCAAGTGAACGGATGCGCACTCGTCGATGATGATGTAGCGCGTCTTGTCATGCCATTGTTGGGTCTGAATCAGCATATCAATAGTTCATCGCTATGTGTTCGACATCGATGTTGCACTGACGCAGTAGTTCCAATCCTTGATGCAAGCGGTAGCTTCTTGCATAGACCACACGCTTGATGCCGCATTGGATTATCAGCTTTGCACATTCCATGCAGGGCTCATCCGTGACATAGAGGGTTGCGCCGGCAACAGGTACGCCATTCTTTGCGCATTTGGCAAGGGCGTTGCTTTCCGCGTGTAAGACGTAGGGATGCGTCATAAACCGCAATCCGGCAAGCTCTTGGTCATGCAGTTCATCAATCGTTGTGACTTTGATAGATGTGTCGGTTATATCGTCATAGGCATATTCGCAGACATTAGGCATCCCGGACGGAGTTCCGTTGAAACCGTCAGAAATAATCTGGTCGTTCTTGACTATCAGACATCCTACATTCAGACGTATGGCATAGGAATTGGTCGCCCATTGCTGTGCCATCTTCAAATATGCTTTGTCTTTTTCTTCTTGGGTCATGTTGTTTCTATTTTATCTTTCAGTAGATTTAGCGCGAAGCCGATACCGTACATCAATGCGATTTCGTATGTTGGGAATACTATACCCTCTTTGACATCCCAAAGGTCAAAAAGGTGGACTACCGACGG